TGGTTTCCTATTTACCCCCAAGTACTTTAGGGAGTTCAAAATTAGCACCACTTGTGTCCATTTACAAACCATCTACAGTAAGTACTGATAACGGTAAATGGGAATTCAACGGAACCACAGTAATTTTTAAATAATAAAACATCTTATAATAGTGAACCCCGATTTATTCGGGGTTTTTTATTTTCCAAAATATTTATGTATATTATATAACATTATGAAAAACTTAAATGAAAACATTCAACGCATAAAACAAATGATGAATACCATCAACGAGAGTTCATTTGATAACCCTGTTGAACCTGAAATCTCCATGGAGGTTAGACAAGGTGTTACCAATCTTCTTAATGGGTTTATTCAAAATCCTGAGTTTGTTGATGACCATGTTAGAACCTATGATGGGTTCTTTGTTATCTCCAACGAAGAGGGTGATGAGGGTTTGATGTATGAATTCGATATTGATTATACACAAAGGTCGAGTTTTACCCCCGGCGTTATGTATCTTCCCAACGGTGACCCCGGTTATCCTGATGAAGGGGAAAACGCCGAATATGATTTTGACATCACCAAATTGATTTATTTTAAAACCGATGAGGAAGGTAATGATGTGAGTCTATATGAAGGTAATGACTTCACCGGGTTTTTGGGTATTAAATTAAGCAACGGAATGACGGGAGAGGAATTCATGTTTGATAAGTTTGATGAACAGATACAAGAAAACGAAGCTCAGATAGAGGACGATGGTCCCGAACCTGATGACTATTAATAATTAACCCCTCTTAATCGAGGGGTTTTTTATTTGTTCTTGGTGAAGTTCTCGAAAAATACCGAAACCCACACCGCAACAATCACGCCAATAATAACATAGGGTAAAATCATAACTTTTATTTTTTATTAATATACAGAAATTTTTTAATTATCCATAACAATCTGATTATTTATTGATATGGGGTTTAATAAATGTTTCGTTCCGTCCATGGAGTATATTCAGAAGATTCTATTGGAACACAATGTCGAATATGTTGTGAAACTATTCGGTAAGTGTGATTGTATGATTGGTAATTCTGACGCGATTGAACTCATTGGGGATTTGATGACGGAGTATTATAAACCACAGAAAAACGATTCTCGGGCGCCGGAACCGGGAAATTCCGAAACTCGTGTGCCGGGACTGTAACATTGTTAAAAAAATTATTTTAATGACCCCCTTTAAAAACGTTTTTTTTTATTTCACGTGGTATTTATAGAAAAAGAAAAAAAAGATTATTATGGGAAAAACAATTAGATTAACCGAAAGTGAGTTCATTTCACTTGTTAAAAAAGTTTTAAATGAATCAGGTAAAATGACGATTTCTGAAGCTGATGGTGGATGGAACGCACAACTTGGTAAACAAATGGGTGACCCTTCATGGTTAGCATATCCTGCGGGACAATTACCAACTACTGTAGTTAGTAAATTCAATACCCCAAATTACTCTCAACAATATACGTATATGGCTGGTGACACTGGACACGATACATCAATCATCATACCCGCACAAACAAAATGGGTAAGAACCGGAAGTGGTTATTTCTTAATTGCAAGTGGAATGAAAGTTGTTGGAGGTGATTTTGATAAAGTTAGAGGTTATAAAGACACTAATTATTTAAATCAAGTTCTTAAAAATTATAAAGCTATGGGTATTCAATTAGCACAAACCCCAATTGCAGCAACAAAAGACGTTGGTGGTATTTTATATCCTCAGGGTGATTCACCTATTGGTCTTTTGGCTAACGCAGCTCAGTTGTACGCTAAAATAAAGACGTTATAATTAAAAAAATAATAGATAAAAGAAAAGGGAGGTTTAACCTCCCTTTTTTTATTTTACATAGATGATGAAATCATATGTCCTATCATCGATATTTTGTCTGAAGTAGACCCCGAACTCCGTCGCATTAGGACTGATGAGTTCTTTGAACAAATCGGTACCAATAGACATCACGTCAATTAGATAATCACAAAACTTTTCTTCTTTATTATCGAAATTAGATACGTAACCATATTCCGTGAACAAACCGTAAGTAGACCATGTGTGACCATCTAATGGTGTTCCGTAAACAATGGAACTCTCAAGACTACTTGAAATTGTGGTATTCAACACCAATGGACTTGAACCATACTCACTTCGGAACTTATTCAATGAATTAATGAAATTCTCACGAATGTAACTTTCATCAAGTTCCACTTGAATAGTTAACGAATCGTTATTCAAAGGGATAATGTCATAAGTTAACGTATCCATCCTTACGAATGTAATGATATCTGAATTATATGGGTAATCAGTACCAGGTACATTCAAAGTTTGACCAAAAGAGTTTAGAGTCATTACTAAACTAACACATAAAACAACTAAATTTTTCATAACACACATTTTTAATATTTGAACAAAGTTATACATATTTTCGAATATTCCAAATTTTTTTGAAATATTTTTAAAAAAAAATTACTTCACCTATTCTTTGAATTTGTGGATATTTATATAATAAAGTAAGAATTAATGAAAAAAGTAATCAGATTAACAGAATCAGATTTAGTTGATATTGTAAAAAATATTATAGTAGAACAGAATTATTCAGAAATAAAAGCAACCACCGACCCAATAAGAGTTTCAGGTCTTAAGGCATTAACGGACCCTAAATTACCAGCAGATGAAACAAACTTTAGAGGAAGATGGGTTTTAGAACAACCTAACATTTATAAAACTTTTAGTTCAACTAAAAATTTGAGTTTATTTAGAAACTTAACACCAAAATCACCAGCTAATGCTGAAGATTTTATTGAAATGACGGTACAGCGTTTTTTACCAAATGAATTAAATCCCGATAGAACTGTTAAAGTAAAAGGTGGTCCCGACCTAACCACAAAACCTGTGGTTGAATCTTTAACCAATAGTGGTGTAAAAACATTTAATGTAAAATATCCTGACCCTGATGGTAAACATGTTTGGAGTCTTATTAGAATCGTTGCATCAGGTAATGGGTTATTGGCGTTATCAAGAGCTTTATTGGAATCCACAACTTTACCTAATAAAATCACAATAGGTATGGCCCAAGCCACAAGAGAAAGTGGTGGATATTCATATAACGCAACAAAAGTAGCTAACACCAACCCTGTATTGAATTTAATATCTAATATGGCGGCAGCATCAATTATAACTAAAAACGGTTTACTTGACCCGGGAATTAAAAGATACGTCAGTGGCGATATGGTAACTGTTGGTAGGTACTTTGGTAAAACAAATGAAGAAATTGCAAATTTAATGGCACAATCTCTATATCATTTAGATGAAAATTTTATTCCAAATGGCCAGCAGGAAACATTTAGAAAAAAAATGAATGCATCGGGAAAACCATTACTATCAAATTATAATTCAGCACCATTTTTAGCCATTTTGAATCAAATGGGAATGATGCAAAATATAAACGGTTTATTTGATGGTAATTCTCCCGAACAAAAATGGTCACTTATTGAAAAAGAAGTTAATACTCTTTATTCAAAATTTAATGAACAAATTAAAAATGCTGCAATTGAACAATACAAAAACAGATTAATATCGTTTTTCACGTTTGTTTATAAAGATGGTGCTCAGGCCACACAACTTGTTAATTCTACCGCATTTAGGTCTGCATCTATAACTATTGAAGATGCATTTAGAAACGCGGTTGTGGGTGTGAAATACACAGGTGCGGCGGCACCACCAAAAGCCGGTGAAACAAAAACTTCAAATACTTACCAAGTCGGTAAATCAACACCTAATGAGAAATAAAAAAGGGAGGTTAAACCTCCCTTTTCTTTTATAGTTTACCACTCCAAGTGATTAGGTAATCATCTTCAGGTACGTGTACCACAATAGAATCGTTACCAATAAATTTAATCAAACCATTTCTCTTGATGCCAAGGATTTGAATGGTTACTGTGTTCTCACTCTCATTAACAACGTATTGTAAAACTTTGTAACTTTGACAATCACCCTTTAAATTGTAAATGTATACAGAATCGGGTTTGGTGTCGTCGTAGTTTTTCTTTTTCACAAAAATACGTTGACCACATAATGAAGTATCGTCAATTTTTTCTTCATACGATTCTTCATCTCCGTAAGTAATCTTTTTGATGTTATCAATGTCGATACTCTTAATAGGGTAAATCGCACCAACTGATTCAATTGATGATTGTTTCTCTTGTGCTGACAGTGCTACTGAAGACAAGAATAAGACGAGGATTAATGATAATTTTTTCATGACTTTTACTGTTTTGTTGATACGAAGGTACTACCACATTTAGAATATTCCAAATTTTTTTTGAAATATTTTTAAAAAAATCACAACTTGTTGAGAATCAATGGAAAAAATTTTACCAAAAGAGTTGTATACATATCATTATTACTGCCAATGATAGGGTAATAATTGTTTTTACCGTCATTTCTTCAGAGAATAACCACATAGACATAAACGTAAATACAATCATACCTGAAGCAAATCCAATCAATCGGGCTGGCCATAATTGAAACCCAAAGTAAGTTACAATAAGACGAACCGATTCCAATGTCAAGAACATTGCTGGCAGACCAAAAATGAAAACACTCAATATTTTATTCTCACTCATCCATTTATACTTTAAAGGTCCTTGATATTGTATAAATGTTAAGATATGGGCACAAATGGCATAGAAAAGCCCTAGTAATAGTTTCATATTCAAAAAATACGAATAATATCTCTTATAACCAAAATTTAAAAATATTTTAAAAAAAGTTTGGATATTCTAATTTTTTGTTTTAAGTTTGTGGTATGAAAAAATTGATTTTGATATTGTTATTGATACAGTCACAAATTGTTGTTTCCCAAACAACGACTGTTTCACAAGATTCGGTTAACATTTATTTTCAAAATATTGTTAATCAATACAGGATTAATAATAACCGAAATGGTTTGTCCATCGACACCACTTTAAGTCCCTTCACTAAAAATTGGTCAGACTATACATTGGAACGAAATTATTGTGGCCATGGAGATGGTGAAGAATCATTTCAAAATCGAGTAATCCGTTTTGAACCAACAAGATTATTATATTGTACGGAAAATGTTGTAGGTCCATGGGACTTTAATAAAGATTTACCATACGACATTGAAGACCCGAATTATGGTTATTATACGAAAATTGGATTGGATGGTACTGATTACCAATATAAATTAACTAGTGTTGAAATAAGTACTTTGGTGGATTCAGAACATAAAATAAGTGAGGGTGTGGATGTAAATAAAAATATGGCAATCTTTATTTTTTATTCATGGAAAAATTCCCCATCACATAATGATGCATTATTGGATTCCATCACAACTAAATTCTACGTTTCAATTACCATGGTGGGTACCAGAATGACAGCGTCTTATTTAGCAACAAGTTCCCCAAAACCAATTGCGAAAAAGAAACATAGTTGGTTAAGTGGTATATTACACTGAATCTATAATCGGTAATCAACATATTTATAGTTAAAAAGACCATGACAAAAATTATAGTGACCGAAAATCAATTGAAACAACTCACAAAAAACCTAAAAGAAGACACATCTGGTGGGAAGTATAGAATGGAGTGTAAAGTAGATTTAAACTACTATGGTGCAAAATTCAAAGGGTTTGACGTTGATGATATATCAACATCAAATATGTTTCTGACTTTTGATATTGATATGGAAGCCAGAAGTTATGGTATCAAAGATATTTCAGTCTATAATGTTCAGGGGCCATCTGAAATTGAATTAGAGGTACTTTATTTCCCCAACGAAAACGAAGACTCTGTTGATGAGGTAATCACCTTACCACTGAATTGGGATAACATTGAAATGGAAAAAGATGATGAATTAAGTCACATCGGTATTGGTGAAATGATACAGATTGATTTAATCAACAACGAAAATGGTGAATTAGTGGTTGATGGTATTATTGTTAACCATAAATCAATTTAATATTTACATTTTTTTATAGTATTCATATACTTATAATAGACCTTGTGGTTGAAGTCGAAGTGTCCTTGAGACATTTGAGTTGGAATTAATACCAACGAATTCGGGTTCAAATACAAAAAAATATAAGGAAATGAATTACATAACTACAAAAGGGTGGGTTGCACCCCAGTCTTTCATTACAAGAAGTAAGCAAAGACTAAAGCAACACGTTGATACCGTTTATCTAAATAACGGTGATGAGTTCGAGATTGAACTCTATAATCCCACACAAAATAAAGTTTTAGCGAAGATTGAACTGAATGGTAAATCCATCGGTAATGGTATCGTACTTCGTCCTGGTGAGAGAGTTTTCCTCGAAAGGTACTTGGATGAGGCAAAGAAGTTTTTGTTTGAAACTTACGTTGTAAATGGGAATAATAAAGAAGTACAGGAATCTATTGCGAAGAATGGTGATGTTGTTGTCAAGTTTTATGATGAGATGACCATATATCCTTACTATTCTCAGGTTTGGGTTAATGGGTTTGCTAATAACTCTGTGGGGGCTCTTAATTATCCTGAAGGTGTTAGGACGTTCACAACTCAAAACATGAATACGTTTGGTTCTTTATCTTCTAATTACTCATACGTAAATGATACGGTATCGAGTAATGTAAACAGCGTGAAATCTAAAACAAGTGAAATTAGACACGTAGAAACAGGTAGAGTCGAAAAGGGTTCAGAATCAGACCAATCGTTTGTTTTTGATAACAGTACTTTCAATTCCTACCCATGTAAAACTAATTCGTGGAAAATTAAACCTGTGAGTACTAAAGTTCTTGTTAAAGAGGATTTAATCGTTTATTGCACAGAGTGTGGTGCAAAACGTAAAAAAGATAACCATAAGTTCTGTCCACACTGCGGAACAAAATTTTAAAATAAACTAATCACAAGGTCATTAAGGGGTTACAATTTGTAACCCTTTTTTTATTTAAAATTTACTGGTATTGATTTAATATCAGAAATGGTGATGTTTTTTAACGCCAAGGTTCCATGTGCAATTGGTCTAAACATACCTTGCATGTGTAGGTATTTGAAATAATAAAAAAGATAACCTGAATCCATTTTGTCTTGGTACTCATCTTTTATTTTAACACCAATATTTTCTTCGTAAAATTCTTTTAATGGGGTTCCCACGGTTTCTTCGGAACCTTTTCTTTGTAACCAAAAATCCGCATCGGGAAAATTGGTTTTAAAAATGCAAATATCTCCTATTCTCATATCTCAGAAAGTCTATCGTTTAAATAACTATTAAAATCACCACTGTCGATGTCAGGTGTCCATCTATCGTCAATATAGAATCTCGGTTTGTCATAATATTCACCCAATAATTCATGGAATACACATTGTGCGTCGTCGTCACATTTTTCAAAAAACTCATCCATCTCATCCTCACCATATCCCATACTATTGATGATGTTTTTTAAATTAATTCTAATTGTTGCTCCTCTGTCATTTAGAGACTGTACATCACCATAATCACCTAAAGCATTTTTTAGTTGCTTCATCGCATAATCATAGTACGAAGAATTTGCAGAATCTGAGTATGCGGAACCTAAAGCTCCTCTAACTTCGTACTCGTCATCGTACTCATCGATTAATTCCTCAATTGACATATTTGGGTCAAACTCTTCACCCGCTCTGTCCCTTAAATAATCTGTGATTATTCCTTTATTCTCATCGTCAGCATAATATTCCAATGCTGATTTCCAATCATCATAATAACCGTCTGTTAGGTCCCAAATATCTCCCGATAATAAAGTTTCAATAAATCCGATATTTCTTGCACGACCTTGACCATAGTTGTCTTTAATTGTTCTAACCGTCCAGTCTCCTTCAACATAATAATTCACGGAATCAGGGTCAATCTCCCAATCAAAAACCATATCAGGTTCTTGGAAGTCTTGTATTAAACCAAGTTTCTGTATTGCTCTTTTTAATTTACGAGTATTGAATATTTCGGGTTTAGATTGGTAAATTTGTTTTATTTGGTCTTCGGGTAAGTCCGCAATACTAAAGTCGTCAGCACTACTATACTCACTACCAAATCCTTTTATAATATCGGTATTTAAAATTAAATCAGTTATGTAAGGATGATATTCAGATTTTGGTTTACTATTCTTAGGTCCCTTTAATTGGTACATAAAACCATCCTCATCCCCGATTGCTGCGGTTAAATGACTTTTATTGATGGTATAATTATCTTTTAATTTTTTAGTTTCTCTGAGGGAATAGATTGTGTTACTTGAACTGGTTCTACCACAGTGACCCATTCTATTACATTCTTCTCGAGAATCGTTGGTATTTAAATTGGCCCAATAAAAACCAATACCATTCTTATCTCTAAAATCCCTTATAATTTCATTTTTCTCAACATAATTAATGTCACCTTCTCCAGATGTTAATTCATTATGCCATTTTCTTGATTCTGAATAAAGATTATTGAAATCTAAATTTTTATATTGAGAAATATTACCATTTAAACCAATACGAACCCAGTCCATGATTGAAACAATATTACTTCTCATTCCTCTCACACCACTCGATTTATTAATCGCATCCACCCCCATTTTTCTTCGATACTCGGGATTCTTTTTAAATTCTTCCCTCATTCTCCTCTCTTCATCTTCAGGTACTGCAGATGAAAGATATTCTAACTGTTTTTGACCAAATACATCAATAAGTTTGTTACCAATAATAATTGATAATGGACCGGTTAATTCTTCTAACAATTCCGCGTTCTCTTGACTAAGACCTAACTTATTTATAAGGGTGTCTTTCCTGTTTGCTTCAAGAATTAAATCTTCAATTATTGTTATTGTTTTCATATGAATCTCTTGAAAGACATTATATTTTCAAATAGTTTATAGTTGGTTGCATATGATGCTAAGTTTTCAACTTTTACAGGTCCTGTTTCACTCGTCCCTTTCTTTTTATCTTTGAACACAATGACAATACTTCCACTATCACAATCAATTTTCATTGATGGTAAATAAATCATGAATTCTTCATTCTCAACTCTATCAGAACCTTTAAATACCTTTTGAACCACATCATTTAATATGTTACGGTATTCACCACATTTCTTCATACCCTCAAAATCATCAAATAAATTTTCAAAATATTCTGTGATTGGTTTTTCCAAATCTTCGTATGTAACATCATCTATTTGATGGTCCCATATACCTTCGTAATCATTGTCAATATCGTAGTAGCTCACATAATCATCCAAAACGTCAACCATATAATCTTCTTTTCCATCAATAGTTTTGTAATCTTTTTTTGCTAGGAAAAGTAAAAAATATGGGATTTTAACTTTAATCTCCTCTCTTCTACCGTATGTATCAAAATCAATATATTTCTCAATAGCGTCGGCTTCAGCTTGTGCGGCGTTTTCAAAATGTTGAGCATTTTTGCTCACATATGTATCGGAATACCAATCCCAAATATTATCATTTTGAGTAAAATTATCAAAATGGTCTGATTTAAATTCTTCATAATCACGATACCCATATGATGACCTTAATTCATCGGCATTTCTCTTATAATATTCTTCTAAATAATGTGATAAAGTATCTCTAATATAATCAGTGTCTTCATTATTCATTCTATCCCACAGAACCTCTCTACCATCATTAGCTTCGTGTTGGTAATAACTCAGGGTATCGTGAGTGGTTCTTAAACTTCCTCCGAATGAACTTTTAAGTGAGATAATCAAATACTCTCTTTCAAATTCCAACGACTCAACATCGTCATCTGTAATGAGTTGCTCAAGTGAATCCAAATTTTTACTAACTAATGCTGCAATCAATGGGTTGGTTTTCGCGGAACTTGAAACTAATTTATTTACCAATATTGACGCATCTTCATCATCAAGTGCATTTAAACGAGTAATTTGTGATAACAACACATCGTTATCTAAATCATTGTTGATGAGTGATGGGAAGAAAAAGTTTTTTACTTCTTCATTATTATTTAAAAATTCCTGTACATTAATTCTAGCATCTTCTTTGTCCATGTATTGTTTGGACTCAAAATGGAATTGATATTTGTCATTAATATCGGAATTGTTTATTAAAATAAAAAGTTGACCCTGTGAATTATATCTTGAGAATAAACTACCTCTGTCTTTATGTTTTGGGTTTAAAGATTGTGGACCCCAAGTTGTACACCATTCAGTGTTCACACCTAAATAACAAGACGCCTTTTCTGTAAGTGGAACAAAAATAGACCATTTGTCCCCCTGAAAGACCTTCCTATATTCTTTCTCATCTAATGCGGATATAATCGAACTGAGGTCTCTTGTATCCTTAGCATAATAACCTTTTACAACATCATACAAATCATTTAATGATTTGATTTTATTTGAATCAAGAGCAATACTATGTTTATAAACATATTCTAAGTATTCTTTTGCTCTTGGTAAATCTTCAATCTTTAGTGTTTTTTTTCTGAAAAGATTAATCAATAATTTAGCATACTTACCAATACGTTGGATTCCTCTATCATTTGATTTGGTTTGTGGGTCACTTATAATAATTTCATTAAAAGTGTCTCGAGGAATGTCCGAATAATATGAGTTATATATTTCATCGGGAGTTGCCTCTAAAATTATTGATTCTATTAGTGATAAAATTTTCATTAATTAATGTAACAATTTAATTCGTATTTCTCACCCATACCATAAACTTGGATGTGTAATTTTTTCTTTTGCTCTTTTCCGTCTTTTGTTAATGAAATTGAAAATCTATTTGTTTTTCCTTCTGACGGTTTTTTAGGACCCAAACCGATTTCTCTTGCGGTTTCTTCTTTATCGTATTCGAAACCTCTTTCGTTGGCGTAATCTAACGCAGCATTTATTGCTGATGTGTAACTTTTATGGTAAACATCATATTTGGATTCAAGTATTGTTTTTCTTCTCACACCTTCTTTTAGTACTGGTGGTACCATTGGTTTTACATATGTGTTATCCACCGCAGTGAGATTCTGTTTAAAATCAAACTGATATGGTGATTGTGGTTGATTAGTTGGTTGTTGTTGGGTATTTTGTGTTTGAGTGCTACCAACCTGACTACCAAATTTTTTATTTAAATTATCAACAGATGATTTAAATTTTGGATTTGAAGATAAATCAAATTCGGTGTTTTTTGAAATATTTTTAGCATACCACTTACCATCTTTATATCCGTAACTATACGCATTATCACCGGGGTATGTGAATTTATAGTCCACCCCGAATTTAACACTTGTATTAGTTGGTTGTGTCGGTGTTTGTGGTGCTGGACTATTTTGAACCACACTCCAAGGAGTGTTATTTGGTTGTGCGGTTATTTTACCTTGTGATGATAAAGTATTGGCGTATTCAACAGATACCGGTCCAAACCCTGCACTCATTGCGGCGGTTTGATTAGGTGTCATATTTTCTGAAAGTACTTTCCTAAATGCGTTTTTTAATTTTCTATCCATAACTGAATGATTGTAAGTTCCAACAATATAATATAAATACCTTAAAGAATATCTTTTTTTGGGGATATTTATATTAAAATAATAAAACCTAATTAAACAAAAAATGAGTTACAAGAGAGAGCAAATTGAAGAAACAGTCAAGTCAAAAGGTTATGTGTGGTTTGAAGGTTTGAAGGATTTCGATGTGAATATCGTCGGGGTTAGAAACTCAAGTACGGGTGATAAAGTGACAAACGTATTTGATGATTTTTTAACCGTTTCATATAAAGAAGGTGGTGAATGGAAATTTCATATTTGGCCAGCAACAACAGACCCTGGTAAAAAAGGTGTCATGGAGTATCATAATGCTGCGGGGGTGGCAAGATTGGTACCGGGTCAATACAGAGGTTCTCACACAATTGGATTACACCAAGGAAAATACGAAGCATTAAAACAACAAAAACCTGTTAAGGTATACCGTGATAAAGATAAGGATATGCAGTACGATGAAAACATAATTCAAGAAGGTGTATTCGGAATCAATATTCACAAAGCAGGTGCCGATTCAACATATGTTGAAAACTGGTCAGAGGGTTGTCAAGTATTTAAAAAGTCCGTTGATTTTGATAGTTTTATGAAAATCATGAACAAAGCAGCAACAATACATGGTAAGTCTTTTACATATACCCTTATTGAGTCGAAAGACATTAAATAATTTATGGAAAAATTAATAAAGAAAATATTAAAGGAGTATGTTGATTCTGAGCTAAATGAGCTCATGGCCAGTTATCACTACAATAAGAATTTCTATATAAGATTCACAAATAACGAAGAATTTATTGTTAAAAAATTTACCAAAGTAAACAATAAATTAGATGTTCGTGAAGTTGGAACGTACATGCTTTCAAATAGTGAAAGGGAACAAATCGGCAACACCATCAAAAAAATTATGTCCTATGATTTACCTGAGGACGAAGATTTTGGTATAGAGGTACATAGATTTAATATTGATGTTGAACGTATAAATTTTTATTCTAAGGATGATAAATATGAAACACTTAGAAGTGTTTTAAAAGATGAAGCTTTTACTAAGTTATATTTGATGGATAAAGAAACTCAGTCAGTTGGTGATATATTATTTTTTATTGTTAAACAGAATAAAATAATTACAACTTTTTTTGAGAGGTCATTTAATTACCCAATGGTAAAAGAAAAACGTAATTTGGACCATTTAATTACAGCGGACGAAGTAGAAAAATATAAAATAAATTAAGGGGTAAATAAAAAGGGGTGAGTAGCGAATTCACCCCTTAACTCCGTGAACTAGTCCCGGTCCTAAAGTGGGGTTTTCAAACCCCAACTATCTTTATTTGTCTTTAATTAACAGTTCACCAAGAACTTCTATTTTACCGACCAATTCCTGAAATTGAATTTGTTTGATGTCCATACCATCTTTGGTTGAATTGTATAGTTGTTCTAGTAATTTTTTATACTCTTTTTCCATTGCATCTTTGGTTAACTTTCCTTCAGATGCTTTTTTATAGTATGGTAATTTAACAACGAAGTGGTGATAAGTTAATAAAGATAACCCACCTTTTTCTTTTGCATTTTCACTAATTTTTTTTGCACCACCCATTCTGGTTTCGGCGAAATTTTCAAAATCGTTTGAAACCGATTTGATTGCTTTTTTTAATTGTTCCTCTGTTAGTATTATTTTCATAATTAATTACATAAAATTACCATCAATACCGAATCGTCTAACCAACTTTCTTCTTCTTTTACAAAAAGATTGTCCACTTCTTGTGTGCCCTCTTTTTGAACCTTTAATTAATCCTGCGATTTTAACAACAATGATTAATGCGATAATACCGACAACAACTGCAACCGCCACACCTGGTACTGAAACGCCCGCAATAATTACCGGTGCTAATTGTTCTTGTGTGGGTTGTGGGGATTTAGCTTTTTTCTGAATAGACAATACTTGTTTTAATGTGTTTATTAATCCTACTTTATCCATACCATCTAATTTTTGTTTGATGGTATCGACTATACTTGAAACTTGTGGTGGTATTTCAAATTGCTGACATTCAGGTTGTATTTCAGATTTTTCTTCAGGGGTCAACACAATCCCTGCAGACATTAATAACGAATCTAACTCTTGTTCTTCTGATGATATATCTTCTTTTACGTCTCGTACTTCTTTATCGTATTCTTTAAATCTGTCGGGATTTGACATCATTGCAGATTTCGGGAATATTCTTTTTTTACGAGTGTTCGCAAGAGTTCTTGACCTCTCATCGATTTCACTATCTATAATCTTCTTTAATTGAGATTCTGTTATTATGTATTTCATACTCTATAAATACTTTGAGATTTAAGTTATGGGCATAAAAAAACCCCAATAAGGGGTCTTTTTATTTATAGTGTTTTAATTATTTAATTTTTGAACTTAAACTTTCAATAATTGGGTTTCCCATATATTTGTTGAAAGTTGATTTCAATTCTTTTTGACCCTCATTTAATGAGTAATCATCTTCCATAGTAATTCCTGTTTCCATATCGATTTCTGCGTCCATAGGAACATCTTCTTCAATATCTAAATTTATTTCTTGGGGTGGGTTTGGTAGTTGATTTTCATCACCTTCTTTACCCATAGTGTAGTCCACGAATTTACCATCAACAACATCAACATTCAATTCTTGAGGTGGGTTTGGTAAGTTATTCTCATCATCTTTACCTATATTGTAGTCTACAGGTTCAAGGTCTTCAAGACTTTCTTGTAATTTTTGTTTTGTACTATATTGAAGTAATCTTTTTAATTGAGATTCTCTTAATACTATTTTCTTTCCCATTTTTAATATTGTTTTATAAATAAATATCTGATTATTTTAATTAATACCTACCAGTCAAATAAACATGAAGAACCTCCGGTATTTTTGTACAGGTTTGTTTATTACCTTCTTGGTCATAACAATCGATATAAGGTAATTTTTCAATAACATCCCTAATTTGTTTAGGTGCCACGAAAAATCCTTGCTTGTTCTTAACCAATAATCTTTGAACTAAACTTTCTCTATGGTAAAGTTTATCTTTTTCATAGTATTCTTTTAATACTTTTTTGTATTGACTTTCTGTAATAAGTATGTTCATATGATGTAAGGTTTTATTTTATCTATAAATCTTATAATCGAGTAATAACAAAATATTGAGAAGAATATTACAGAATAAAAAATGTAATTAATTGTTTTCATTTTTTTCTCTGACACTTTTTAAGTAGTCCCTCATTTCATCATTTTCTGAACTGAAGACTTTCAGTACTTTAATATTTTTAGTCGATATTAATTTATTACCACTCGCACCCTTTTTGATGTATATTTTATCTTCCTTAGTATGCCATAATGGGACTGCTTGGAAATAATATTTTTCATCCATATATGATAATGGTTTAAGAATTTCAATTACCGCATACTCTGTTTTAGAATCGGTTTCATTAATCAATCCTTGAGTAATTTTTTTTAATTGGGATTCCGTGATAATAATCTTCATATGGATAAATATTCATTTAAGATGTTTTTTCAGTTACTTGTTGTAAAAAATAACGAACACCATCGTGCATGATGTATTGAACGGGGAATACAGTAACCGTGTTATAATTGGGTGTCCAAACCTCAGTTACACCAATTTTATTTTGTGGTTTCATTACCACTTTTTTGTTTGAAAATTTAATAATTCTTAATTCTGACATATTTTGGTTCACCATATATTCGGTGATGATAAAATATACGCCATAAAAACAAATATGGGTACCTTAAATTTCTTCAGGTTGCTCGTCAGCCATTTGGTCCTGAGCTAAAGCGTTTTTCATTGACTTTGTTAATGAATTATATACCTCCTCACCAAAACGATTCATAATTTCATTTTCATCTCTCAAATCAACAAAATTACCTCTTACCATGAATCCTAAAACATTTTCAAGACTTATACTTCTCCAAGCAACTTTAGATGCCTCAGCTTTCGCTTGGTCATCTTCGATACCCATGTTTCTAAGTTCTTTGAGTTTTTTGTTGTATGCATTAATATCAACAACTTTTTTAATGTTGTTATTCATTTCAACATTCATTTGTTTTTCAGATTTCTCCCTATCACTTCCAACATATGAACTGATATTCTTTTTAATTGCCATATGTCTAACTGAACCGTCTTTTTTTACAAACGCAACGCTTACTAAGATGTTTCTATCAATAGCGTCACGTAATTGTTGTAAATCATCACCCTCGGTATATGATTGATAGTCTAATTCATCAATACCCATTTTAGATTCATTAATCATTTTATCTAAAAGTCTTCTCATTTGAGATTCGGTTACTATAATTTTTTTACCCATTTTCTTTTTATATATAAATACCTCATTTACGTGGAAACGGGTTTTAGTATTTTTAAAATATTTATTAGTTATAATAACTAACTAAATAAAACAACTATGTTACTCAAAAAAGGCTCTACAGGAGAAGATGTAAAAAAATTACAAGAAAAATTAGGTTTAGCACCTGATGGTGTGTTTGGTTCAGGCACTGAACTGGCTGTAAAAGGTTGGCAATCAACTAATGGATTAACCGCTGACGGAATTGTTGGTGACGGAACTTGGTCTAAAATGTTCTCATCTCAAACGGTCATCACCGAACCATCACCGGTACCAAATGTCGGTGGTTTAAAATTAGAAAAATTAAAAGGTCACGTACCTGATGCAGTAATCTCGATGATTCCTGATACCGCTCAGAAATTCCAAATAAACACACCATTAAGATTAGCACATTTTTTAGCACAATGTGGACATGAATCAGGTGGTTTTAAGGCAACACAAGAAAATTTAAACTATTCTGCAAAAGGTTTAAGAGGTATTTTCGGAAAATACTTCCCAACAGATGCATTGGCTGAACAATATCAAAGAAAACCCGAAGCAATTGCTTCTCGTGTTTATGGTGGAAGAATGGGTAATGGTGTTGAATCAACAAAAGAAGGTTACAAATTCCGTGGCAGAGGTTATATCCAATTGACTGGAAAGGATAACTATACTGCGTTTGGTAAAGCAATCAATGAAGACGTTATTTCAAATCCTGATTTAGTTTCTTCAAAATACGCTCTATTATCGGCGGCTTGGTTTTTTAATAAAAATGGATTACATAAAATGGCCGATGAGGGTTCAAGTGATACCGTTGTAACTAAAATTACAAAAAGAGTAAATGGTGGAACAATTGGGCTTTCAGACCGAATAAAACATTTTAAAGAATACTATTCTTTATTATCATAAAAAAAGGGGTTTAATAACCCCTTTTTTCTTTTATATCTGAATAATTGCTTGGTTCATCACTTTCTGGTTCTGTACCATCTTCAGGAGATAATTCTTTTTGTAATTCTTTCCACTTTCTTGCTGACAATATATGTCCATCGTATTGTGGATTCTTTGATTCGTCGGTATTATAAACAACGTAAAATGATTGGTCATCTTCTATACCCGATTTACCAAAAGATTCGACAATATATGTTTCACCCTCAGAATCTACATAAATGTCGGTTGTAATTTCATCAAATAATGGTTCATAGTAAACGCCATTATGATTTACCCAATCAAATTTGGATATATCGTACAAACCATATTTCCCATTTCTCTTACTTTCGTAAATTCTAATTGATTTATTATCGGCACTAATTCTCGCAACTTTAAATTCATTTTTGTTGATGTGGTCATAGATTGCACCAACACCCTCATCAATTCCTTTTTGTTTAAGGGTATTATCTAATAACCTAAATTCATTACCAACTCGTTTTATTTCATTGATAAATGAAAAATTCCCAAATCTTGAGAACACATTGTTTCTATTAAGTTGGGGAAATAAAATGTAGAGATTTCTTAGAGACGTGTCCATCGCTTTCCATGAATTTGGGTCTGTCAATGTACCACCATTATCTATGTATGCTTTCTTTAATTGTTTTGAGACTCTTCTAAACTCATATTGACTTCCTGGTCTTTCGTTAATCTGACCAACCACGTTATTTGTGGTTCTTTCTTCTTCACTGTATGGTTTTACTTTAAATATTTTTTCTTCTCCAGCTAATTGTGGGTATATGTTTACAATTTCATCAAAAGTAACATCATTATCACCATCATTAAACATGGAATTTATTTTAAACCCTGAGCGATTACTTGTGTCTTTTTGAATCGCACTTATGTAAAATTTATCTGTTGGGGATTTGTTTTCATCGATTACATAATAAAAACTTCTCGTTCCACGATATGAACCCCACATATTGGTTTTACCCATATCAGGTCTCCAAGTTACACACCAAACATCATTAATACGTTGATTCTGTCCGGCGTTCTCTTTAGCGTTTTTGTAAACAACATGGTACCAATAACCATATCTAATTGACATTTGTTCATTCTTAATGTCATAAACTCTTAATCCATCTTTTTGAAATATCAAATTATCACCACCAAACCATAAATTTTTTGATGCTTCAACTCTTTCAGGTGTTGCCGCAGTATCTCTACCAGAAAATGCATCAACCTCCCTTTCCCTTACGGTATCTGAATATTCATCAATTAAAAATCTTATTTGTTCGTAGGTATAACTTGGAAGACTCTTTAAGTTTTTCTCATCAAATTTTGAGTGTCCGTGATTACCGTCAAATTTGGTTAAAAAAGTGTAAACTTGAGGTAAATCCGGTCTTAAACCATTTTGTATTCTGGCAAAAGAATTAAAGAGCTCTTCACCCTCCTCATCAGTCAGGTTTGGCTTTTGTTGTCGCCAACCATCCATTAGTTTGGTAAAGAGGGCTTTATTTTTTACCTCTTCTAATAATGTTTGAAACAGTAAATCTGTAAATCTCATTGTTAAAAATAATTATATACTATAAATACCCAATAAATTGGGTTTGTATATAATTATTCTACAACTTCGGTTTCTGTTTTTACAAAACTCCGTTTTAGGTTTTCAATTTCGTCTAAAACGTTTTTACACATTTTTTCAATCATCAGGATTTTCATGAGATTGTCAGCTTGTGGGGATGCGGTTTCTTGTTGATAGTTGTTCAATAGAACCAATTTTAAAAGGTTTTCGTTTTCCACCTTGACGGTGCGTTCTTTTTTTCTTTGGAAGTACTTCTTTGAATTCACTTTGGTACAATCAATACAATAATTACTGTGACCGTCATGAATTAGTTTGTTTTTGTAGAAATTGGTAATGGGGAATTCACCCTTACACCCTGTGCATTTCTTGTGTTTTTCCATTAGATACTTTTAATTTGAATACAAAGATAATACTTTTTTTGATATTCTTGTTATATCCCAAATAAAAAAATGAAATATGTATAATCTAAATAAATTTATATGGATAAGTTAATACTCAAAGTTGGATTCTATTCAATATATGAAAGGGTTACAACTAAAAATAAGGTTTTTGTTGCTGACAGTGGAAAGATAATATATTCTAATAGGTTCAAAAAATATTTTCCGAATCCAAATAGAGATGTTAAAGAATTTAAAAATTTAGAGGATGCTAAGAAATATGCACAAAATAAAATAACCAAACATTCAATGAATAAAAAGAAAAAACTTGAGAAGTTACCCAAATCACTGTACCTCATTGTGATGAAAGAGGAAAAAACAGGTAAAACATTTGTTAAAGTTGGGATAACCTCGAAACGTTTTATTCTTCGTAGATTTAGTAAAGATTATGGTTATGAAGGTTATACATTAGAAACTATATTGAGGAGGATTGACACTAAAGATGCTGAAAAATTAGAGGAACAGATAAAGGACAAGTTAAATAAAAAAAGGGGTGTAAAAAAATTTAAACCCCTTTTGGAAAACTTTTCTGGATATTCAGAATGTTTCTCTTATGACTCGATGAGTGAAATAATTTTAGTGTTTGATACCCTAACTAAAGATTGTTAGGTGGTTTTAGGTTTTCTACCTCTTTTTACTGGTGCAACAGGAACAATAACCTCAGTCTTCTTTTTTAACTCTTTGTTTTTGTTTTCTAAAAACTCAACTTTTACCCTAAGTTCAGCAACTTCTCTAGTTAAATCCAAAATCTTAGACCTTAAATCATCTTTTTCAGAAGATGACCTTTCCAATAGTACCTCTAATTTGGCAATTCGTTCTCTACATTCGTCTTTCATATAATCTTCAGATTTTTCTTTTCTCATGGCCCTTTTTTCGTAGTATCTCCACGCACTTGCGGAACCTAAAACTGTTATCGTGGTAATAAGTACCGTGTAGAATGAATTTACGTCCATATTTCGGATTTTTATTCTATAAATATATCGATATGAAGTGTTTTTCACTTTTTTATCCGATAGAATTTTTTTATATTATTAAAATGAGTGTGATTATTAATTTTTTTGGTGGTCCCGGCATTGGTAAATCAACCCAAAGTGCTGAATTATTCACTTTAATGAAAAAAAATCACATGGACGTAGAATTGACCTTTGAATACCCGAAAATTGTTGCATGGGAAGAAAATTATTCAACAATAAAAGACCAATTCTTTGTTACCGCCAATCAACATAGAAATATCAGTAGATTATATGGTAAAGTAAAATATATTATTGTTGATTCACCGATAATTTTGGGTACCGTTTATAAGGACATATACAATGATAGTCCTGAGTACCCCGCAACCTTTTATGACGACTCATTTGATTATTTTATTTTTAAGTTATTCAAAAAATACAACAATTTAAACATAGTTTTAAAAAGAGATGATACCACATTTAATGAAAATGGTAGATTCCAAAATTTAGACGAATCGAAAGAAATTGATGAGGTAATTAAGGATAGGTTAGAGTCTCATTTGATACCCTATGTTGAATTTTCAGTTGGTAAAAATACCGCGGAGAGTATATTTAGTTATATACTAACCAACCAACTATGAAAAAACCATTAATCTTAACAATTTTATTTTTTTCGTTACTAATTGTAACCTCATCTACTACTGAAAAAGACGTTGTACACATAAAGAACAATGTTTTTGAGGTACATTACTCACAAACCTTAGAAGAACCAATTTGGTTAATCTATAAATCAACAAATAGACCAACCAATGTTAATAGGGGTTCAATGGATTTTTATTCTGAACAAGGAATCCATACTTCTGACAACCATGATTATAAAAATAATGTTTGGGATAAAGGTCATTTAGCACCTGCGGCGACATTTTCAGATAATATGGTAAACTTAAAACAAACCTTTAGTTATTTAAACTGTGCTTTACAACATCAAGATTTGAATAGGGGTGAATGGAGACTTTTAGAAGAACAAGAGAGAGTGTGGGATGATAAAGAACCTTTAACAATAAAAATAGACTTGATTTTTGATAAAAATTCACAGAAATTATCTACAGGTGCAACAGTTCCGAGTTTTTTTGTGAAACACATTTATTTTGATAAGAGCAAAAAATGGACTTGTTACAAATTTGAAAATAAGAAACCATTGAAAAAATGGGGTGAACACCAAATTACATGTAAACACTAATATGTTCAAAAAAGAATTATTTAATTTTCAAGACAAACTATACTTTATCGAGAGAAAGGTAAGAGAAAAACACGTCAAACCTGAATTTATAGACGAATTAAGAAAATATTGGAATTGCGATAATGTAGTTCGTCAAATGTATCAACAAACTAATGAGAATTTTCTTTTGTTTTTAGTTGAAATTCCTGACGCGGAAATATTACCTGATTAATTTTTTTATTTCTTTAAAACACTCCTTAGTGTATTTTGCCTCATTTCTTTTCGCCTGTCTTTCACATGGGTTTTGAGAATAATAGTAACATGTGGAGTAATATCGATATAAGGAGCTTGATTGTAAATAATGGGTGTACTCATGAATCATTGTGGATATAACGTCATCAATGGTTTCACAACTTGTAATATAAATAATGATTTTGTTTTGATTAAAACAGTACTTACCATAATAGATTGTTTGACCTTCAGAAAAATTTTTACAATTAATTTCTAGAATTAACTTTTTTCTTTTTCGGGTGTTAATACCTAAGTTTTCAACACACCAGTCGAGTGCCATTTTGGTGTAAGAAATTTTTAACTCTTCGTCAATATTTCTTTTACGCGTCATTTGGTTTGTTTGTCTTGATTGTTCTCTTTGTCTTTATGTTTGTTGTGTTTAAATCTAATAATGTTTCCATATTAGACTCAATATTTTTTAAAGTTTCCGCAAATTCATAATTTTCAATCTCTTCATTTCTTTCTCTAAGAGATTTTATTAAGTTTGGTAAAATATCGTCATTTACTTTCAATTTTACCCCCATGGATTTAATAATTAATTTAAGTATCAAATATTGGGTGGTCATCTTCTTTTCTTGTGAAAATGAGAAATAATTATCGACCGAAACGTTTTGAAGTACGTTCTTACTTAATGAGTCCAAAAATTTTGTTACTGCTACCGATTGTTTTGTATTCATGTTGACCTCCCGTTTCTATATAAATATTTTATTATTTTATTTAAAAAAATAGAAAGGGGGTCTGAACCCCCTTTATTTTAGTTAAAATGTTGTATACCAACATAATAAATAATTTATTTAGCCCATTTACCTCGACTAACAATTTGTGCAATTACACCATAAACTGAAAGGTCTGAATAAGTGTCTTCAATACTTTCTCCCACGGTATCCTCTTTACCCAACAACACCAATTGTTTAAGTCTTTGGATTTTATCGTTCATTCTAAACCATAGACCTGTTTGTGATAATTTTATTTCCTCAGGAGTCTCTAATCTTGTACCCACTGAAATATTATCAGGACCATAATTCATTTGTTTTTTACAAAAGAGTTCGTACTGTTCTTTTAGAATCTTTTTAAATTCAGCGGTGGTCTCAGGATAACGTTCCTCACAAGCTTTAACCGCACTAATTGGTTGACTTTTTTCTGTTGACATATTATATTTGATTTATTATTTAAAAGATACTGAAAAAAACCCGTAAATCCAAATATTTATATAAAAATCCGAATGATGGAAAATAAAGAATTTAAAGAAGAATTGAAAAGTCCTGAAACACCAAAATCTAAACAATTGGTTCAGATGTTATCGTTTAGAGTGGTACCAGCATACTTTCGTGAAATTGAAAAGGTTGCAAGCAAAAAGAACATGAGCGTATCAAAACTTATACGTACCTACATTAAAGAAGGTATGAAAAGAGACAACGCAATTAGTAGTTCTGAAGATAACGAATTCAGAGTAGAATAATTACTTATCGAATCTTTTAAACGCATTCATTGAAATGTGATTACACTTGACTCCACCTATAAATTGGTGGAGTTCTTTTTTTCCTGTGTAACTCATTGCAGATTTTAAATACGATTCAAAATTATTTACCCAACCATTCAATGTGTACTCAACTTTTTGTTGTCTAACAACACCTTCTGAAGTAGTTAATTCGGTTTTACCCCAATTTTTTTGAACTTCTTTTGTACTCATACCTCTAAAAACTTTATAGAGTGGGATGTCAGAATTAAACATCGTAATTGCTAAATCATCATATTGATTGATGGTTTCATGATTACCTAACGCATCTGCAACTCTTGTGGTTTCCCCGCAACTCTCAAGAGCCTTATTAAGGATTGACCCCAACATAACATAGTCAGCACCTAAAGCCAACGCTTTAATGACATCTGAATATTTTTTAAAACCACCATCTGCAACTATCTTGGTTTTAATCCAAGACTGACCTGTTTTTACTTTATTACACTCTTGAATTAAAGACGCCATTGGGTAACCAACACCTGTTTGGACGGTAGTTAAACAACCATTCCCGTTACCAATACCAATACGAACATAATCCATTCCGGATAAACAGTATTCATAAAAAGTATCGGGGTTTGCAACATTACCAACCATTAATGTAATCTCATTTCCATATTTTTTCTTAGCTTCTTTGGAAATTGTGTGAAGGTCTCTCATGTGACCGTTAGCGATATCAATCAAAACAAGGGCTGAGGATTCTTTTGGGATTTGGATTGTTGATTTCATAAATAATCTTTCAAAATCTTCCAAACTATATGATAAAAACAACCCCGTGTCAATCCAATCCTCTGATGGATTTTGGATTCTTGGTAAAACTGGTAAAATACCATTCTTTTTGAATAGGTTGTGGTTTTGTAAGTCAACAACGGTGTCCATGGGTGCTGTCATTATTGGTAGCATACCATTTTCATATCTCGAGGAGATTATTTTACGACTGCGAATGTCCGTTAATGTGGACGGTTCAATCAGAATGTCATCAAAATCAAATAATTGCATTTTAATTCTTTTTTGTATTATTTATTAAAAGGTAGGTAATAATTTTTAAATAACCAAACACCCAAACAAAGATATTTATAAGATATGGAATCCAACAAAATCAATGAAAATACAGTATTAGGTATACTTAGAAACATATTATCTGAAGAAGTTTCTAAAGTGAATAGGAATGATTATAATAGAGTTCAATTTAAAATGGATGAGCTTGAAAGTCAATTGTCTGAAACAATTAAAGAATTGAGACAGTTGCAAGATTCTATACCTGATGGTTTAAAAACCGTAACTAATGGTAGGGTAAAAATAATATCTGATAGCTTAACCACGGCCCATTCCACTTTGAAAGTTCTAAAAGATAAAGTCAAAACACACAAGAAGAGTCTGAATCAAACCCAAACTGAGGATAAAAAAATAAAATAATTTTATTCTTGCGTTTTCTCTCCGAGATTTTTCGCAATTTCTTTACCTTTCTCAGTTAGAAAAAATCTTTCTTCATTATTTTCATCTTCTATAGAATCGAGAATTCCTTGTTCTTGTAGCTCATATAATAAACTACCCGCAATAATTTCTCGTAGAAATTGGTCCATATCTTCTTCATTGAAAAGATTTTCTATTGAGTCTTCATCTAATTCACCATTAATGAATTTTGTGGTTAGTTTATCACAAAAATAATTCATAGCAAAGGTCTCATCCTCAATTTCATATTCAACAAAAAAATCCGATTCTCGTAATATTGATATGATAGCATTCGCCTTTTCTAAGACGATGGGTTGGTAAATGTTCTTCATTTGTTTCTGTATCTAAATAAAGTATATGAAATAAAGGTGAAAAAACAAAGACCTCTTGACATTGATGGGGAAAATTACTATTTTTTAGAAAAGTTTATAGTATGTCTGGTAACGGAAAGATTTTTATACAAATGGCAGCATATAGGGATAAGGAACTACTGCCAACCTTAAAAGATTGTATCAAGAAAGCTAAACATCCCGAAAATTTAGTCTTCTCAATTGCATGGCAACACTCCAAAGAAGATGAGTGGGATAATTTAGATGAATATAAATGTGACCCTCGATTTAAAATAATTGATATTGATTATACCAAAGCGAAAGGTCCGTGTTGGGCAAGATACATGTTACAACAACAATACGGTGGTGAAGAATACACACTACAATTGGATTCACATCACAGGTTTACAAAGAATTGGGACACCGAGTTAATTGGTGAATTAAAAAGATTACAAGAAAAGGGACATAAAAAACCAATGTTGACTGGTTACATACCATCGTATGAACCAGATAACGACCCAAAAGGTAGATTACACGTTCCTTGGAAAATGAATTTTGATAGATTCAGTCCTGATGGTAATGTCCATTTTTTACCAGCGTCTATTGATGATTTTAAAGAAAGAACAGAACCCGTTCATGCCAGATTTTATTCCGCACATTTTTGTTTTACACTCGGACAATTTGCTTTAGAGGTACAACATGACCCCGATTATTATTTTCATGGTGAAGAAATCTCAATCTCTGTTAGGGCATATACTCACGGATATGACTTATTTCATTTACATAGAGTTTTGATTTGGCACTATTACACAAGAAAAGGTTCCACTAAACAATGGGATGATGACCCCGTTTGGCACAAGAGAAATGAATACAGTCACTATAAGAATAGGAAGTTATTCGGAATGGAAGATGACGGTAAAGAAATTAATTTCGGTGAGTTTGGATTTGGTAAAAACAGAACCTTGGACCAATACGAAAGGTATTCGGGTATCTCTTTTAAAAAGAGAGCAGCACAAAAATTCACTTTAGAATTTAATCACCCACCAAACCCATACATCGAAGACCAAATAGAATACGATAATTCATTTACTTTCATGTTTAAACATTGTATTGATATTGGTTATCACGATGTTCCACATGACGATTATACTTTTTGGGCGGTATCGTTTGATGATGAGGATGGTAATGAAATCTTTAGACAAGACGCTAACCCTGATGAGATTCGAAATATGAAAAATGACATTGATGGTTATTGTAAACTATGGAGAAGTTTTGAAACTGATAAAAAACCAGCTAAATGGTATGTATGGCCACACTCCCAAGAACATGGTTGGTGTAATAGATTAGAAGGAACATTATAAAAAAATTATATGAAGAAAATATTAGTTCATTTACCTGCGTATAGAGAACCCGAATTAATACCAACAATAAAAAGTGCTTTAGAGAACGCCGAATTCCCTGAAAGAATTCATTTTGGTATATGTAGACAATTCAATCCTGAAGATGGATTTGATAATGTTGATGAATATAGAGATGACCCGAGATTTAAAATTAAAGATATTCTTTATACTGAGGCAAAGGGGTTAGCGTATGCTCGCTCGGTAATAAATGAAGAACTGTTAACGGATGAGGATTTTGTTTGTCAATTAGATTCACATCATAGATTTTCAGAAAATTGGGATTCTAAATTAATTGGATGGTATGAGGAATTAAAGAATGATGGACACAATCCATTAATCTGTGGTTATTTACCGTACTATGACCCATTCAACGACCCTGAGAAAAGAGTCCAAGAACCGTGGTTTTCGAGGGCTGAATGTTTCTACCCACATGGAACTATTTTTATTAGACCATCCGCGGTTAGAGGTGGTTGGCAACATTTAACAAAACCATATCCCGCTCGATTTATTAGTGGACATTTTTGTTTTGGTCCAAATCAATGGGCAAAAGAAGTAAGACACGACCCAAATATATTTTTCGCGGGTGAAGAAATCAACTTATCAGTTAGAAGTTACACATATGGTTATGATTTATTTCATCCACATGAAGTTGTTATATGGCACGCAACCATGAGAGAAGAACGTGCAGGTAAATTGGTTTGGGATGACCAACATAAACGAGGTGAAAGTATGTGGTGGAAAGGTAATGACATCGCTCGTTCAAGAATTAGACAATTATTAGGGACTGAGGATAACGGACACGATTTAGGTCCATATGGACTCGGTACTGTGAGGACTGTTCGAGATTACGAGAAATATGCTGGCATACATTTCAAAAAAAGAGCATTCCAAAAATGGACAGTTGATGATAAATTCCCACCAAATCCACAATTTGATAGTGAAGAGGAATGGGAATCATCATTTATGAAATCTTTTTATCATCTAGTTAACATAGATAGATATGATTTACCAGAAAACGATTATGATTTTATTTTAGTTGCTTATGATGATGAGGACGGACTATCAATATTTAACAAATATATTGACGGTCATAATTTACAAAGATTTTTGAATGGTGATGGGCCAATTCACTATGAAGAAATGTTTACAATTGAAAAAGAACCAGTAAGAGTCGTTTATTGGGCACACTCACCTGAAAGAGGTTGGGTGGAAAGAAAAGAAATAAATTTAAAAAATTAAAAAATTAAAAATATGAGCAAATTTACAGAAGTATTAAAAGCATGTGACAATTTCAAAAAAACAACATACTATTGGGACCATAATAGTTTAACCCACGAAGAAAATAGTATAAGAAATTATCCAGCACCTTGGATTACAAAAACCGTGGAATTATTAAAAATAATTGAAGGTAATGTCGTTGTTGAAATTGGTTCAACAAGAAGAGAATTATCACAAAATTGTATTGCGTACCACAATGATTCTATGAAATTAGAAAGTAAGGACGCACCACCGTGTTGTCAAGATGGACACTCAACATATTTTTGGGTAAGAGAAGGTTTTGAGGTACACACTGTTGATATTGATACAATGTGTTTAGAGCAAATCCAAAGTTCATACCAACACCACATTAAAGAACCAATACCAAGTAATCTACATATGCATATTCCTCAAGATGGAATTGAATTCTTGAAGAATTTTGATAAGAAAATTGATTTATTGTTCTTAGATGGTTGGGATGTTGGTACTACTGATTTTGCGGAAAAACATTTAGAAGCGTATATTGCCGCCAAAGACAAATTGGCGGATATTCATTTAATTTCAATTGACGATACCGACTTTGATACTGATATGGGTGGAAAAGATAGATTGTTGACCCCATATCTTTTGGAAAATGGTTACATAAAAGTTTTATGGGGAAGACAAACTGTTTTTGTCAAAAACACTGACTTGGAAAAAACTAAAACAGGATTATTTTCTAAATTTTTCTAAAATGAAATAAAGACCTTATGATAAAGCTCATATTATTCGATTTAGACGGTGTTTTAGTTGAAGCTAAGAATATTCATTATGAATCATTTAATAGGGCTTTAGGTCAATATGCAATTACTTGGGAAGAACACCTATCTATTTATGATGGTTTAAAAACAAATCAAAAATTAGATATTTTACATGAACGTAAAGGTTTACCAAAAGAATCTTTTAAAAGAATTTGGGAAGATAAACAAAAATACACTTTAGAATCTCTTCACAAATTAAATCCATCTACCCAATTACAGGTATGTATGGATTCATTGATATCTCAAGGTTATAAGATAGGTGTTTGTTCCAATAGTATCAGAAAAACGGTTCTAACAGTATTATCCAAATTTAATATAATAGATAAGTTTGATTTGATATTATCTAACGAGGATGTTAAAAATAGTAAACCTCATCCTGAAATATATTGGAAAGCAATTTCTGAAATTGGGGTACTACCCGAAGAAACATTAATTGTTGAAGATTCACCATACGGTTTGTTAGCAGCGTCAAGAAGTAATTCCCATATACTTAGAGTTAACACACCAAAAGATGTGACTTTTGAGAATATAAATAAAAAAATAAACGAAATTAAACAAGAATATAGAATGTCATCACCTCAATGGACAAATGATAAATTAAATATAATAATACCAATGGCTGGTGCGGGTTCAAGATTTGAACAAGCGGGATATACCTTCCCTAAACCTTTAATTGACGTTGAAGGAAAACCAATGATTCAAGTCGTGGTTGAAAACTTAAACATGGTTGCGAATTTTATTTTTATAGTTCAAAAATCACATAGAATAAAATACAATCTTGATACATTACTGAACATCATTGCGCCTAATTGTAAAATAATTGAGGTGGATGGTTTAACCGAGGGTGCTGCGTGTACAGCGTTATTGGCTAAAGATTTAATCAATAATGATAATCCATTATTTTTTGCAAATTCAGACCAATTTGTGTCTTGGGACTCAAATGAGTTTATGTATAAAATGCAAGAAACCGATTGTGATGGGGGTATTGTTACATTTGAATCAATACACCCAAAGTGGTCTTTTGCTAAAGTAAATGAATTCGGTTTGGTTACAGAAGTTGCGGAAAAAAACCCTATTTCAAATATGGCAACCGTTGGATTTTATTATTGGAAACATGGTTCTGATTTTGTCAAGTACGCTGAACAAATGATAGAGAAAAACATTAGAGTTAATAATGAATTTTATGTATGTCCTGTGTTCAATCAAGCAATCGAGGGCGGTAAATCTATAAGAACATTTGAGGTAAATAAAATGTGGGGTTTGGGTACTCCTGAAGATTTAAAATATTTTATAGAAAACCACAAATGATACTAATATCTCACAGAGGAAATATAAATGGCAAAAATGAAATAAGAGAAAATTCAATATTTTACATTATGGAAGCACTGTCCATGGGATTTGATGTGGAAATAGATGTTTGGAATGTAGATAATGAATGGTTTTTAGGTCATGATAATCCTCAGTATCGAATTAACATCGAGTGGATATTAAATAGAAAATCCAATTTATGGGTTCATTGTAAAAATACCGAAGCGGTTATTGAACTTTACAAAATGGATGAGGGGATAAATTTCTTTTGGCATCAAGAAGATTTATTAACAATTACGTCCGCGGGATACTTATGGGTATATCCGGGTAATCAACCATTAGATAATACGATTTCTGTCTTACCCGAATTATATAATGAGGATGTATCAAAATGTATTGGAATATGTAGTGATTACATTTTAGATTACCAAAAAAAATTACAATGAACGACGTAAGATTTCTTTTTTACACACACGAAAACAATCAATCATTAGCGGAGCTGTGTTTATCTCATTTTTTCAAACACAATAAAAATTCAGAATTAAAAGTCACACTACTTTCTAATAAATTTAAAAATGAAAATAAAAAATTTATAGATTCCGTAAATTACGTAAGCAGTGAAGTCGATTCTCATGACCAAAATCGATTTGTAAAAACAATGATACACGGTCTATCGCAAATAGATGAAGAATTTGTATTTTTTACATTAGATGATTATTTCTTCTTAAAAGAAATAAAATACAATGACTTAGAATATGTCTTGAACTTAATGAGATGTGAAAATATCGATTATTTCGGGTTTGATGATATTGGTGGTGCTCCTTTGAGTGATTTCCCCAAATTTGAGTCTGATTGTTTTAACAAATTTAATGAAAATCTATATCACAGATACAGAGATTACCGTTACTTATTTAGTGTTCAACCTTGTATATGGAAGAAAGAGAGTCTAATCAAATTATTCGAAAGATGTGATATGATTAGTATTCATAATTTAGATGAGACAACAGATTTTATAAAAGAAAATACATTAGATTTTAAGAGTACAATGTGTACTCTTAAATCTTTATTTGATTACAATGTCGTCGATGAAAATATCGATGAATATTTTGTAATTGCATACACAGAAATTGTTAGACACGGTGTTTTTAATTTACCAGAAAACGGTATGCCCGTCAATCCAAATGAGTTTTGTATTAAATTTACTTATAACCTAATTAATGAAGAAAATCTAATCAATAACCCCGATTTTTCTCATTTATTATTTAATTACGGAAAGAATGAGAATTAATTGTTATTACGAATATCAGGAAACCATTCATGGTGTAATGAAAACTCTACAGGTTATATTTGAGAAGTTGAAATTAAAATATCCCGAAATTGAATTTGTCCCAATTCATAGTCACACTCTTAGGGATGAAAATTATCAATCATGCGCTCACCAATATGGGCCCTATTTTTTGAAAATTGAAAACCCTATAACAAAAAAATATATTTTAGTTTCATATTGGGATAAAATAGTAAACCTAAAACAAACTAATTGGGATTTAGAAAATTGTGTTGAAATACTAAGTAGTATTGGTCACCATGAAAATGACATATATTACAAAAAACAATCTTTAGTTGAATATACTCCAATATCATATGTTGGTGCAACTTCTGTTGGTGAGGGGATTATAGAAGATTTATATTCAAAAACAAAAATACTTGATAATAGAGTGTATCCCGAAAAATTAACATTCAGAGGTCACCTTTACCTGTTTAGAGAACATCTTTTTTATGATAAAAGATTTGATGTAACAGGAACAATGAAATCAATTGATGAAAATGGAAATGTAGTTTCAGTTGTTGAAGATTTGTTAAACATTGAAAACTATTTGTCAGAATTGAATCATAATAAACTAAACTTAAGTTTAAATGGTGCTGGTGAAATTTGTTTCAGGGATATTGAAATTTTGGGTCTTGGTTCAGCGTTATTTAGATTAAAATTAGTTACAGATTTTCATAATCCATTAATACCTGATTACCATTACATATCGGTTGATTTTCACGATATTGAAGAAATGGGAAATGATTATGATGGTTATTGTAAAAAAGTTGCAAATAGGGTTTTTGATAAGTTTGAAAAAATAAAAAGGGACTACGATTTTATAGATTTTGTTGCCAAAAACGGTCGTAAATGGTATGAGGAAAATGCAACAATTGAGATGAATTCATCTATCGCAACAAAATTAATTGATATAAGTAAAATATTATAATCACTAGTTTACTATAAAACCCATATTCCTTATATTTTATAATAATGGGTGATATAAAGAAATTAGAATTTTATTTAGACTTTGACAAATGGACTGTCGATGATTTAAATGATTTTAACAAGAACTATAAAGACTTTTCAAACATGACTTTAATATGCATGTTTGAACTTTATCGTAAAATGTTGCAAAAATACCCCGAAATAGAAATTACACCGATTAATAATAGGGATATAAATAAAAACTGTTGTTGTCCAGCGTATGGAATTGCAACCCCTGTTATTAAAAATCCTGAAACAGGTAAATTTATGATTATTTCGTGGTGTGATAAAGCTCACTACATTGGTAGAGGTCATTTAGAATCAACCCACCCATTATATAAACAATTTAAAGATAATTGGGGTTGGGATTTGGATAATTGTGTAGATATTTTCCAACCCGTAGGTGTTCATTTTGATGATTTTAAATATGAAAAATTAATACCTCATGATTGTTATGATGACGAAGGATATAGAAAAGATTGTGTTGAATTCGAATATACACCATGTACTCTTACAACATTCTTTAGAGATGCATACGAACAAATCGAATTGTCTTATAAAAATAAAGAGAGGAAATTCCCTGAAAAATTATTTTTAAGGGGTAGAGGAACCCCTTTTAGAGAATATTTACGAGACCACGATGATAGATTTCATATAGATTGGTATGGTAGATTAAGTGGTGAGGAATTCATTAAAGAACTTTCCCAATATTCGATTATTATGGATGTGAATTCTGTTTCAGAAGTCTCAGTAAGAACTATTGACGGCATGGGTTTAGGTTGTGCGGTGATAAGACCTGAATTAGTTATACAATACCACAATAAACTAATACCCAATTACCATTATGCCAAAGTAGAATGTGACGATTTAAGTGATTTTAAAAAATTGGCAGATGCTTACATTGATAAATTTGAAGAGTTAAAAAATAATCCAAAATTAGTTGAATTTTATTCTCAAAACGGTAGAAAGTGGTACGAGGAGAATTGTACTTTAGACTCCTATGTGAGAATTTATTTAGACGAATTAATTGACTTAGAAAAATTAAAATAACATGAATAAAAAATACGATATAATTTATGTGATTGGTGATTCTCACTCAAATACATTTTGTATTGGTAGTGGTCAATCCCCCAAAGTAAGAACATTAAATATTGGACCACGAACATTGCACAGTGTCGGTATAAACGGTTTTGAAATGGGTTTTGATGACTATTATATACCTCGTAATGAAGTTCAAAGAGAAGGATTGTGGGTCCTCGCTTTTGGTGAAATTGATTGTAGATGTCACATATGGAAACAAATAAATGAAAACGGAAGAGATGAGGATGAAGTTTTATCAACATTGGTTAATAATCTCTTTGATGTAATGGAAAAGAGTCAACATCAAGATTTTGGTGTAATGAGTATAGTTCCCGCAATTAGATATTTTGGTGGTAATTACGACCCATCAAGGTTTCAAGAACAATACCCTGTAATTGGGCCAGATGAAGATAGACTTAGATATGTGTTGAAATTAAATAAAATGTTAAAAACCAAATGTGAAGAAAATGAAATGATTTATGTAGATGTTCACAGTTTATATTGTGATGAAGACGGGTATTTAATAAAGGAACTGTCAGATGGTGAAGTACATATCACAAATAGAGACAGATTAATAAATTTTTTTGAAAATAAAAATATTGTATGATAGAACAATTAAAAATATATGACGTTAAGTCACCTAAAGTTAGATTAGGTAATGAATGGGATGGTGGTTATGTTGTCCCGCAAATCGTATTAGATAACAGTGCGGCTCTTTTTTCTTATGGGGTTGGTTCAGACATTTCATTTGAATTAGACTACGTTAGAAAAACAAATAAACCATCATTTTCTTATGACCACACTGTTGAAGGTGCGGGTATCCCACACGATTTGTCACATTTGATGACATTTAAGAAAGAAGGTTTATCTTACCAAAAAGAAACTGACCTTGATACCTTTTTCGCACATTACGAACAAAGTGGAATCAAAGAACCTGTCTTTTTAAAAATGGATATTGAAGGTGCGGAATTTCCGTTCTTTTTAAACACCGATATCGAAAGATTATCCCAAATTGTTACAGGTATCGTTGTAGAATTTCACCCAATAGATGGAAAAGAGAATCTTGAAAGGTATTTTGAAATCGTGAAAAGATTAAATGAATATTTTTATCATTGTCATTTTCACGCGAATAATTACGCTGGTTCGTCTCCGTATGTTGAAGGTGATGTGAACATTGTTTTACCTCACATTCTTGAAATGACATTTGTAAATAAGTCATTGGTTTTAAATAACAAATCAACTTTTAATAGAGTTTTGGATTTATTTAAAACGGGGGAGAAGGTATCTTTGGATATGGGTGATTACCCGACTGAACAAGATAGAAAAAACGATTTAAATAGAGCAGACCACTCATTAGAATTCTTAAAATTAATAAACAACCTATAAGATGATTTATATTTCACTAACAACAGTACCAAAAAGAATTAATCTTTGGGATTCATTTAAGGAAAATCTCATTTCCTTATTGAATCAAAAAACGGACAAAGATTATAAAGTTTTACTTAACATTCCGTTTAGATATAAAAATAATAATGACGAAGAATATGTAATCTCAAATGATTTAATTGAATTCGCTAATCAAAATCCAAAATTAATATTAAACAGAGTTGAAAAAGACTATGGACCTGTTGTAAAAATTATAGGTGCGTTATTGTATATCAGTGACCCTAATGATATTATGATTGTTTGTGATGATGACCATGTCTATCACGAAGATATGTTAGAATACCACCTTAAAAAAATGCAACAATATCCAAATGCAATGATTTGTTTTAGAGGTGATAATTGTATTGAAAAACGTGAATGGTATGATGAACAGGAAGGTGTAACCAAATACACACTTAGTCCAACACATTTCTTCTTCCCAATAAAATATGACGGACAAGTTGTTCAACCCGGACATTGGCATTCAGTTTCATACCTCAGAAGTTATTTTGGTGATGATTTTATGGATGAATCATTCCTATCAATGGCAACAAATGATGATGTTTTAGCTGGTTACTACTTTAAATTAAAAGAAAGACATTACATATGTGCAACTTGGGAAAATGAAACCGATTGGAGACCTGTGAATTGGAACGGTCGAGGGTCACATAGTTTCCCAATTGTTAGACAATTATCTTTTCCTGATTCGGGATTTAATGAATTTAGAAAACAATGTGGACATCACATGGGTGCAATGGACCAAGTAATTTATGATGAGTTCACACAAAATAATGATAAAATATACATTGAAAAATAAATAAATTATGTCGATACTTGATAAAATTAAGAACCTAATTATGAAACCAAAAAGAAGAGTTATTGTGAGTTTAACCACAATCCCATCTAGACTTTCCGCGGACTACGATACGGGAATAAAAAGTAACATTAAATCATTAATCGAACAAGATTATAATGGTGAATACGAAATTCATCTCAATGTACCGTCAGTAAGTAAATTAACAGGAGAAACTTATGTTGTTCCTGAGTGGATGAAAGAATTATCGGTACAACATCCAAAATTTAAAATATATGAAGGTTTAGAGGATTTGGGAACCATGACCAAATTAGTTCCAACTTTAAAAAGAGTTAATGAACCTGATGCGATTTTAATTGTATGTGACGATGATTTAGTTTACCACCCAAAAATGGTTGAGGAACAAGTTAAAAATCAGGAAACATATGTTGATACTGCTTGTGGATACGACGGTAGTAGATGTGAAAACCCATCTGATTTTGATGATGTTAGAAACACTTTTGTTGTTTCGGTATACAAAGATGTGTATGTGAAATTTTTACAACACTATAAGACAATATCTTACCAAAGGTATTTCTTCCAAGATGATTTATATCAAGAATTTATGGATGCATCTTGGAATGACGACGTGTCTTTTTCCGCATACATGGGTAAACATGGATTTAAAAAATTAGTTAGATTTTATAGTGATGAAGAACCTCTTTACACTATTGAACAATGGAGAGAGAAAGGTGGTGTAACAACTTTCCCTGTAATTAGACACACAACACACGAAGGTGTGGAAGGTTGCAATATACACCGACATAATAATATCGATGATAACCATATGAAATTTATTAGTATGGGTTGGATGTAAAAATAGTTTATGAAAAAAATATGGTACGCACCGAATAAATTTGAATCCTATGGTGAAGAGGAAATACAGGCGGTTGTAAATTGTCTTCGAGATGGGTGGATTGCTGGTTTTGGACCAAAGACGGTAGAGTTTGAAGAAAAAATTAGTAAATTTTTTGGTAAAAAATACGGAGTATTTGTTAATTCCGGTTCCTCTGCGTGTCTTTTGTCTTTGGCTTGTTTACAACTATCTAAAGGTACTAAAGTAATTACACCTTCATGTACTTTCTCAACGACTTTAGCCCCAATAATTCAACTTGGGTTAATACCTGTTTTTTGTGATGTGGGTTTAACAACATACGTACCACATGTAAGTGAGATAATATCATTGGTTGACGATGACGTAAAAGTCATAATGTTACCAAACCTCATTGGTAATAAACCCGACTGGAAACTCTTAAAAGATTGTTTAATCGAAATTGGTCGAGAAGATATTGTGTTGATAGAAGATTCCGCGGATACTGTGACACAGACTTTAGAGTCCGACATCTCAACCACTAGTTTTTATGCTAGTCATGTAATCACTGCTGGTGGTTCAGGTGGTATGGTAATGTTTAACGATGAGAATTTAAAAAACGTTTGTTTACAATACCGTGATTGGGGTCGAATGGGTGATAATTCAGAAATAATGTCTGATAGGTTTAATCACTCTGTTGACGGAATACCATATGACCATAAATTTCTCTACAGTGTTTTAGGATATAATTTTAAAAGTTCTGAAATGAATGCTGCGTTTGGGTTAGTTCAATTAGAAAAATTTAAAAAATTTGAAATTATCAGGAGAAATAATATTGAGAGGTATATGACAAATTTAAAAGATGTATCTGAAATTATTTTACCCGATGATACAATAAAACCAAATTGGTTGGCAATTCCATTACAGACAGAATATAGATATGATTTATTACATTTTTTAGAAGAAAATCATATTCAAACAAGAGTAACATTCGCCGGTAATGTGACTCGACATCCCGCATATCGAGAATATTTGGAACCATTTAAAAATGCTGATACAATTATGAAAAATGGATTTTTACTTGGTGCTCATCACGGAATGTCAATAGACGATGTTGATTATGTTACTGATAAAATAAAAGAATTTTTTTCATAATGAAAGTAGTTTATGTTACAGGTTGTTTAGGTTTTATCGGTTCATACATAACAAGACAATGTTTGGAATTAGGTTGGTATGTTAAAGGGGTCGATAAAATCACTTATGCTGCCAATTCAAGTTTGTTAGATGAATTTAATTCTTATGAAAATTTTTCATTTATAAAATCCGATATAAATGATTTGAAATTTTTATATGACTGTGACTACATAATAAACACCGCAGCGGAGACACACGTTGGTAATTCAATATCTAATAGTGATGACTTTGTCAGAACAAATATAAACGGTGTACATAATCTTTTAGAATTATTAAGAAATTGTAGAAATGAGACATCAAACTCACCCGTTCTTTTACATTTTAGTACCGATGAAGTATACGGTGATATAGTTAATGGTTCTCATTATGAAACCGATTTATTAAAACCAAGTAATCCGTATTCAGCAACAAAAGCGGCGTCAGACCAATTAATAATTGCATGGGGTAGGACATATAATTTACCATATGTTATAGTAAGACCAACTAACAACTATGGTATTGGTCAATATGTTGAAAAATTAATACCTAAAACATGTAAGTACTTAAAATTAAATAAAAAAATACCCTTACATAAAAATGGTGAACCAATTAGAAATTGGTTACACGCTGAAGATACCTCCAAAGCAATTATAAAAATAATTGAATCGGGTAGTATTAATGAAATATACAATATTTCATCTGACCATGAACAATCTAATTTAGAAACAGTAAAAAAAATAATTAAAATATATAAGAATCAAGATGATATCACAAATTATGTTGATTTGTCATATACTAGACCTGGAATTGATTTAAGGTATTCACTTAATGATGAAAAATTACGAAATTTAGGTTGGAAACCAATAAAAATATTTGATGAAGAAATAATAAAAATTGTTGAGCATTATAAAAACAAATTCATATGGTAAAAAAGAAAGCATTAATAATCACATGGGAGAAATACCAAGACCATGAACTCATTTATCCATACTATAGTCTAAAAGAACATGGATATGAAGTAACGCTAATGGCGAATAAAGAAGGTAAGATTTGGGGTAGTTTGGGGAGTCATATGATATGTGACGTTCCAACAACAATTTTTGAAGATGATAATATAATTGAACAATATCTTCAAGAATATGAAATTTTGGTTTTACCGGGAGGTGTTAAAGCTCTTGAAAAAGTTAGACAAGAAAAGGGGGTACTTAAATTTATTAATAGATGGAATTTTTTAGATAAAACGATTTTTTCTATCTGTAACGGTGCTCAATTACTAATATCATCTAAAGTTTTACAAAATAGAAGAGTATCGGGATATTACAGTATTAGTGTTGATATTGAAAACGCGGGTGCAACATTTGATGTGGGTCCAGTTGTTGTTGATGGTAATATAATTTCTTGTCCTCATTATGATTTTATGGGCGATTGGTTGAACACCGCGTATGGGGTACATAATAAAAGAATGGGTTATTAATGGATTTTAAAAATCAAATAGTTGTAAAACCATGGGGTTATGAATACCTTGTTTATGAAAACGAGGATGTTGGTTTATGGTTTTTACATATTAATCACGAACATTCAACATCATTGCATTGTCACCCTAAAAAAACAACTGGTTTAGTTTTACTTGACGGTGACGCTGAATTATCCTTTTTATCAGATAGTAGACTTTTAAAACCCTTAGACAAAGTTATGATTAGAAGAGGATTATTTCATTCAACAAAATCACTGTCTCCTAATGGGACCAATTTATTTGAAATTGAAACACCCAAAGACAAACACGATTTGGTTAGATTAAATGATGTTTATGGAAGAGAATCCAAACCTTATGAAAATAGTGTCGTGATGGAAAAAGAAAATTTATGGATTAATGAACCAGACTTAAATGACATTCATTATCACATGTTTTCTAATTGTAATTTAAAAATAGAAACAATTGACGATATAGAGATAATAAATAATAAAAGTGACTCAGATTTGATTATGTTTCTGAAAGGTGGTTTAATAAGAAATATAAATCAAATATCACATTGTGTTACTATACCCGGTGATGTTGGATATGGTAGAATTATAAAGAAAGTTTCAAGTCAATTAGACAATGTGGTACCAGGAACAATTATAATGACAATAACAAAATAAAATGAATAGTTTTCCCCCAAATTTTCAAAACGATAAAAATAATATTGCAATAGACTTTGATGGTGTGATTCACAATTTTGATAAGGGTTACCATGATGGTACTTGTTACGGTGAACCGATTGAAGGTTCAATAGAATCAATAAAAAAATTATCAAAAAAATATAAAATAATAATTTTCACCGCAAAGGCAAAAAGTGATAGACCATTGGTTAATGGTAAAACAGGAAAAGAATTGGTTTCCGAATGGTTAGATAAATACGGCATTTTAGAATGTGTTCATGAAATCACATCAGAAAAACCGAGGGCTTTCTTATATGTTGACGATAATGGTTTTAGATTTGAGAATTGGGGTGATACAATAAAATTTATAGATGAAAGTTTCTGATTTTATATTTAATTTTTTAAAAAATAAAGGTGTTGATACCATATTTTCAGTTTCGGGCGGTGCCGCTGCTCATTTATTAAATTCATCATCCAAATTTGGATTCACACACATTTGCAATTACCATGAACAATCGTCCGCAATGTCTGCTGAAGGATATTCAAGAATTACAAATAAACCCGCATGTGTTTTAGTAACAAACGGACCGGGTTCTACTAATACAATAACCGGTGTTTTAGGAGCGTATCAAGACTCTATCCCAATGGTCGTTATTTCAGGTCAAGTACCAACTAATCAATCTCTTAATAGTTTAGAGGACAAAAACTTAAGACAATTAGGGGTACAAGAATGTGACATCATAAAAATGGTGTCATCTATTACAAAATACTCTGTTCAAATAACCGATAAAAATTTAGTGGAGTATCACCTAAATAGAGCATACATGGAAGCAACTTCAGGTAGAATGGGTCCTGTGTGGATTGATGTTCCATTGGACATACAAAGTATGGACATTGATGTAGAAAATATTGTAGAAGAAAAGGTAGAAAAAATATTAAACTATGATTTTGATGAGATTTATAGATTATTAATTAATTCGAAAAAACCTTTAATCGTTACAGGTAATGGTATACACCTTTCTCGTAGCGAAGATATTTTTCACAAGTTAAAAAACAAAATTAAAATACCAATAGTTTCAACTTGGACATCTAAAGATTTATTTGATAGTTATGATGATTTATACGTTGGTAATTTTGGTCTATTGGGTGAGAGGTCCGCTAATTTTGCTATACAAAATTCTGACTTGTTAATAATTTTGGGTAGTAGATTATCCATCCCCAACACAGGATATCAAACTAACAAGTTTTCACCAAAATCAATTAAAATAATGGTTGATATTGACGAAAATGAAATGAATAAACATACAATAAAAATCGAACATAAAATTGTTACCGATTTAAAATCTTTTATTGATGATTTTTTAATAAAATTATCATATAAAGAAATTCCAAAATTTGATTCATGGATTAAAAAAACACTGGATTGGAAAAGGGATTATCCAGTTTTTAAAGAACCTCACGTAAAAATTAAAGATAAAATTAATTCTTTTACTTTTATGGAAATATTATCCAAAAAATTAAAAGATAATGATGTCGTAGTGACCGATATGGGTACGAGTTACACTTGTACGATGCAATCATTAAAAACGAATGGTAAAAATAGATTATTCACATCAAGTGCGTGTTGTTCTATGGGTTTTGGATTACCTGGCTCAATCGGTGCTTATTACGGTGATAAAACAAAAAATGTGATTTTAATTGCGGGTGATGGTGGATTTCAAATGAACATTCAAGAACTACAAACAATTGTCCATTATAAAATTCCAATCAAAATATTCATTTTAAATAATAATGGGTATTTAGCCATCTCATTAATGCAAGAAAATTTGTTTAATGGTAATTATGTTGGGTCAAATAAGGAATCAGGAGTTAGTTCACCAGATTTTTTAAAAGTTTCAGATGCGTATGGTATTAAATCTATTCGGTTTAAGGATGAAATAGAACTTTCAAATAGTATTGATAAAGTTTTGAATTACGACGGACCAATTATTTGTGAAATTATGATGAATGAGAATCAATTATTGATACCAAGAGTCCAAAGTTCCAAAACTGAAGACGGAAAAATAATATCCAATTCTTTAGAAAATATGTATCCGTATTTGTCAGAAGAACAAATGAAACAAATAATGGAATGAAAATTTTATTAACAGGTGGAGAAGGATATATTTCAAAAATTATTTTTGAAAATTTTAAAAATTCTTTGGAAATCACCAAAATTTCAAGAAAGGATTTTGATTTAACTGATTCGTTTGAAACGTTAAAATTTTTCTCAAATAGATATTTTGATGTTGTTATTCATTGTGCTGTTGTGGGTGGTAGTAGATTAAAAATGGATGATTTTACGGTGATGGACGACAATTTAAAAATGTATTATAATTTATTAAATTGTCAAAATAAGTATGGTCGATTTATTCATTTTGGTTCAGGTGCGGAAATATATAAATCTGATTCACCATATGGTTTAAGTAAAAAAGTTATTCATAATTCTATAAAAGAAAAAGAAAATTTCTTTGACATTAGAATATTTGCGGTATTTGATGAAAACGAAATGGAGACTCGATTTATAAAATCAAACATTCTGAGATACATCAAAAAAGAACCTTTAAAAGTTTTCGATAATAAAGAAATGGATTTTTTTTATTCGGAAGACTTTACAACGTTAGTAAAACATTATATTTTTAGTGATAGTAATAAATTACCAAAGACATATGAATGCACATATGATAAAACATATAAAACAATTGAGATTGCTGAGATGATAAATAATCTAAGTAGTTATTCATTACCCATTGTGATTGATGGTGAAAATTCGACACCATATAAAGGTCAGTTTGTTGATTTGGGTATTGAATATGTTGGTTTAGAAAGAGGTATAAACAAAGTATATGAGAAATTAAAAAATAAAGATGAACAATAATTTAACCATAGTAACAGGATTGTGGAATATAGGTAGACCCGGTAGGGATTTCTCTCACTATATAGAACACTTTAAAATGTTCTTGGATATTCCTCAAAACTTATTTATTTACATTCCCGCGGAATATGAATATTTGGTTTGGGAAAAAAGGACAAGAGAAAACACCTATGTTAGGATAACAGAACTTGAGGACGTTAAGAATTTATATAGTCCTTTTTGGGATAAAACACAACAAATTAGAACAAACCCTGATTGGTTAAATCAAGCTGGTTGGTTATCGGGTTCACCCCAAGCGGTATTGGAGTATTATAATCCAATTGTACAATCAAAAATGTTCATGTTAAACGACGCATCCATTTGGAATCCGTTTGACACTGAGTATTTCTTTTGGTTGGATGCGGGAATAACAAATACTGTTCCACATACCCATATAACTGAAAATAACATTTTAGATAAGTTACCACAATATGGTAATCCTTTCTTGTTTTTAAGTTACCCATATCAAGCCGAAACTGAAATCCACGGATTTACTTTTAGTGAGATGAATAAGATTGCACGTGCGAACGTAGAATACGTTTGTCGAGGTGGTTTATTCGGTGGACACAAACAACAAATACACGAAGCAAATGCAACATATTATTCAATGTTGACTAATACATTGAATACTGGTTACATGGGTACAGAGGAAAGTATCTTCACTTTGATGTCATATAATGAACCTCATTTGTATAAAAGGTTTGAGTTGGATGGTAATGGTTTGATTGTTAAATTCACTCAAGCGGTTATTGATGAAAAAGTAGATATTGTTGCACCTAAAATAACTGAATCCCAAAAATTTATTAAGTACACAGATAGGGATGTTGAAAAGGTTAAAACAAACCTATATGTCTTAACATTTAATTTCGCTGAACAGGTTCTACACACCATTGCGTCAATGGAAAAGACACCTGATTGGTTGAATAGACCTCATTTGGTTTTACTTGATAATTCAACAACCGAAGAAGCTCGAGACAATAATAGAGAGATTGCGGAGCATTATAAATTTGAGTACATTAGTTTAGGTGGTAACACCGGAATTTGTGGTGGTAGACAAGCAGCCGCAGAACATTTTCATAATTCTGATGCCGATTTTATGTTCTTCTTTGAAGATGATATGACGGTTAATCCTCCTGAAATTGAAGGTCAATTCTGTAGAAATGGTTTTAGAAAATACATCCCAAATCTATATAATTTGGTTCACAGAATAATGTTGAAGGAACAATTTGATTTCTTAAAATTATCCTTCACTGAGGTGTATTTTGATAATGATAAACAATGTTCTTGGTACAACGTACCTCAACATATTAGAACAAGAGATTGGCCACATTATGACAAATTACCCGTAACAGGTTTGGACCCTAATGTACCATTAACAGAGTTTAAGAATATTAGAAGTATGGATGGTTTATCGTATATAGATGGTGAAATCTATTACGCAAACTGGCCAATGATTGTTAGCAAAGAAGGTAATTATAAAATGTTTATTGAAACCACATGGGCACATCCGTATGAACAAACTTGGATGTCGTATATGTATCAATTAACAAAAGAAAATAAACTAAAACCGGCGGTGTTATTAGCATCTCCGATTTGGCACGATAGAATTAAACACTATCAACCCAACGAAAGAAGAGAAAATTAATTTTATGAAAATTGGAGTCATAGGTATCGGTGTTGTAGGTCAAGCCATCAAAGATGGTTTTGAATACATAGGACATGAAGTATCTGCATATGATATAAAAATGCCTGAGACAAAAATAGAAGATGTTTTAGGTTGTGAAATCACTTATTTAACAGTGAGCACATTAATCGGTTTAAATGAGGAATGTGATTTGACAGCAGTGAATAGTGTTGTTGGTCAATTGAATGATTTAAACTACACAGGATTAATTGCAATTAAAAGCACGGTAGAACCGGGAACCACGGATAAACTAAAACTACAATATTCAAATTTGAGGTTTGCATTTGTACCTGAGTTTTTGAAAGAACGTTGTGCATTCAATGATTTTGTTTTTAACAATAATATTCTTGTTGTTGGTGTAGATAATGACTCGGATTATGATTTAATAGTTGAAAGTCATGGTACTCTTCCTGTACATAGAGTCAAAATGAAAACTGTTGAAGCCGAGTTAATGAAATATTTCTCAAACACCTATAAAGCAACTAAAATAACATTTGCAAATTCATTTCACCGAGTGTGTCAACACTTTGGTGCAAATTACGGAGCAATAAAAGATGCGTTTTTATTTCATGGTGTTGGAGAAAGTCATTATTTGAATGTTAATGACGAATTTGGTGGATATGCTGGTGTATGTTTACCTAAAGACACAAAGGCAATGAAGGTTTTGTGTGATAAGTACAATATCGATGTAGAAATTTTCAAATTCATAGATAAAGAAAATGATAAATTCATAAAAAAAGTCCCAAAAGGGATGAGAAAGTAAAGTGAAAATATTAGTAACAGGGGCTGCAGGTTTTTTAGGTTCTCATTTATGTGATTCACTTCTTTCCAATGGACATCAAGTTGTTGGTGTCGATAATTTTTTTAGAGGTAAGAAGTCTAATATACCAATCCACGAAAATTTTAGATTTTATGAATTAGATTTAAGGAATTTAAGTCAGACAAAAATTATTATGGATATTGAGTATCCCGAGATTGTTGTTCATTATGCCGCAATAAATGGTACAAAATATTTTTACGATATTCCATATAAAGTTTGTAATGACAATATCGTTTTAACTCAGAATATACTAAGTTCTTGTGGTAGTTCTGTTAAAAAAGTGGTATATGCATCATCTTCAGAAGTATATGGACCAGAACCCAAGGTACCAACTAAAGAGAGTGAATATATTATTTTAGATTCTATGGCCGATAGAGATTCTTACGCATCATCTAAAGCCATAGGCGAATATTTGGTTAGATTATGGGCTAAGGAAAACGATAAAGATTATTTAATTGTCCGTCCATTTAACACATATGGCCCAAGAATGGCAACAAATGGTTATGGTCAAGTAATACCCGAATTTATCGAAAGAATTAAATCAGGTGAACCTTTTTATTTGTTTGGGGATGGTAAACAAACTCGTTCTTTTTGTTATGTAAGTGACCACGCTGAAATCATGACACAATTAATTGAAAACACCAACAATAAAATTTTAAATATCGGTTTTGATGAAGAAATAACAATTGGAGAACTATCCAAAATTATTCATGAAATCATGGGTGTTGAATTTAATGTTTCATATAAGGAGGCGTGGAAAAACGATACAAAGTGGAGAAAACCCGATTTAACTGAATTAAAAAACTGTACAAATTACAATAATTTTGTAATTTTGAGGGACGGAATTAAAAAAATGTTAGAGTAATCTAATATTTAATAAAAACAGACTTTAAGTCATAAGTATTTTAATACACCCTTATGGACCCCGATAGTGATACGAAAACTGAGACACAAGGAGACGAGATTGACCCTTTATCGAGATACATCACTAATGCTAGCGATGTTTTTTCTCCCATTCGGGTACGACGCTTTATTCAAGTTATTGATGGAGGTCACTGGTTCGTATTGGGTTGCAGATATAATTTTTTACTGCATTTCAGGATGTTTTTGGTTATCCTATATTTTATTTTCACGAAAAGTTAAAAATAAAATTTAATCCTCATCAGGTTTTAGTTTCATTTCTAACAACCTAAAACACTCCATAAATCCTTGTTCTTCTATTGATTCTCTATTTGTTTGGGAATCTTGGCACGGGTAAAATATTTTACCCTCATTTAATGAAACACTGTAAACCCAGTTGTTTTTAGTCATCATTTCAACAGTCAAATAGATACCGTTTTTATCAAAAAATTTGTATAATTTTTTAATATCATAGTAATGCAATATGGATAAACACGGTAAACCCACATTTGGGAACATCATTTTTGCGAAGACATCCAGTGCTCTCGGGTACAAATATTCTATAGTATACCAATCCATCATACCAGTAATTATATCAATTAATAAGTTATTTGTATATATAGTATAGGATAAATTAAAGAGAAGAGAATATTTATAAGTATGGATTTTTTAGGTGATAATAAAAAAGAAAAAATTTCGGACTTTGTCAAATTCGTTAAAGAAGAACTTGACTTAGAAAAATGTCCCGTTATCGTCCTACAAAATGGAAGAGGTAAATTAAAAACTACCGCAAGTTATAATCACTCTAAAGAACCTCAAGTGGTTCGTATCAACGTTAAAAACAGAGCCCTTGTGGATATTTTAAGAAGTATAGCACACGAAATGGTACACCATAAACAATATGAACAGGGTAGATTGAAAGTACAACCACCCGATATTGGAGGTGAAATTGAAGATGAAGCAAACTCTAAAGCTGGACAATTCATTAAAATGTTCTCAAAAAAGGACAACACCATATACGACGAATAAAATGAAAATCATAATTTCTGAAAAACAATACAAATTAATATTTGGGGATAATCAATTGGATGAACAAGGTGACGACCCATCTGCAGCACAACCAACAAGTGGTGTTGGTAGTTCAGGTAGTAAACAAGGATATCCTGAAGTGGGTAAATGGGAAAGTGGTGTGACAAGAGGGCCAGGTAATCAAGTTGGTGTGACCAAATGGTCAGATGTTGTTGGTTCACTTTTGAAAAGAAGTAAAGGTAATCCACTTAAATAAATCAAATATCTGTGATATTTATATTATAAAGTTCAAAATAAATGGTTTTTGATGTAAGTAAAGATAAAAGATACCTACAACTAGAAAATATGGTTGTGGATTTAGAAACGGGTCTAAAGTTTACTTTAGATTCTGCACATCCGGCATTTATTTGTGAAATGTTTAAGAGTCAATTCGCGTACAGTTACAAACACAAATTAATAGAAAATAATGAATTGTTTCGTAAGATGAAACAATTAATTTACCCGTTAATAAGCCACGATAAAGGTATAGTTTCGGAGTATGAAGTTAGATATGGAATGAATTTAATCTATGAATCTTCAGAAACTTTTAGTTTATCTACGTATAAAACAATAATAGAGTCTTGGGATTTCGTAAAAACCAAAATGTTAGACATGTTACCAATAACACCAAATGATTTGGTGGAAGGTTGGCTTGGAGATACTTGGGATGGAATTAAATCAGTTGCGGGTAAAGTTTGGGACAGTGTTAAGGATGCCGCTAGTTGGGTTTTAAATAAAGGTTTACCATGGTTTTTCGAACAACTAGAAGGATTCTTATTAAATCCAGTCACCATCGGTATTGAAGTAGCGTTAAGTGCTATCGGTGTTGGTAAAATCGCGGGGGCAATCTTATGGGGTGCTCTTGGTATTTGGAAAATATATCAGTTAGCTACAGGAAAACTTAAAGACGATATTTGGAGTTATTTAGATATCGGCGTTTGTTTACTTGGATTACTCGCTACAGGTGGTGCTGCTAAGGCACTTAAAGCAGGAATTAAATCAACGGGTAGAAGTATTGCAAAATTAGCAAAACTACCAGGTATTAAACAATTAATACAATTATTGGCTAAAGGTGTTAGTTTCATTGGTAACATGATAATGAAACCAATTCAATGGTTAACAAAAACTTTTGGTGGACCTAAAATTAATCAAATGGTAAACACAGCTAAAAGCAAATTAGATAAAATTGTTGAAACATTGACAAACACTTTTAATACCGCAACAAAGGGACCTGGAATCATTAAAACCGCTAAACAGGGTGTAAAAACAGATATTGTAAATCCTTTAAAAACCGCATTTAAAGGTGGTAAAACAGCTGCAGAGCTCGAAAGGGCGGCATTTAAAGGTGCTAAGTGGGGAGTTGGGTCTTATGGTTTATTCGGTGGGGCGGAAAAATTAGGTAACTACTACGCGGGAAAAAAAGAAGGAGAAAATGTCCAACAATTAGGTACAGCAATGTCTACAAGAATAGACGGTGATGTTGACCAAATAATTAAACAATATGAAAATCAACCAAAATAAAAAATAAGAAAAATTAAAAAATGGAAAACAAAGACACATTACTGATTAGAAAGTTCATAAATCTTGTTGAGTCTTATGAAGTAAAAGATAACATCGAAGAGGAAACCTCATTAGAAGAAGGTAGAGAACAAGGTTTTAAGGAATTATTAATGGCCTTTACCAAATCAGGAGAAGAAGCTTTAGGTGTACTACGTAACATAAAATTCTTAAAAAACGCAAAATCTGTTGATGAGGCAATCGCTTTAATAAATAAAGCATCTCAACAAGAATTAAAAGTTGCAATGAAAGAATTTATTCCCTCATTAAAGGGTTCAAATAGAATTAAATTTATCAATTCAATTGTTAAAGGAAATTTTGCAAAAAATATTGAGAGAGCATTGTCATTGGCCCAAAAAGGTAATCCTGAAGCCCTTAAAGCGGTTTCTAAATATTATACGGAAATGGGTATTACCGGTAAAGAATTTGCCGAATTAGCCTCTAAAGCCACAGGTAGAAAGACCGCAGAAATAACAAATCTTTTAAATAAAGGTGTTGCGGATGCTAGTAAAACCGTTAAAACGGGTGCCGAGGCTGGTAAAGCGGCAACCACTACAGTTAAAGATGCTGAAAAAACGGCAGCTGAAATTGCGAAAATTGAACAAGGTCAAAAATTAATAGTGGGTGGTGGTAAAAAATATCATGAATGGTTAAAAAAGATTATGGACCAAGGTAAAAAAACCACTAAAATTGTTATTGAAAACGGTATTAAAAAAGTCCGTGTTTCTAAACAATTAATCCAATGGGCATTATTGGCTGGTGGTGCTTATATGTTATACTCATATTTTACCGATTCTGATGGTAGTGATGTTATCGTTGAAGACGAGGGTGGAAACGTAGTGGACCCAAATCTAACAGACGGAATGGCGGATTGTTTGAGAAACTTAGTGGATAAAGGTATGGGACAATTAACTACAAGTGGTAGTGGAGGTCCTGTCGTAGTTGTTAAAAAAACTGGTAATCCCGAATATGACAATTTAGGTGGTTTAGGATTCTTTATGAATGGTAGAGTATGGACCCTTGACTTCAAAACAAAAAGAGGTTCATGGACATGTAAAAATAATGTGGTTCAACCAATTCCTGAAATGGAAATGAATGAAGCACCATCTGAATTAGCAAATGACGTTGATAGAATGATTGATTATTTGGATTTTCCAGTATCAGGTGATGATTTACAAAATGCAAAAAATTTATTACAGAAATACGTAAATAATGGTCAAGGTAAGAAATTTTTAGAAATTTATAATAGGTCGGGATTAATGGATTATCCATTAAAAACTACTTTAGATTATATCGCAACATTTAAAGCTTCATCAGTTGAAGCAAAACAAGACATGTATGATATGATTAAAAAAATTGAATCAGGTAAAGGTGGTGGTGAACAAGGTGGTGGTACCGCTGACTTATCAGGTATTTCAATTACATGGGATGGTGATAAACCCCCTGTACCAGTTCCACCTGTACCAGTTCCACCTGTACCACAACCTGAAAAATATAGATATTGTGATAAATTCCCATTCACATTTGGTTGTAAAAACCCAAAAATCCAAGACGTACAAAGATGTTTAGGTATGGAATCAAAATATCAAACAGGTAACTTTGGTCCATTGACCTTATCTGTAATGAGAAATAAATTTGGTATGGACGTTATCGACGAACTTACTTATAATGGTATAATGACTAAATGTAAGGGTGGTACACCAACCCCTACAACAGGCACCACAACGACCACAGGTTCAACAATAACCCCACCAAAACCAGCTGAACCAACCAAACCAACTGAACCAACTCAGACCGAACCCGCTAAAGTGGCTAGTGCAACAAAAACAACAACTTTAAATCGTGAGTCTTGTAAATCTTTATTTAAAACTATCGATGAGAGAGACCAACAACAAGGTGTTGCAACAGCATCAAAAACTGAAAGACAACAATTACAATTCTGTTTACAACAATATAATTTTGGTATAGGTACGGGGGCCAATAGAATGAAAAGTAGATATGGTTTAACCCCGTCAGGTGGTGATAGAGGTATTAGATAAAATAATTAACAATGGAATTAAGAAAATACATAAACGAAACTTTACTTGAGGAAAGAGAAAGAAAATTACATTCTTCGTATGATGAGTTAAATGACATCAGAGATAAAGAGTATTTTCTTGAACGTTATTTTTTCATCACATCAAATCTTTTGAATGAAGGTTATTCAATTGAAGAAGTTGAATCTGCGATTCAGGGAGTTGAGAATCCTCTTTCGAATGTAGATATTAGTGGTAATTTATTAAGTGCTGGTGGTTCTCAAATTAAAGAATATGTGATTAATGTATTATTAACATATGTTTTTGGTGGGAAAAATCAGGGAATAATAACGACAATATCGGTAGTGTTCGCTGATTACGATGTGAGAGATATATTATTACCATTCAAGGACATGTCAAATTGCTCAACTCATATGCCAAAAATGATTGATAGTGTTTTAGAAGCGTTATCAAGATACATTGCTGGTAGTACCATTGGTGTTGATAGAAATAATTATGGTCTTGACTTAGGTGGTATTGCTTCGGGATACGCGGGTAACATGTTCGGGGAAGTAATTAGAGATTCCAACATGGGAGAGACCATTGCAGACAAACTTTGTAAATTTATTCACTAATGAAACTTACTAAAAAACAAATATTAGAAAATAGACAAGTATTGAAGGAGGACACTCTTGAAAATATTTTAATGGTTGCAGGTTTTGTCCCTATTATCGGTGAAATCGCCGATATAATTCTAATCATTAGATATATCTACAAAAAAGAGTATATCTACGCAGGACTTATGTTAATCGCTTTAATACCAACAGTTGGTGATTTCATTGTAAAACCATTTATCAGAGTATTAAAAGGTGCTGGTGTTGCTGGAAAAACCGCAATGAGAAGTAGTGATGATTTAGTAAAATATTTGATGCAAAATCCAAGTGCAAAAGAACAATTTTTAAAGATGTCAAAACACTTTGATGATGCCGGTGTAAAACAAACCATCAATGCGGTTGGTGGTATTAATAAGTCATGGGCACAAAAAATGTCAGATGGTATTGGTTCATTAAAACAAACCGCATCAAAATTAAGACCCGTACAGTTAACACAGAGAATTGGTAAAGAAATTGCAAGTCAACAACCTGCAGGGTACCTTAAAATGTTAACAGGTAAGGGACCAGTTGCAACAGGAATGAAATCTTTTTTTAGAGATGAAAAATTGGCTCAATATGTTGCAAAAAAAGGTATGGAACCAAGCAATTGGTTGAGTAAATGGTGGAATGTAACAAGAGCGGGTAGACAATCAAGACGAGACATGTTTAGGTCGATAGTTGCTTCGAGTGAAGTTGCTAAAATGTTCGGGTTACCTGATTTAAGTATGAATCAATTAGATGATATGATGAACAATGAACAATTTAGAACCGCGTTGGCTAATGACCCTCAAGTCAGTCAATACATTGCTCAGAATACAAATCCCCAAGATTTAAGTCAAATTGAATCACAAGAACAAGGTTCAGGATTCAACCCACTTTCAGGTGTTATTGGTATAGGTTTGTTAAAAACTTTAGCCAAAAGATACGTATAATTTAAGATTACGAGATATTTATAATTAGAGTCAAATGGTTTGGTCGCCATGAGATGATAATCAGACTAAAAACGAAAGGAGGTATCCACATCTCGGCAAGGGGGTCTTAATCGACTCCTTTGTTCGTTATATACCCCTCATTTATTTATCCTTGATAAATAATATCTCCATTCATATATTATATCATGGCACTTCCTTGTCCAATGTGTAAAAATCCACTCGGATTAACTTTAGAGTTTATTATTAAACATCCTGTTTCCGCTTGTCCACATTGTAAAACAATTTTAGATTTTACAGTGAATGAAGAGATTAAAAAAACATACACTGAAGCGATGAACGAAATTGATAAAATCAAAAAACAATATAAAGGTTTGGTCAAATTTGGGTAAACGATTTTACCATTACTCATGATATTTATTGTTATATAAATTAACTAAAAAAACAAAATTATGGCAGGAATTGCAGACCAATTTGTGGGTCTTCCTATTGAAGACTTAATCGTGTCCCCAATTGTCGGTATGGCTAAAGGACAAGCGAAATTAAATGAAGTTACTTGGAGATACATCTCTGAAGTTGCATTTGAAAAAGATAAGGACGGTAACACTACCGCTCGTTCATTGGATGTTGAAATGAATAGAGTTGTAACAAACGGTGATACAGGTCAACAAGAAATTCAAAAATTATACAATAAAGTTCCAATGTTACCATTGGTTCCACTTCCGGCTTTAGCAATCACTTCTGCCGACATTGGATTTACAATGGAAGTTAAAACTTCAGAAACATCTCAAGAGAGTTCTGATAGTGAATCATCATATTCTGCGACAGCATCTGCTAGTTGGTGGGGTATGAAATTCTCAGCAACTGTTGCAGGTAAAGTTGCCACTCATAAGGAAAACACAAGAAGTACAGATAACTCAGCTAAATATGAAGTTAAAGTTCACGCAGAACAATTACCACCAACTGAGGGTATGTTAAAGTTGTCTGATTATCTTACTCAGATGTTAGAACCATCTTTGATTCCTTTAACGGCAGACCCAAGTAAATAAGGTATTTGATTTTGTCAAAAAATTGTGTTATATTTAATTAACATAATTTTTAATAATGTCAAAATTAAATATTGAAGAACTTATTGGTGGTCTTTTAGAGGCGGCTATGGTTGCCCAAAGTATTAGTGAAAGACAACACATTGATAATTTAAAAAATTATTTCAATGAAGATGGTACACCAATAACAACAACTTTTAAAGTTGGGGAAAAAGAAATAGTGGTTCCTTATTATATTTTAGCGGACCATTCTTCAATTGGGTTAAACGAATTGGATGTCGAATTTGACGCCAGACTTCTTTTTGACGATGATTCATGTGATGTATCAAATTTAAAAAAATCACTTTTAGGGATTTTTAAGAAAAAAGATTACAAACACAATATCAGAGGAATAAAAGTTGACTCAGGTAAAAATATTGACGACTATGGAATGGCTAAGATTAAAGTAAAATTTAAATCAGATGACAAACCTGAAGCGGTCAGTAGAATCATAGATGGTTACATTCAAAATATGTCTGAACCAAATATTAATCCAACAAAACAATAAAAAAGGGGACCTTTAGGGTCCCCTTCTTATTTGGTGGAGGTGGCGGGTTTCGAACCCGCGTCTTGCTCATCATACCATAAATGGACTACACGTTTATTTGGTTATTCACAACCAACAAATATTTGATTTCATACACAGAAAAACAACAAACCTGTTCCTGACTATAATTTAAAGAGACAGTCAGGCCATTCTCCTAACACTCTAAGTGGTATTACACTGTAAGGACTTCTGTTCCAAGGTTATGTGTCCACCGACCCGTTAGTTACTGCCGATTAGGCAGCAACTTTAGAAGTTGCAAGAAGACCTGCTACTTCCATGTTGTTGTAAACGTTGCCGTTTGAATTTTTCCACCGTAGATTTAAGTCGTAGATGAAGTCCGACTACGTGCCCATTTAGGATATCAATGCCAATCGATTCCATACACCCCCATAAATCAAAGAACGAAACAAAGATAATTAATTTTCTTCGTCTACGTATGTAATTGTAAAATTACCATTATTTTCTGTTAAATCAAAAACTAATGGTTTATTTGTTGGTTTATATCTTTCAGTACAAATTGATGCATTTGCAAAAGTAATACCATCTACCTCAACACCACCATAAGCACCGTGTATATGTCCAAAAACATGTAATAACGGTCTTATTTCAAAAACTCTACTTCTTAGTAATTCACATCCTACTTGTAAATTTGTGGGAGTAAAGTCTCTAATACCGTGTGGAGGTCCATGGGTAATTAAAATATCCGTATTATCAGGTATATCCGCCCATCTTGATGCCAAAACTTCACCATTTCTCGGTAAGTTAAAAGCCCAATCGTAAAATTCGGGTTGCCACGGACTACCGTATATTTTTATTGGTCTTGAAAATTCAGAACTCACAATCTCTAATTCACTATCTTCCAAATATGTCACATTGTGTTCTGTTAAAATATTTGGGTCGGTATAAAGATTCAACCATGAAGGTTCTCTTTCAAATGCAAAATCATGATTTCCTGCAATAAAAATTTTATGACTAAATCCCCGAATATTTTGGAACCAAGTAATAAACTCGCGAACATCATTTTCTTCACCAATATTTGTACAATCACCAGAATGTATTAATATATCACCATTCGGTATGTCGTGTGACATATACGGATGTAAAGAGTGGGTATCGGATATACAAACTATTCTCATATATTGTAAATATATATAAATTATTTTATTTAAAAAAGGGGTCAGTTTCCCAACCCCTTACTTAATAGGACGACCGGTTTTTCGGTACGACTCCACCACTTAGTTTTTTAAAACTAAGAAAAGTTTTTACTTAGAACTGAGTAATTTTTCAATTGCCTCTAATTCCATTTGTGCTCTTAATTCAGGTGAAATAATTGCGTTCAAACGAGATTCTAATTCGGCGAGTTCTTTACGTTTTTCTTGAACTGAAATTTGATTCACTCGAGTTTGAAAATCGTCTTTCCATTCCTCTACTGTAAATCCTAACCAAGTGAAATTGTAATCAACTCCAAGCTCTTTCGCAGCACTTTCAGATTTATCACGTCTTTCCATTAAGAAAGCGTACATTTCTACGAGTTTACGAACATCAGTCACTAATGGAATTGATGTCCTGTCATGTGCAGAATTTGCTGAGAATCCGAAATTACAACTTGTTTTCCAACAAGGTCTTTCCGCCTTTTCGATTGCTAATTTTTTTTCTTGTACGAGGTCAAACAATTGTTTAACTTTTTCGTCGGTTGTTGTTTTTGCCATTTTTGTTGTTTTAAAATGTTGTTAATTTGTTGTTTATCATTGTTTCACATGAAACAATTAGGAGGGGTGGTAGGATTCGAACCTACGACCACGAGGTTAACAGCCTAAGAAGTAACTTAGCTTATAGCCGTATTAACAGAAATTAAACCAGTAATACGTGCTCTACCAACTGAGCTACACCCCTCATATAAAAACCAGAAATTGAATGAGTAAAATCGTATAATAAAGGATAGAAGTAACTACACTCATAGCCGGTAAAGAAGTTAGATGGAAATATGACTTGTAATAAATCACCCTCTTTCGAGGATAATTCAGGAATCGAACCTGAGTTAACCAGCTAGAAGTAACAAGGTCAATAGCCATCAATGTTTTTATCAAAGAACTAAAGTAAATGGAAAATGTATCAGTAATCGGTTTTGAGTTGAAGTCAAAGATAGAAGTAACTGAATACGTAGCCATTAAAATGGTTGACGGAAAGAGTACGGGTGGTTTTACATCCAATTGTATTTTATAGAAGTAACCCAATACATAGCCGTCTAAGAAGTTATGTGGAGATTGTGTGTCTAACGTTGTATCTGATAGTTGTATGTTAGAAGTAAGACGTTTGCACCGATACTTTCACCTTCTCTAAGACCTAAAATAGTACCACTCCGTGATTTCTATAGTAGGTAAACGTTATCCTCTCAGTGACTCACATAGCCACATATAATATTTTTTAGTAAGGAAGGGAACGAGCTTCACTACATTTTTATGTTAACCATTTACGCCTGATTAACCCCTATTACAAAATTTCAAAGAACTTAGTGGGTGATATTACACACCCATTAATTTTCCTGTTTCCTCATAAGAGTAACAGAAGTCCTCGTACTTGAAGTGTACGTCGACATTTTCATCAAGGGTAACTTGTTTTCCTCGACCTTCTACGTGTAGAAGAATAAGGTCATAAACACTTACTTTTGGTAATTCAGCGTATTGTTGAATCACTTTAAGAGTGTGTTTGAAGTCACCTCTTGCGGTAACGAAACCTGATGAATCAATATCCAACATGATGTACTCCTTAGTTTCAAGGTCAATAATAGAAATCAATGTGTTTGACGACGCTGATTCCAATGATTGACAATTTGAAATTGTTTCAGGTAACCATGTTTTGTTTGATTCAGGGTGTTCTCGTTCCATGATACCAAAAGACGTTTCAAGTGAACTCAAAGTACCTCCATTGAAGTTTCTCACATCAATGACTGCATATTTGAATCCTCTTTTCAATGCATCTTGAATATCAATGTCGATGTACTCGGCACAAGGACCCTGTCTATGTCTCACATCCCCTGAGTGACAAGATTTACCAACTCTCAAGTTACTGAAAGATAGTACTTCTGACACCTTTTCACCAACAAACGTAACACTTAAATCCAAGTCTTCGCTACCACGTTTATCCATCCAATGAACAAACGGTCTGATAACTTTTGCATCAGGGTTATCGAGTGGAACTCTTTGACCTCTGATTGTTGGTTTAGTTGAGAAGTTCATACTTCTCATGTTGGTTGGTAAAGGAATTTTTTTCAATTCCTCATCAATCCAACAGTTACCTAAAGATTCCATTACCGAAAACTTATCTCTAAGTGTTTCGAATAATTTAGAGTGGATGGTTTCCACAATCTCTTTAGGGATTGCTGGTAGTGATGGTAATGTGGTACGTTTTCTCGCCCCTTTTATCATAATAGACCTATTATCCATAGGTTCAGTACGATTTTCAAAGTGAGTGTAAACTTCAAACAATACTTTGTTTGATGTACCTTTTACCGCTTCTCCGAAGAACTTCATAATCAGTTCAATATCTTTTGGATATGTACGAACCAACCAATCCATTCTACGAGAGAACTCACCAGGTCTTTGAGACAAAACTCTCAAACCATTCTCTAATCCTTTATTGAAACCTTCGTTAACAAGTGCGAACCAAGATTTAACTTTCTCGTTTCGGATTTTGTTGAAGGCCTCGAAAGACTTAGGGAATTGGTTTTTATATTCACCCGGGTGTAATATTTCACCTAAACGTACCCAACGTTGGTCTCTTAAAACCATTTCACGTGGGTCACAGTTTGTGTTCTCCAGTAAACCCAAGATGTATTTTCTCTCTTTACGAGAGAATTTCTTGAATTTAAACTTTTCTCTTTCAGGATTCGTAATCCTTTGGGTGGTCCATACACTTGCCCTAATTTCCTTTTGAGGAACTTTTGGTAAACTAATATCACCACCTGAAAGATGAACGGCGATTCTTAACACATCGGTTGAAGTCTTAACTGGTAATCCCGAGATTCCCATTGCCGCCAATGTACACAAATTCTCTTTGAATGGAATTGTGTCAGGGAAGACTAATGTTTCACCGCTCTCAACAAACCATTTAACAATCTCAAGGTCTTGAGGAGTTAACGATGTGTTTATTGACACTAAGTCAGTGAAGATTTTTGAGAATCTTTCCGAAGTACCATACTTAATCAAGTTGTATTTGATTTTCTCAAACTTGATTTCTTTTTCGTAAGTATGGGTAGATGGTTCCCATTGACCGTTACTCCAATAATGAATGATTGCATTCATGTACAATTCGAAGTCGGACATAACCATCACTTCTTGTGGGAAGTTTTTATATAAAGGTTGGTAATTACGTTTACCTCCCATTACATTTTTCAAATGATTCAACACTTCATCATTGAAGTTTTGAATAAACGATAAATCTGATTTGGCTAATGCGAAGAAAGCGTCTTCGTCTAACATGTAACCCCATTGCATTAGGTGGGATTGTACGGTTGCTACAGCGATTCTGTTATCTTGACCGTCGTTTGGTGAACACACCAAATTCTTTTGAAATGCAACTAAATTTCTTGTTGTCATAAATGTCGTATTAAATGTATTATTTATTGTTGTGGTACAAAGATACAAAACTTTTTTTAAAAAACAAGTATTTTTGTAATTTTTTTTAAAAATATTTTTTTTTGTTGTGGTCCCGACGGGATTTGAACCCGTGACTATCGGTTTTAGAGACCGTAATGTTACCGCTACACCACGAGACCGTTTGTGATTGATGGTGGTCTATCACCTCGACTTTCGACTGATACAATTTTACGTGTGCCCCACTTGGTCTATTTGTCACTGTCACTTTTCAATCACAATTCAAAAGTAGATATTAATTAAGATATCTCCAAATCATTTTGAAGATTTTTTTCATAATCTTCTTTTTTTGTTTTTTTCTTTGGGACATATCCTCTTTCTAAACGTTTTTTGTTGACCCATTTTTTTAATCTCCTATCTTTACGATAGTTTACCAATTCGTCGGATGTTTCAACATACACCTTCATAATTTCATCAAAAAGTTTAGACTTTTCTTCATTAGTCAATTCTCTTCTTTGTTTCATACCTTCAAACCACTCTTTTGAATATGGTTTGTGTTTGATACCTAAAAGATTATGAATCTTGTTCGAGAAAGATGATTTAATCATCATTGTTGGGTTGTGTTTTGTATTTTTCATTTTTAAAAAATTTTAGCTGTTATTATGTTATTGTTTTCCTCAATTTCCAAATTTGCTTTGAATTTTATACTCCCTTTGGTATGAGGGTTATCGGGAGTTTCTTTTGTTGAGAATCCCACACCCGGTGAGACATCAACATGATGAACATAATAAGTGTCGCCCCGACATTTCACAACCCACATTGGAATCGTCGGATTTTCCAAGTGTTTCTTGTTGAAGTGAAAAATAATTTCACATTTTTTGTTAATCTACTTCATAATTTTTAAGATTAAATTGTTTATTTATTATATTCCTTTAAGGATAAAGGCAATGATGATGTGAATCTTTTTGTTTCCTCGGTTTCGAGAAAGCAAATAGATGTTAATTGATTCCCGATATCGGGTTCAATGAAATGAGATACAGGTATTCCTGAATCTTCTAACCTAAAAAGTAATTGTTGTAATTTTTCTTCTGAATCGATGGATAATGAAATCAGATAACTGTTGTTCCATCGTTTCGACAATTCGGGGTGTTCTAAAATGAACTGAGAGATTGCATGTCCCGATTGTGCAATTTGGTACCCGGGTTTTAAGTCTTTACGGGTTACGACTACAAGTCTGTTAATCTAGTTTTTTCTCATGACTATAAATATTACATTACAAAGATAAAAGGACTTTTTTAAAAAAACAAGCCCTCTTATCTTTTTTTTAAATTCTTACCAAATGGTTTGCACTGTAAGTCACCATAGCACCTGCGTGTTTGTATCTTACCTTGTATCCCATACCTTCAACCAAACCAACTGCTTGTCTCAAAACTTTGTTTGATTTATATCTTGGGTCGGGATTTAAATCTATATCAATCCATGTGGCTTTTGGTAAACCATTATTTCTCAAATGTTCGGCAACTTCAACAGCTTTCCAAACTTCGGTCATTAATCTACTTGATGTGTCTTTTTCAAATGGTGTGATATCTTTAGTACATAGTACGTGTGCACCTTTACCTGTTGTGTAAAGAGCAATAACCACCCCGTAAACTGTTTTTGAATTACTAAATGATTGTGAATCCGAACCAATTAATATCTCAACATCAGTTTTATCAACCAAATAATCTTTGATGTAACCAATAACGTCAGTTATGGGTGTTCCGTACAATGTTCTAAATTTTGTCATATTACATATTATTCTACTTATAAGTATTTTGCGGAAAGTGAGGGGCTCGAACCCTCGCGCCGATTACTCGACCTAACGGTTTAGCAAACCGTCCCCTTCACCAACTTGGGTAACTTTCCTCTCAACATATTGGTTTTTTCTGTTGTACTTCCAAGTTCTGTACTCACGTACTTTAAAGATTGGAATTGTCTTGTTGGGATTTTTGTAACCTCTTCTCCATCGTGGATAGAAGTTGTACCCCTCATCCCAATAAAGGGGATACCATTCGTTTAAAGAAATTAGGTGGTAATCCCTACCACATTCTGCGTTTTTGAGCTTAGCTCTGTTTCTGTGTTTTGACATATTCTATTAGTGTTACCTAATAGAAGTCTCTTTCTTTTTTCATAATTTAAAAATTTTGTTGTCCCGCAAGGATTCGAACCTCAATTCTCTGGACCAAAACCAGATGTGCTGCCGTTACACCACAGGACAATAATATCAAATAGATTTTCACTAACCCGATTTAGTGACCACTATAATGATTGAGCGAATAGTCAGAATCGAACTGACATCTTCAGATTGGAAGTCTGAAGTAATGACCATTATACGATATTCGCAAAAAGTAAACCCGGGCTCAACAAGCCGTTGTCGTACCAACGGAAGGGCCCTTTTTAAGGTTTACTTAGAGCAGAAAACGAGACTCGAACTCGCGACCCTCACCTTGGCAAGGTGATGCTCTACCAACTGAGCTATTTCCGCGGGAGTAGCCTTCCCATAACAGAGACTCAGTTGTGAGTTTTGGAGTTAAGGGTACGACTACATTTATTCTTTATTTTTTTCTTGCCATTCGTATGAAACCGTGTCTTCGGTAATAGGTCCACCTTTAGCCCATGTTTTACATGTTCTTGCTGAATGACATTTAAAATGATGCATCCAACAGTAACCTAATCTACCGCTGTCATCAGAAACAGAACCCGGCATACATTCATCCATTCTTGGTGAAATATCAAAAGCAACACAATTACCACATAGTGATTTTTTTGCTGCCTCAACAGTTGTATCCCAATCGGATGCAACCATTTCCCAATAATCTCCCGGTTCATCAATATTAAGTGGACCATATTTAATATAATCTGCCTTTATTGATTTATCTCTGTTTTTGGTGTTTAATTCCAAATCTTGAGTTGGTTTTGGACATTCCATTTCGGCTTCCGATAACAACCTTTTATTTAATCTTTCGATAAGTTGTTTTTTCTTTTTTAATTCTATTCCCATAGTTTTTTATATATAAATATCTCTGTGGTCCCTCACGGGCTTGAACCGTGGGCCTACTGATTATGAGTCAGTTGCTCTAACCAACTGAGCTAAGGGACCATATCGTTCAAATCGACGATAATTTATTTTATCGGTTATTTAACCGATAATTGGTAGTGATGACGGGATTTGAACCCATAACCTTGACTGTATAAGAGTCCTGCTCTCACCAATTGAGCTACACCACTGAATCTAATTGAAATTCGATAATAGTAAACATGGCTTGTTCATCATCGTAAATTTTTATGTTTTCAGGTTCAATATTGTATGAACACATATCACAATCCCACAATGCGAACCTTAAACCTTTTTTAAATTCATCCATGTTTTGAACATTTAACAAACTCATGTAACACTCCAATGGATTTGGTAGGTATTTCCTTCCCAACATTTTATTGTGTTGATGGTATAAATCCCATTTCTCTTTATTGCCGTTTTCATCAACACCATTCCATTCTCCACCGTGTTTTGTTGTTGTATACCATTCGGTATCCAATCTTTCATTTTCTAAAGTATCTTCTTCAGAAACTTCAATCACGGTGCGAGATTGTATCATATCAGTAGAAAGAGTTGGTAGATATCTGTGAACAATTTCCAAACCAACATAATATCCGAGTTGATATTCGGGTGTTAATTTGTTTTTACGTTCAATTCTCTCTTGTTTCCATTTTTCTTTCATTTCAGGTGTGATGTTTGATAACATCTCTGAAATTATTTTATTTTTTTTCATAATGATATTTTTGTTGGAAGGGAGGGATTCGAACCCCCGTACCCAATGGGAGCAGATTTACAGTCTGCCGGTTTTAACCACTCACCCACCTTCCAATAACGGGTCCGATATCCGCGTTTCCATCTCACTCGGACCAACATGAGCTTTCGACGGGTTGTCCATTCTGTTGGATTCGAACCAACTTACTCGTCTCACATTCGGGTCAGTACTAACCAGGCGATGTGAGAGTCAAAGTGTTTTACCTCATAACACTAAGAATGAATTTGTACCTCAGGTCGGACTCGAACCGACACGACTTTCGCCACTAGTTCCTAAGACTAGCGTGTCTACCATTCCACCACCAAGGCCTATTGTAGGACATCGCCAAACCTACGGTGTTACTAGTATTGTACACCTTCGATGTTTCCATCAACGATTTTTTTGCTCCCCGACCAAGATTCGAACTTGGGACCTAACGGTTAACAGCCGTTTGCTCTACCGCTGAGCTATCGAGGAATTTTGTGTGTCTTCCCACACCTCCAAACTGTTCTCCATCATTCTACCTTATTTCTAAGTGGAGTGTGTACCTCCATTGGACTACTTTCCAAAACCTCAGTTAACGAGTGGAATCGAACCACATTCGAGATTAAGACAGGATTCGAACCTGTACGGATTTAAAGACATAATCTCCTACTACTCGTGTCTGTAGTATGTCCACCAGTTTTCCCCATTCAACACTCTTTTGGGTACTGACCAGCGCGTAAACCAATTTCGCCACTTAATCATGTACAGGTCTCTCCCTATTTGTCACCCTCCACTGTTTTGTATACATTTCGGTCGCGGACAGGTCAACACCGTATCGTAGTCAGGAGAGGAATCGAACCTCTCTACAGGGAGCTACCCGACATCCATGACCTTCCATCGGACTCGAACCGACCTTGTACCAAACCTGACTATGTTAAGTAGAGTATGACGTATGCTCGTTTTATGGTTGTTTCCATCCGCAAACTCACGGTTCTCTCTACTTAGTAGTCAGGACAGGACTCGAACCTGTTCGGCATTTACCACCTCGTCGATGTGGTATCTTTCCATTTAACGACCCTCCGTGAGTACCAACTCACCTGACTATTTCGGGACGGGTTAAAGCTTCCCCATGTGTCCCTACTTTTTTCTATCGTTTGAGTTTCAGTTTATTGGTCGGGAAACTCCTTCGGTAAGGAAAACGACCCCAGTTTGTGGGTAACTTGGATAAACCCCCGATTGCTTTACACTGTTACTTTAACGTCTCAACAGTCCCCCTCATCGGTGCGAGTATGAAAAAAGACGGCTTGCTGATTAATAAGGATTCGAACCTTAATCCTGCGTCCCCTTTCGAGGCCGATGCCCGTACTCCGTTCTGCTGTGCGCCATTACACCATAATCAATCGAGAGTTTCGAACCTCTCAGGTACCGAGTTAATTACTCTCGGACTTTGTCGGGATAGCAGGATTCGAACCTGCGACCTCATGGTCCCAAACCATGCGCGATAACCGGACTACGCTACATCCCGAAAAAAAGATAGTGATGGAGTACCCGTCTCGCTCCAATCTTAACGGCTTCTTCTGAGTTTTATCAGTGCACTGGCCGAGGGTGCTGAACACTATGAACCTCACAACTACTTTGTCGACTTTCATTGTGAGAGTGACCACTATCTTAGTATCCCCGATTGGATTCGAACCAATGACCCACAGCTTAGAAGGCTGTTGCTCTATCCAGCTGAGCTACGGAGACATTAAAAAAAGAAACATTCCTTCCACGCTCACCGTGGGTTTAGATTTTACCGATGGTTTGTTCCCCATCACCTGTTATGTGTGCACCATAGAGCAGGGTCCGTTACAGAGTCTACTGAGCCGTGTCGTACCTTCCGATTGTGGTTGCGACCCACTTGGAAGTCAGTAGTCCTTTCAGTGAAGCATTATCACCTTCTGTAAGGAAGTTTCTTTTGTACCGAGGATGGGAGTCGAACCCACACGAACATTACTGTCCAAGGGATTTTAAGTCCCTCATGTCTACCATTCCATCACCTCGGCAACTACTTAAACCAATATGTCAAAGAACACTTCAAATATAAAAACAAAAAACTCTAAAAACAAAAAACCCGAACTTTTTTATTTAAGTTCGGGTCATCTATAGTAGGTTATCTTATCCTTATAATTTGACTAACTCCGAACTTGGGTCACATAAATATATACCTCTCCCATTACCACTAAGTGGATTGTTCAACGGTTGTTGTATGTATACCAAGTTCATCATTTCTTAAATAACTATCACAAAGATACGAAAAGTTTTTTTATTTACAAATAATTTTAAATTTTTTTTTAAAATAAATCATCACACCATATTGGAGTCTTCTCACCAACATATGAACCTGAGACGTTGAAATCAAAGTATTCAACCGCTTCTGTCATATCCATTCCTTGTTCCATTAGGATGTTTATACACTTCTCAACGGAATAAATTAATCTCATTGTGGATTCATCAATACCTATAACCGCATTATCAAATCCATCGGCAATTAAGATTTCCTCACTCTCATATTGTTCTAAAATTTTCTCTAACATATTGGTTTTTTTTGTTTGGTAGCCCCTACGGGAATCGAACCCGTCTCTGGTCCGTGAAAGGGACCTGTCCTAACCGATAGACGAAAGGGCCATAATTTGCGGAGAGTGAGGGATTCGAACCCCCGTTACCTTTCAGTAAAACGGTTTTCAAGACCGCCGCGTTCAACCAGCTCTGCCAACTCTCCAATTTCCTTATCTGAGATTACAATAAGTAGATTTTAACGGGTTTCTCTCACTGTTTCGAGAACCATATCCCCCAACGCTCTCTGAACATATTGCTTAAAAGCGTCCTCCTTCATTGGGTCTTTTTCATTAGTGTCTTACCACATAAAAACCTGTCAACTCTATACGTCGGCGGTGCAGAGTCTTGCTACCGTTTTATCCAAATCGATACCTCATTAAGGTCGAGGATTTTTTTACCACCACTACTTTTTTACAGAATGTAGCCAATCTTCCTGAGTATCTCTTACTCATTGCGGTCCCACGGGGAATCGAACCCCGAACTCAGCCGTGACAGGGCTGCATTATAGCCGTTTAACTATGAGACCAATTTCGGTTTTATCCACATTACCCTAACACATAGTGGACATATGTTAGGTTTTGCTCAGGTGGGTTTTGACACCCTTTACACCGAAAACCCTGCAGAGCCTCCTGTCGGATTCGAACCAACGACATCCTCATTACAAGTGAGGCGCTCTGGCCAACTGAGCTAAGGAGGCAATAGTGGGTTGGAGTAGTCACGGCCAGCTCTGGTCCTTCCAACCCTTGACATAACCGTGGCAAAATCTGGCTCGACCCTAGTTATATCCATATTTTTATTTCAAAGAACAAACGAACAATTAAAATATAAACATGAAATTCCATATTTCAAAATGTTCAATGAAAAAGTTGCGGGGGTGGGAATCGAACCCACGTCATTCAGCTTATGAGACTGAGCTGGAACCTCTCCAGTCCACCCCGCAATGTTTGGTTGGAATAATAGGAATCGAACCTATAACCTTTCGCGTATCAGACGAATGCTCTAACCAATTGAGCTATATTCCAATGTTTGGGTAAATAATCGGATTCGAACCGACGACCTTCTGAACCACAATCAGACGTTCTAACCAACTGAACTATATCTACCATATTATAAGGTCCACACCTAATAATCCCCCACTATTAGGTTCAGACCTTATATTGAGGTCAATGTTGGAATCGAACCAACTCCGTTAGTTTTGCAGACTAACCGGCCTCCATGACCAAACTGACCCTATTGTACTCTCGGAGAGACTCGAACTCCCAACCCTTTCATCCGTAGTGAAATGTTCTAATCCATTGAACTACGAGAGCATCATTTATTTAATTCTTTCATCCCATTCTTCTTGTGTTCCTAATCTAATTGGGACAAACAATGCGAATCCATCATCATCTTCAAAATGGTTACAATCATCTTTCGCCCAACCAAACTTATATCTCATGTGGTCGAATTTGTTTGTTTCCTGATTCCATCTTGCTATGGTTGTATTTCTATGTTCACCGATATAAATCTGACCATGGATTAAATCTTTTTTAGGGATTGCACCAGCATCAATCAATCTTGGTACATAGTATTCTTTCCATTCTTTTTCATCCACCCTTGGAAGTGTTGGTACGTCTTCAGGATTATTTAATTTGGGTATACCGTTTTCCCAAAACTCTTTAATCCTTCGTTCCCTTTCTTCTTTTAGTTTCATTTTCTCAGCCTCAAATTTTATTTTTGCGGCATCGATTCCTATTTGATTGTTCATTGTTTTTATTTTTAAAGTTTGCACGGGTGGAGAGATTCGAACTCCCAACAACGGTTTTGGAGACCGGTATGATACCCTTTCACCACACCCGTGTTTATTAAACTTGTTTTTGCCACGATAAACTAACCTTGTTTATTGATGCAATTTTTAGTTTATTGTAGTCCCTGTCGGATTCGAACCAACGACCCTCTGCATGTAAGGCAGATGCTCTAACCAACTGAGCTAAGGAACTAAGTCAAGGAAAGGAGAAGATGGTTCAGTGGACATCTCCTTTTACGATTGGCATTACTACGGTGAATACCTCCAAACTCCGATTATGTCAGTCAGTATCCACTCTCGAACTATAGACATAATCATTCCCCAATCAACCTTTGTGTCCCCGACGCGACTCGAACGCGTGACTCCCTCATTAAAAGTGAGGTGCTCTAACCAACTGAGCTACGAAGACATTACCCCTTCGTTGGTACTCGCTGTTTCTGCAGTCAACACTTTCCCCGTGTATGTTTTATTTAAGTGTACTTCCCTAATGGGACTTGAAGCCAACACTATGTGGTACCGACTGGATTTGAACCAGTGACAACCCAGATTTTCAGTCTGGTGCTCTACCAACTGAGCTACGGTACCAAATTAAACCAATATGTCAAAGAACATCTTTGTGGACACTGTGGGAATCGAACCCAATCGTTCTGATTGCAAATCAGACGGTCTGCCGTTGACATCAGGCCCATAAAACAAAAAAACCTCGAGATTTCTCCCGAGGTTTCTTTTATCGTTTTTAAAATTAAACAACTTAGAAGACACCTCGGGACATGCAAATATCAGCTACCTCCGCCCATTTTGAACAGATTGTAAACGACATTGTATGTGTTGAACGTATCATCGAAATTTATTTAATTTTTGAAATCTTTTACAAAGATACTAATAAGTATTCGAAAAAACAAGAAAAGTTAAAATTTTTTTTAAAATAATATATATGACAATCTCGATTGCCGAGGTATTTATAATAAACCAAATAATAAAACTAAACTAAATTACAACTATGAACTTTAAAAAATGGATTATTGACCTATTCAAAGATGAAAGAGGGTCAACTTCAATCAAACCGGTAATCGCACTATTAGGTGCACTTTTCCTTTGCGGAACCATGATGGCAAACTCTTTTACACATGGTGACATTAAACCATCAGAAGAATTGGTAAATGCGGTAATGGTAATTACTGCCATTGGAATGGGTGCAGATACTTTAGACAAGTTCTCACATAAGAAAAAATCAGACGATTCAGTATCTGAGTAATTAATACGGGGCTCAGTGCCCCGTTTTTTTCTTTTTTGTGATGACAAGACTGCCAATCATATTACTATTTTTTTTAATATCATTTGGGTTTTCCAATCTGAACGCACAAACTATTGTTGTTGACACAGTAATCAACAACATTAAGATTGGTCCGTTTACCGAAAATAAAAATTTGGCTTTTGGTGTAAAAAATATAATAGAAGAAATCATAAACGAACAGGACAGTTTAATTCTGATTACAGATAAAAATAAGGCGGACTATAAAATTAAAGTCGAGCTCATATTTTTTGATATTGTAACCACTAACTCGGGGGTTAGTATTTTTCACGAAGACAAGACAACTACCGTTATAAGAATGAAAGGTGTCCTATATAAAGGTGATAAAAAAATTAAACAGGAATTCTCAGAGGGTAAATCCACTGAAATTTCAACCTCAACTATTATGATTGATGAGGGTGGTAAATTCAATCAACAATCTGCTAGTTCGGCATTAAAGAAAACAACTCAAACCTTAATTAACAAATTAATACTATGAAAAAAATAATTTTATCCCTAATTACTTTATTTGTCACGACAATGGCGTTTTCACAAACACCTGAAATAGGTAACCCCGTTGCGTATAAAACTATCAAAAGAGGTGATACTTTAGATGTTGTGTTTAAATACACACCAGCATCCGCGGTTGATGTGAGAACATTCCAAGTTGATTTCCAATATAGGAAACAACTTTTTACTCACGTATCAACTACTGTTGACCCAACTGTGAGTACCATGACTCCAGCACTTTCGATAAAATTCTTTAACAATTACAAATATTCAAGTTACAGTTCAGGTACAGGTTTGTATTCATACACAAGTGATACCAACTATACTGTGGCAAGAAATTTCTTGGTACTTTCAAGTGGTTCTCAAATAACACAAGACACATTTTTAATACATAACAAATTTATTATTAATGACGTAGAATCAAACTTTGATGCTGACAGTGTTGAAATTAACTGGGCAAGAATGTTTAAGTATGACGGTTCTACAATTGGTGATAACATCGCAATCTTAAATGTACAAGATATGCACCTTGAACTTTTGGGTAACTTGGTGATTAGTGGTGTTGTTGAATTACCTCCAACAATGAAATTGGCCGGTAGAAGACCAACAGTAATATGTACAAAGTATAATACAGGCACATTTGTTTCATCTTCTTTATGTGACACCGCTGGTAACTACTCATTAAACAATGTAGATAAAAATACCAAATATAAATTATTGGTTAGATTTCCAGCAGATAGTATGGAAGTCTTCAGAGATTACGCGGTTACAATATCAGACGCTGTAAAGACATATGATGAATACACAATTACAGACGTTAACCAAGGATTTGGACAACAATACTTAAAAAATGGTTTGGCATACCTTATTGGTGATATGAACCAAAACGGAAAATTGGATGGTGGTGACCCATATCTAATTTACGCGAACGTAAGTGGTATGAAAAAGATAGATACCACAACAATGATTAGAACTTTCCACGCGAGTGTTTATGATTCTTTAGTTTTAGGTTCAACTCAATGGAATGATTGGCCAAACCATTTAACCGCAACCAATTTTATCACGGATAGTGTTGGTTTAGTTAATAAAACAGTAAACATTAAGTACTTTATTCAAGGTGACGTAGACAGAACGTATTCATCAAGAGTATGGAACTCATCGGGGGTATTAGTTGCTAAGGCGGTGTTTAAAGGTAAATTAGATGTTGAAATACCTAATACTTCAGCATCAGGAAGTCAACCATTATATGTACCATTCAATGTTAACACAAATGGTGATAACAATTATGGTTTACAGTTTGAAATGAAATACGATAAAACTAAAGTTAAGTTTGAGGAGATTATATCAAATTTTAATGGTGGTCCATGGTTACAATATGTTACTCACGATGCTTCTAATGGTACAATTAGATTCGGTGGGATGAACAATCAGATGAAAGATGGTTTAATAGGTCAATCAACACCATTTAAACTTAAATTCTCACCAATTGGTGGTAATGATATTGTAAGTAACATTTATGTGAGACAATTAATGGATGCATCAGATGAGAAGGGTGACCATTTAAATATTGATTTGGTTAGTAGTGTTGCGGTTATCATGTATAAAATGGCACCACCTACAGACCAATCAATTGATGAGATTACAGCATCAATAAGACCAAACCCAACAAGTGGATGGTTTGAAATTGAAATTAGATTCCCAAATCCAAACATGGAAATGAACGGTTCAATTTATGATGTAAGAGGTCAATTGGTGAAAAACATCGGTTCTGTTACAACCAATTCATCAGAGAAAATTGCATATAAACAAATCGATATGACATCATCCGCAGCCGGTAATTATTACTTGGTTTTGCATAATTATAATAAACAATTAACTAAACAATTTGTAAAAGTTTAAAACAATGAGCGAAGAAACAAACGTACCAGAATCTGACGGAACATGGTCAGGACTTAAGAAAACAATTATTGGGGTTATTACCACTGCGGTTATGGCGGGTGGAACTTACTTTACCACCACCTTATTTGGTGGGGGTGATGACAAAGAAAAGGAACCAACTCAAACACAGCAAGCAGCACCTGTAATTAATTTGAATGTTGACAATTCTTCTAAGAATACGTCATCAAGTGGTGGTGGTAACACAACCATAATAAAAGAAAGAGTGGTTGAAAAACCGGTTAAGTCAGAACCCGCAAAACCTAAAAAAGAGGGTGATGAATTTAAAGAAAAGGAGCCACAATGGTAAACAATCAACCAACCGGATTTAGAGACCTTCTTAACGCAATGATGAGAAGAAGGTGGTTTATTACCGCTATCGTCTTGGGTGGTTTTATGTTTATTATGGCCGGTATTTTCGCCGCGATTATAGGTAAAAATGAAATCGGTGGTGAATGGAAAGAACTACTACTTCTTTTATTAGGTGCTTTCATTGGTTCTTATGGTAAAATCATTGATTATTGGTTCAGTGATACCGATAAGGATAAAATGTTAGTCCAAAAAATGGATGAGGAAGATGGTGTTTCTTTTTCAAACACTGCTGACATGAAATCGTCAAGCAATGAAACTAAAAATGAAGTAATTACAGAATCATCGTCAAAGGTCGGTGTTGAAATCGATGAAGATGGTGATGGTGTTATGGATGGTTTAGATTATGATAATGACGGTATAATTGATGAATATTTTGAACATAGACAATGTGAACATGTTTGGGGCGACCAAGACAATGACGGTGAGTTGGAATGTTTAAAATGTGGTAAAATACAAGACCCCGAGTAAAATGAAAAAATTTGTCATAGAAAAACTATTATCACCAGTAATTCTGATAATACTATGGTTTGTATTGATGTTTGTTTTTGCTAATACTGTAAGTGCACAGGTTGTTGGTAAAACTCAAACAGAACAATATAAAGCATCATTTGAGACTAATGTTAGTATCGATTCTTTAATGGATTACGATGGCCCCCAAATACCAATACAAATTTTAAAAATTGGTATCAGTGATGAGGTATACGAACAATATCCTGAATTAAAAGAAAAGAAGGTGGGTTTAGGTGTGGCAAATATAACATTAGAATATTTGGAGAATTTAAATAGATTCACATTTACTGAGGACAAAACCGAAATCAAAAATAGAATGGTGAAACAATACCAAGCCTCTCAAGCGGGTATTAGTTATGACACATTAGATGGTAGAGGAAAAATACGTTTAGCACACTATTTTGTTACAATTGAAGTTTATGAATTTTCAGTGAGTGAGGATGAGACGGTTAATCTTAGTAATGGTGTTAAAAACACTGTTGTTACAAGATTAGGGTTACAAGTTAGATTTACCGATGCGGAAACGGGTCAAATAATTGCTGCTAGTGGATTGGGTGAAGCGGTTACCGTTAGAGAATTAAGTTTACTAAATGACGATAATTTAAGTGAAGTTAAATTTAATCAATCGACAATAGGGATTAGCACCAAAAAAGCATTAGATATTGCGTGTTCTAGAATTCTATTAAGAATGATAAAAAAGGGTGTATTCCCTAAATAATTAATAATGTTTGATAATACTAATAAAAAGGGGGTAAAACCCCTTTTTTAATATACACCATGAACATTAAGACATTAATATTAACATTTTTTCTTACTTTCGTATATAATGTATCGAAAGCACAAGTATCAACGTATACTTTTATAGACCCTTGTACAAAAGAAGTCACAATATTTAGTGTACCAATACAGGGGGGTAAAACGATGATTATTTTTTTAAATAATGTTGGTAGTTTTGACGCGAACGATTTATCCAATGGAACATTTTCCAATTGGGTAAATCAGGTTTATACCACATACAGACAAACAAACCCATGTTCACAACAACAGGGTCAAGTAACTCAAAACCAAATAACCGCACAAATTATTGGTAGTACGGTTCAATCAGTTGTGAGTTCGATATTGTCAAGTAGTCAAGCACAATCATCTAGTTTAGAAACTGGTTCTTCGGGTAGTAGTGATGCTGGTGGTAAGGATAATAAAAATTCTGATAAGAAGAAAAACAATAATAATCAAGGAAATGGAAGTAATTCATCTCAATCAAATACTACGAATAATAGTACAACTCAAAATGGAGGACAATCCCAATCGAATTCAGGAACTAATTCAACAAATGGAGGAAGTAACTCGACTCAAGGAAGTGGAAATTCAACAAATGGAGGAACGTCATCAAGTACAGGTAACTCAACTCAGGGGGGAAATTCAACGACTCAACCATCTGTAGGTTCGGGTAACTCTAATGGGTCAACCCCATCAAACAATTCTGGTTCGAACAACGGTGGTTCAGGGTCAACAGGTAGTTCTAATAACGGAAATGGGTCTCCATCAAATAACGGGGGTTCAAATGGTTCGAGCACAACAGGTGGTTCGGGAACAACCAACGGAACAAACACAGGAAATAATGGTTCGGGAAGTTCGGGAACTTCAGGTAATAACGGGGGTTCTGGAGGTTCTACTACCACAGGAAATAGCGGAGGTTCAGGAAACTCAAATAGTGGTGGAACGGGTACCTCTAATGGAAATAATAATCAAAACAACACCCAACAACAAGGTGAAGAAGTTGGTGCAACAACACAAATGAACAACGATGCTCACAATGATAATAATGCCGGTGGTTCTGGTGGTTCAAACAGTGGTGGAAAAGGTAAATCAGGTGGTGGGGGTAGTGCGAGGTCTAACCCTATCATTGTTTCTTCTGATGTTACCTCCGCTCAAAATTTGAATAGAACTTTCACCCCAATAGTAAACATTGGAACAAGTAAATCGTCAATGACAGGTTTATCAAGTTATGGTGTAACTGGTATGGTTTGGTTAAATTTCAAACAGTTTGCTGTGTCAACAAAATATACTAAAATACATTACAATAAAACAAAAAAGTTGAAGTTCATTCATAACATAAACCTGACAGGAGTTTACACTTATGGTAATTATTTAGGGTTTATTGGTTATAGTGGTATTTTAAATGGTGGGAAATATGGTATTACGGGTTTTAACGTAAGTGCAGCAGCAACGATTATATCGGAAGAAAAGAATGGTTATTATTCACCATCTATCACCGCTTTTTACACAAGACCATTTAAAGTTGGTAAAAAATTAATTGTGTCACCCGAATTATACGTTATTTCAACACCCTTAGTTTATTCATCTAAAGACAATGTATCAATAACTGATAGATATGTGAGTGGTTTTATTGGTAGTGGTTTTGACTATCAAATCTCAAAGCGTTTTAAGTTAAATGTTAACTATAAAGCGAACATGAGTACAAACCCTGAATTTCCAATTCTATCATTTTTCTTAGTTGGTAGTAAGATAAATTTATGAGAAATTTAATTTTTATATTACTTTTAATTTTACCGATTCTCGGTTACTCACAAGCAACATCAGTTTCTTTAGGTACATCGAGTACGGGTACACTTTCCGCAAGTTTTAATACTTGGACAAAGGTTGACCCGAATCTTACTTTGACTGCGAATGGTACGATTAATGGGTTTAGAGTTCAAATATCTCAAAGTTACATAAGTGGCGTAAGTGGTGACCAATTAAGGTCAACAGCAACTTTACCGTCTGGTATTACTGTTTCCGCATTCAATACAACCACAGGGGTGTTAGTTTTTAATGGAACAACAACAGCTTCAAATTGGGAAACGGTTTTAAGAGGAGTTGAATTTAGGTCAACAACCTCTACCTGTTATGCACTACAAAGAAGAGTAACATTTGTTGCGGGAATTGTATTTTACAACCCATTAACTGAACATTTTTATGAATATGTTTCTGGTTCAACAACATGGACAAATTCAAAAACATCCGCAGAAAATCGTTCATATTTTGGTAGAGCGGGTTATTTGGCAACAATGTCATCTGAGGCGGAAAATAATTTTATTTGGAAATTAATGTCATCAGATGGTTGGTTTGGTGCTTCAGATGAAATGGGTGTGGTCAATACCGCTAAAGGTACCACTACGTTCGCATCACAAGCAGCCGTTGAACAAAAGTGGCATTGGGTTACAGGACCTGAGAAGGGAACTCAATTTTCCAATGGTAGTACTGCTGTTACAGGTCAATATGCAAAATGGGCGGGTGGGGAACCTAATAATGCTGGTGGAGAACATTACGGTCAATTTTATTCAGGTAATTTAGGTCAATGGAATGATTTACCAAACACATCTCTACCCGGATATATTTGTGAATATGGTGACATGCCAGGTGACATCACCACAAGTACAACCATATTAACAAGAAACGTAGAAATTAGTGGGGCATCAAGTGGGTATATTAGTGGTGGTGATATTAATGTTTGTTCAGGTAGTAATAGTACAACACTAACACTTAATGGATATACAGGTAGTATTGTGAGATGGGAATCTTCATTTGATAACTTTTTTACCGCTGGTACAACAATATCAAGCACATCATCAACTATTACCTTAACTAATCTAACTAAAACAACATACTATAGAGCAATTGTAAATTCAACCAGTCCAACAACTTGCTCAAGTTTACCAACATCAAGTGTGTTCTTGTCAGTTAAACCAACAAAATCGGGTACAATATTTGCAGTTAATAATTCAATATGTGCCGGTGGTCAAGTAGAACTAACATTATCGGGTCAACAAGGTAATGTCAATAAATGGCAACGTTCAACAGACAATGTAAATTGGACTGATATTTCTAATACAACTACAAGTTTAATAGAAACGTTAAACTCTGCTGGAACTTATTATTATCGAGTTCAAGTACAAACACCAAACTGTGGTAGTGCGGTTAATTCAGACTCAAAAACGATTACCGTGACATCAGGTACACCTCCTGTTGGTGGTTCGGTATCATCATCGATTCATACCACAACAACAAACTCAGGAACAGTAACTTTAAGTGGTTATAGTGGTAGTATTGTTAAATGGCAAAGGTCGACAAATGATGGTGTTACGTGGACCGATATTGTCAATACAACCACATCACAGTCTTATTCAAATATATCCGTAAAAACCCTATTCAGAGCACAATTACAGAGTGGGACGTGTGGATTTGCATTTAGTTCTTCAGGTTCTGTTACAATAATAACAGAAACAATATCAGGAACAGTTACTATCCCTTCAGGTTTATCTGTAAGACCTGAATTAAAATTTTATTTGGTTGAAAATGGGGTCGAGACTCTATTACAGACCGCAATAGTTGGTGCAACAGGTTCATTTACATTTAACCCAACCAAATACAACTCAACTTATAAGATAGTACCAACGTACACACCATCTTTGACATCGAGTGACTTTAATGAAGTTTTTAATGAGTCACAAAACGAAAATACTCCAACCCAACTTCAACCAGGTTTAGTTCTTAACAATGGTCCTAAAATGAAAGCGGGTGATATAAATAAAGACGGTAAAATTAATATTTCTGATGCTTATCTATTGGGTGCAAATATTAGTGGAATGATACCATTTAACGAAGTGTATTGGTACACATCTTCAGATTTTAATTCTATAACTTTATCGAATTTCAACAATGTGCAACCAGTATCTAATTTCACAATTAATTTTACCAATACCTCAATAATTTTCAATATTAAGTATATTGTAAAAGGAGATGCTAATTTATCCTCTTCGTCTTATTGAATCTCTAAAATCTTATTGTAGGTTTCCGTTATTTCACCGCAAGTTTCGTAATCTTCATTTTGTTCGAAGAAAGGTAAAATATCTCTGACTAAAACAACCGATTCTTGTCTTTTAAACTTTAGCTCGGTCTCCCATTGTAGTCCATTAATTTTAGCTCCCAAAACTAAAATAACCACTTGTTTATCCTTTCTCTTCAAACTTTTAAAAAGATTAGCTAAGGTTCTGTAAATGGATTCTTTGTTGATGTTATAAAAATCACTGAAGTTTTTATAATCTTGTTTTAGTATTAGCTTTTTAATTACCGTGTCTTTTGGTTTGTTCGGTTCTTTTGTTGACATTGTCGATTTAATTTTTGGTTCATCACAAATATGACAATAAAAACCGACACAAACAAACTTTTAACCAAAAAGTTCGGAGAAATTTTAGACAGTGTGTTCAATCTGAACCCTAATACAATTCTGAGGTAGTCTATTAATATGTCGATAATTGTTAATATAACCCATCATGTTACCACTACCAATCGCATTCGCGGAGTGGACAACAACGTCAACAACAGGTTTACCGTCCATCCATTGTTCAACCAACCATTTGGTGCAATCCATTCCTGTTTTCTCAAGGATATTATCGTAATCTAACTCGTAGTTGTGATAAACATTACGATGCCATTCCGCCATTGCGGTTTCCCCTAAATCATGGTCTAACGATATTAAGGAGATGTTCTCCAAACCAATCTCACTAACTTTATTTACGAACTCCTCGTAATTCCTAACAACAACCCATTGGTCTTTTTCAACAGGTGTTCTCACATCGTCCAAATAAATTCTTGTTTTCATTGAATAATTTTTCTTACTAATTATCTTCATTTGTATTAAATGGTTTCGAATACGAAGGATAGATTAACTTCCAAATTTGTTGAGAGTAATCCTTATTATCCAACATATTAAACAATATTGAAGGGTGTTTATATCTTTTTGCGTATTCCGCGAAAACCGCTCGATTTTCTATGTTGGGTGCTCTATTAATGATTTTAAAAATCCATTGATATTCACGTTCCAAGTGTTTGTATTGAAATAATAAATCTTCTTTAGTTTTGCGAACCCAATCGTAAAATTCATCTGGTACACCATCAAGTATTTCCTTCATATCACCATTGGTACGGAGCACTTCCCATATATCTCTATTAGACACATTCGTTAATATTCTATGTAAACGAACATACTCCTCAAACTTTATTTTCATTCTAAAATTAGAAGGGTAGAACCTAATAACAAATCCCTCTTCATTTGGTATGTTTAGATTTTTGTAAGTTTCAAAAGTTTCTTTATTGAAGGTCACCATAGTACTATCAACAATGTCCTCTTCTTTGATATCTGATGAATGGAATATTGCTATTGATGTTGCCCAATTTAATTCTGATTCAGGAGTGGTTATAGATAAGAATGTGATTTTATCCTCACCGTAATTTACCACGATTCTATTCTCAGGATAAATTATTTCACATAGATAAGTGAATTTCTCAGAAAACTTACTCAAATCGTATTTTGATTTTATAATCTCTAATCCTCGAATTGATTGTTCAGATGTAAATGAACCTCTTGTTGCCATAATCCATTCACCATCATAAAAAAACAATATACCAAGAGAACCATCCATTTTTGTTTGAACGTGAGCATACTCACTGTCCCATGGAATTAAATCCTTATCAATAACCTCTTCATAGTTAAAAAACTTACCGAATGGTCTTGATATGACTTCACCTGAATGAGTTGTAATGAGTCCACGACATTGCGTAGTAATATCATCCCATAAAGATTCATACTGTACTCTTGGGGTATAATTCCATATGTACAAATCTTTAGTTGGGTGTGTTTGTCTCATTAACAACCCATCTTCATGATATTTTTTCAGTCTATCTATCACAACTTAACTTCAAATCGGTTTTTCATTATGTCTATTTTGTCTTCAGGGACCCCATGAACATTCTCACCACCGTGTCTATTTTCAACAATGATTGTATGGACTCTATAACCATATCGACGACCCATTTCAAAATATGGTTCCATTTCCCATTCTTGAGTGAATGTATTTGAAACCACAACTCTGACAACTGAATTCATCATCAGGTTTGCACATCTTTGTTGGCAGTCGTTATGGGCCTCCCTTATTTTTGAGGGGTCAAAGTTGTAATTACCTTCTTTATCCATGAAGTAATCATCCGCAGATAAAGGTTTCATTGGATTATTTGGGGTGTATAATATTACCTCACCCAAAGTCGATTTACCAGAACCCGGGATACCACGAACAAGTATCAAATCTTTTGTATATTCCATGTTAAAGTTACTTTATCACAAATATAATGAATTATTTTTAGAATACCAAAAATAAAAAACCCCCAACGGTGAGTCGGGGGTTTGTGGTCATTTTGTGGTTTCAACACCACAGACTATAAAAACGAGAGGAAATCGGCAAAGATGTCCTGTGTGAATATAAATATATATGTTTTTTTAAAAAGCTTGAATATTTAGACCTTTTTTTTAAAAATTTTTATTTCACCATCTTTAAATTTCAAAGTAATGTTTTCATTTTCTTTAATATCACCTTTCAAAATTGAATCACTTAAGAAGTCTTCACAAAGGTTTTGAATGATTCTTTTAATAGGTCTAGCACCATAATCTTCTTGTGTGTTGAGTTCTGAAATTCTTTCAATGATTGTTTTATCAAATGAAATTTTGAAGTTTTTGTCTTTCAATCTCACAACCAATTTATTCAGTTCAATTCCAATAATTTGTTTAATAACGTCTTTATCTAACGAATTGAAACTGATAATGTCATCAACCCTATTTAAAAACTCGGGGTTAAAATGTTGTTTCAAAGATTTTTGAACAATTGATTTTTTAACTTCAAAATTCTGTGTGTTTGATGATGATGAGTCAAAACCAACTCCTCTACCAAATTCGGAAACCTTTTTTGCACCAATGTTTGATGTCATAATCACAATTGTATTTGTGAAGTTTACCTTCCTACCAAAGGAGTCTGTTAGGTGACCTTCGTCCAAAATTTGAAGTAGGATATTGAAGACATCTTTATGTGCCTTTTCAACCTCATCAAATAGGACAACTGAAAATGGATTGTTTTTTATTTTTTCAGTCAATTGACCACCTTCATCATACCCAACATAACCCGGAGGAGAACCTATTAGTTTAGCAACATTGTGTTTTTCCATGTACTCACTCATATCAACTCGTATAACTTTATCAGGGTCACCAAATAAAATTTCTGCAATTGATTTAGCTAAGTAGGTTTTACCAACACCTGTTGAACCTAAGAATATAAACGAACCAATAGGTTTGTTGGTATCTTTAATACCAACTCTATTTCTTCTGATAGATTTTGATATGATTGAGATGGCCTCATCTTGTCCAATCACTTTTGATTTTAATTTTTCTTCTAAACTTAATAAGTTTGTTGTCTCCCTCTCGTCAATTTTAGAGAGTGGCACACCTGTCATTTGCGAGATAATATCATATACATCGTCTATAGTTACGGGTGTTTTATTGTCCTTTTGTTTTTCCAACCATTTTTTCTTCTCTTCATCTAACCTACTCAATATCTTCCTTTCTTCATCCCTCAATTTTGCTGCTTGTTCATAATTTTGACTTTTAACAACCTGTATTTTTCTTTCCTTTAGCTCGTCAGAATCTTTTTTGAGTTTTTCCAACACTTCAGGGATTTTGGTGTTGATTTTTTTGTCTGAACCAAGTTCATCCATAACATCAATCGCCTTATCAGGAAATTGTCTATCTGTGATAAATCTAGATGAAAGATTAACAATCGTTTCAAACACATTCGGTTCATAAAATACTTTATGGAAGTTTTGATATGACTCCTTCAAGTTATTTAAAATTTGTACCGTTTCTTCTTTAGTCGGTTCCTTTAAAATTATTTTTTGGAATCTTCTTACCAACGCACCGTCCTTCTCAATGTGTTTCTTAAATTCATCAAAGGTGGTTGCACCGATACATTGGATTTCACCTCTCGCCAAAGCTGGTTTCATGATATTAGCAGCATCCATGGAACCACTAGCATTACCCGCACCAACCATCGTATGTATTTCATCAATAAACACAATTACATTGGGTTCGTTTTGTAATTCATTTAGTATGGCCTTAATCCTTTCTTCAAATTGACCTCTATATTTGGTACCAGCAACTAATGATGTCAAATCAAGTGACACAATCCTTTTATCTAAAAGATTTGAAGGGCAGTCACCCTTAACAATTAGTTGGGCCAACTTTTCAACCAAAGCAGATTTACCAACACCTGCGTCACCAACAATTACTACGTTGTTTTTCTTTTTACGAGATAAAATTTGAGCGATTCTCTTAACCTCACCATCTCTACCGATGACGGGGTCAATTTTACCTTCTTCAACCATTTTGTTTAAATCCCTTGAAAAATTATCAAGGATAGGGGTGGTAGAACCCTTTCTCGTCTTTTTGGGGTTGGAAACATTTCCTTCTTCGAAAAAATCTACTGACATCTGAATTATTTTTCTTTAAGTATACAAAATATATCCCGTAAAAACAAACAATGACATTTTCAATGTATAAAAATAAAAATGATATATTGTCTAAAACGCATTCACGGAATATGGTCATTACAAACATAATCAAAAAATACCACTTATTCGTCTCGGGTTTTTTATTTGATATTTATTATGTATAATAACATCTAAAAAATTATGGCAATTATTTTAGAAAAGACAGAAGGTAACTTAATTGAGGTGGTGGTAACATCTTCAAACATCAGTAGAGCAATTTTCAATACTGACGATAACAATCTTATGATTGAATTTAATAATGGCTCTATTTATGAGTATGAGAAAGTTCCATTAGAAACGTTTACAGATTTTAAAAAAGCGGAATCTCAAGGAAAACATTTTAATGCAAACATTTCAAAAACTTTCAAATACAAAAAAATAAAATGAAACATTATAGAGAATTTATTGAAGACGTTGAAAAAGACAAAGAAATAATGAAATCCTTTATTCCTAAGGATTCTCTTTCATTGGAAATTTTTGATAAGACAAAAAATTCTTACATCTTAAAAGAAGAAATTAGAGAGAAACTTTTAGAAAACACAAACGCGTTTCTTGATTTTCTTGGTATTGATTTTTTTATTTACGACATCCATTTTACAGGTTCTTTAGCAAATTACAATTGGTCGAAATACTCTGATTTAGATATTCATATCATCATTGATATTGATGAATTTGATTCCGCTAAATCCAATTCTATTGTTTTTCATGAAATAATCCAAGAATTTTTCGAATTAAAGAAAAAAGCATGGTCTTCATCGAATGACATTAGGGTTAAAGGTTTTGAGGTGGAATTTTATGTACAAGATATTGACTCACCCGGTATATCCACCGGTGTTTATTCCATATTAAATAATGATTGGGTTGTTGAACCTAAAAAAGTGGAATCTGCGTTTGACTTAGACGATAAGAAAATAATCGAAAAGAGTGAGGAGTATGGTAAGTTAATTGATAAATTGGATAAGGAAGCAGAAGAAGGTAAGGATGTTATTAAACAAGTTGATGAACTAAAGAATAAGTTAAAAAAGTTCAGACAAACAGGATTAGAGGTGGGAGGTGAATACTCCTACGAAAACTTAACTTTCAAGTTATTAAGAAGAAATGGTTATATCGAGAAGTTATTTGATATAAAAACCAAGGTCAGAAATAAAAAATTGTCCCTACCGCAGTAAACAGAATAATTTTTTTTGTTATATGCATGTATTTATAGGATACAAGAATAATATAATTATCAACATTTAAACAAATGGCAGATTTAAAACCACTAGGAAGCGAAAAACTTAACGGAGACGACAAATTGAAGCGTATCCTTGAGTTAACCTATTACGGTAGTGATAAAAAATCAACTACATCAAATCAATCATTAACATCAAAAACCGAATATCTATCTGAATCAGTAAATGGTTCCGTATTTGGTATTGTTAAAGAGAAAGATGGTTATTACGTAAAAAAAGGATTAAATGAAAGTTCATTAGACTACATTGGTGGTCTTTTTATGAAAAATAAAAATAGATTTAATTCATATGCTGAGGCATTAAAAAGATTACAACTATTATCTGGTGGTGAACTTAATGAAGCAACAAAATATGTTTTAAAACAAAATTCAGGACAAGCAAATGAAGCTCCTGTACCAGCACCTGATATGGGTGGTGATGTTCCTCCCGCACCTGAAATGGGTGGTGATGTTCCTCCTGCTCCCGAAATGGGTGGTGATGTTCCTCCTGCTCCCGAAATGGGTGGTGATGTTCCACCATCAGATGAAACAGATATGGGTGATGAAGGAGATATGGGTGGTGCTAAACCATCTGATTACATGTCTGAAATTCAAAAATATTCAGGTAAACTTGGTCAAGAATTAAGAGACCAAAAAGAAAAAATGGAAAGTGATGATATCAAATATGTTTTGAATATGATTATTTCCGCCGTTGACTTGGATAAACTTGATGATGAGGACATTGAAGAAATAGGTAAAAAATTCGATAGAGAAATTGAAGACGACGCTGCAATGTCTGATGATATGCCAGACGTACCAGCTGATGATGACACCACACCAGCGGAACCGACAGGTGACGAGGGAGATTTAGGTGAGATGGATGTAATGGATAAACTTGAGTCATTCATCAATACCCCAATGTCAACTGAAGAAGAAATTGATTTATCAAAATATGCCGATTTAGGTAATGATGATGTTAAAGAAATTGATTTGGACGAAATAAAAAATGAAATCCACAAAAGTATATCTGAAACATTAGGTAAATACTTTAAGTAAATGAGACTGATATATGTCAACGAAATCGGAACCGATTATAAGGGTCAAAAACAGTATGAATTCATTTTTAGTGAATCTACTGAGATAGACATGGACGAATGGTTTGACGTACCAGCATCTTCAACATCTACACCAAAATCACCAAACATAGAATATATAGACCAAGTAGGTCTCCTAAAAGACACCGACATAGTTTTTGAATTAATACAAAATTCTGACTATTTCGGTGTTATTGATGCTGTGGACGGAATAATCGCCATGGCTTGGGAAAAATCAAATTTTGATTTGGAAGAGGATAGGTTATTTTTCCGTTTCGGTGAATCATATGAAAATGTTTCAAAAAAATTAAAAGAAAGAAATTTCACCCTTGAAAAAAAATCAATTAAATTCAAAGAATCATGAATAGAAAATTAATCATCGAAAAATTAGTTATGGAAGGGTTTTCGGATAAAACTCTTTCTCGTTTAAGTGATAATGAGCTTATAACACTTTCAAACACCGTTTTAAAAGAGGCGGGTTCTGTTATGATGAAAAAGACAACGTCTCCAGCTGAAGTTAAAAAATATACGGACGCCGGATTTAATGTTCAATTAACAGAAAAAAATAAGACTAAAGTTTGTTCCGTTTGTGGAATGAAAGATTGTAAGTGTGATGACAAAAAACACAAAGAAAACAAATCTCAAGAAATTGAGGAGTGGGTTTTAGATTTGGCAGAATCAAAATATTCTCATTTTACATCAAAAAAAGACATCATGGGTGTTATAAATGAGAAGGTTGGTGAAACGTTCCAACCAATGCCAAAGAGTAAAGCCCGTAAAGGTCACAATGGTGTTCCTGAGTTTATGTCATATGATGCAATCGTAGCATCACAACCAGCACCGGCACCAACAAAACCTGATGTTGATACCCCAACTAAACCGAAGACACCTGAGAAACCAACTATTGACCCGTATGAGCCAGGACCGGGTACTGACCCAAAACCAAAGGCATTAGCAGAAAAGAAAAAAATATCAAAATGAGATTTACAAAAAAAGATTTATTATCTTTAATGGAAGATATTAATGAAATGCCAATGGATTTTGATACAGAAGATAGACCTTATCAAGGAATACAAGATAAGTTATCTCAAGGTGACACACCTTTAAAAAAAGTACCTTTACCTCAGACAGGTGACGAACCGAATAAAAATTTCCAAGAATTATTGGCTTCGGAAAGATATAGACAAGTTGTTGCTAAAGTAAGAGAATACACTGGTATACAAACCCCTATGACGGGTGAAGCTGGTGTAATGCCACTTGCTCAAATGATGATGAATGCCCACAATGAAATTATTCAAACTGAATCAGAACACAAAGAAGCTCTCGAACAATTAGCAATCGAATTAGTAAAAAAAGAAATGTCTATACCTGAGGGTAGATTACAGTTTGATGCTAAGATTGTTGGTATGGGTCAAATAGATACATCAAATTTCAATAGAGAAATGGAGGAAGAACCTAACATGGAACCTGTTGACATTGAACAAGATTTATCTGATGACTTGAGTACTTTGAATTTGGAAAAAGCAAAAAGAAGATTAATCAATAGTATGATACAGGGGGCATCTAAAAAAGGTCACTACATGTATCATTTTGTTGCGGATAAAATTAGAGAAATTACTGGTTCAGAAACGTTACTTAATCAATATGGAATATTAATGTCAGTAAATGACACACTGTATTGGCAATTGAGTGATGACACCATGAAAATGATGATGGGTGGAGCCGGTGGAGGTGGAAGTGTAGGTGGTAAACAAGAAGTTAGAAGAAACACCACACCCCCAACTATTGTTGCTAGAGGAATTAATTTCCCAATATTAGTTCATGAATTAATAAAAGGGGTTTTAGAATTGTTCGCAATTCAAGGTAGACCTAAAGATGAAGAAGGTAATGAAGACCCAAGATGGTCCGAAGTTGAACAATCTGAAGATACTTTAGAAAAAGAAGTATGGGATTTGAGATTAGGTCCAGCGATTTGGGAAAGAATGAGAAGACAGTTCCCTGAAGAAATTTTGGTTGATGAAACTAAATTTGAATTACAAAACTATCTTTTGGTGAGTATTTTTAGATTACCAGCTAAAGAATTTTTGGTTTTCACCAAGGAGGTTTTATCAGGTTCTGAAAATGGAAAAAGATTTATGGGTGAATTATTACAAGGGATTGACCAAATGTTAAAAAATCAAGATTATCAAGATGCAATGTCGAGATTTAACGAAGATTTGGAGCAAGTAAGTGACGAAACCGATGATGATGATTTAAGAGATTTCTTAGGAGACATCGGGATTAGGTTCTCAGATGATGACGACGACCCAGAGGGTCCTACTTCTTAAAATAATACTGAAGGGTGGTTTTAACCACCCTTTTTCATATTTATATATATGAGTAATCAAAAAATTGAACAATTAAAAGAGTATGCTCGTATAATGAAAGATACTACCTACGCATTAAAAACGTATCTTCAAACATATGACAATACTCAAAAAAGATATGTGCCGTTAGAGTTGTTTCCTGACCAAATTCAGTTACTCAAAGATTACGAACATTATAACGAAAATATAACTAGAAAATATAGACAGGCCGGTGTTACAACAGTAACTGCTGCTTGGATTTCTAAAAAGTTACAATTAGCAAAACCCGAAAACCCTGAAAGGGTTCTTGTCATCGCAAACAAAAAGGATACCGCGGTGGAGATGGCTAACAAAATTAGACATTTTTTAGACCAATGGCCTGATTGGTTAAATGTTGGGTTTTCTCCCGATAAAAACTCTGAAAGTAGATTTAGATTAAACAATGGGTGTGAGGTGAAAGCGGTCGCAACATCTGCGGATGCTTTACGTGGTTACACCCCTACAATACTTGTATTTGACGAGGCTGCATATATTGAAGCTGGTGAGGATTTTTGGGCAGCATCAATGGCGTCATTATCAACGGGTGGTAAAATTATTTTGATTTCTACACCTAATGGATTTGACCCAATTTATTATGGTGTATATGACCAAGCAATCAGAGGTGTTAACGATTTTCACATTACCGATTTAAGATGGTTTAAAGACCCTCGATATACAAAAGATTTAAGATGGGTTAAATGTTCAGATATTGTTCACTATATGTTGAACAGGGAACAATATGATGATGATGAAGTTGTTATGTACGATTTTGATATCGCCAACTATAAACAATATGAAGAAGACGGTTATAAACCACTTTCTTCATGGTTTGAAGCAATGTCTAAAAAATTCAAATTTGATAGACGTAAAATCGCACAAGAGTTAGAATGTGACTTCTTAGGTTCAGGTGATGGTGTAATCCCAAGTGAGGTTCAAGATAATATTGTAAAAAATATGTTGAGGGACCCAAAGGAAAAATATATGCAGGGGACCTTTTGGCAATGGAAAGAACCAATACAAGGTCACAAATATATTATGGGTGTTGACGTATCCCGTGGTGATAGTGAGGATTTCTCATCAATTAATATTATCGATTTCGACGAGAGAGAACAAGTTGCGGAATATATTGGAAAAATACCACCAGATGATTTAGCATCCATTGCATATAAATGGGGTATTCTATATGAAGCGTTTATTGTTGTCGATATTACGGGAGGTATGGGTGTTGCAACATCAAGAAAACTTCAAGAATTAAACTACAAGAATTTATACATTGATGGTATTAATACCAAGAATATTTGGGAATATAATTCTAAAGCAATGGAAAAAATTCCTGGATTAAATTTCAATAATAAACGAACACAAATCGTTGCAGCATTTGAGGAACAATTGAGGAAAGGTTTTCAGGTTAGGTCCGCTAGATTGATGAACGAATTAAATACGTTTGTCTATATAAATGGTAGACCTGACCACATGAAAGGGGCTCATGATGATGCTATTATGAGTATGTCGATGGCTTTATATGTTGGGGATATTTCCTTTAGTCAATTGACTAAAAATGAAAACGCAAATAAAGCGATGTTAGAGTCATGGACACTATCTGAAAGAACATACGAACCAAATAAATCATTTTATTCATATGGGACCGCGTTTGACCAAATAGGTTCGATGTCTATGGATAATGACCCAAGTATCCCAAGACACAATAACAATGCAACAAAAGAAAACTATCAACAGTACGCGTGGTTGTTCGGTAAAAAAAGATAAACCTTTATTATCATAATAGAATTAATTATATTCTCATAAACTATTTATATACATGGCAGAAAGTAATTTGACGGTTTTTCAGAGGTTAACAAAAGTATTTGGGTTTCCCGGTAAGGTGACTCCTGAAGAAGCACCGTCTTTCAATTTTGATAAAGAGCAAATTTTAAAAACAAATAGTCGAGAAGAATATGAGAAAGCGATGTTGCAAGCTCAACAAAGTCAATACATCGCAGATAAATGGACAAAACTCGACCAATCTCTTTATAACCAATCAGTATACTACGAACCTAACAGGTTATCGGCGTATTATGATTATGAATCAATGGAGTTTACTCCTGAGATTTCAGCGGCGTTAGACATTTATGCTGAAGAATCAACAACTCTATCAGAAAAGGGTGAAATTTTAACTATATTCTCAGAATCTACAAGAATTAAAAGTATTCTTGAAGATTTATTCATTAATAGATTAGATTTAAACACTAATCTACAAATGTGGACAAGAGGTGTGTGTAAATACGGAGACAACTTTGTTTATTTAAAAATCGACCCTGAGAGAGGTATTATTGGTTGTCAACAATTACCAAATATTGAAATAGAAAGACACGAGGGTAAAGAAAGTAAAACACCCAACCAACAAAATGCAATGCAATTACCAACCAGAGAATTAAGATTTCAATGGAAGAATAAAGATTTGGAATTTCAAGCTTGGGAAATTGCACACTTTAGATTGTTGGGGGATGATAGAAAATTACCTTACGGTACTTCTATGTTAGATAAAATAAGAAGGATTTGGAAACAATTACTTTTGGCGGAGGATGCGATGTTGATTTATAGAACAACGAGAGCACCTGAAAGAAGAGTGTTTAAAATCTTTGTTGGTAACATGGATGACAAAGATATTGAAGCGTATGTACAACGTGTTGCAAACAAATTCAAGAGAGACCAAATAGTGGACTCGAGAAACGGTCAAGTCGATATGAGATATAATCAAATGGCGGTAGACCAAGATTATTTCATACCTGTTCGTGACCCAGCACAAACAAACCCAATCGAGACTTTAGCGGGAGCACAAAACTTAGGTGAAATCGCAGATATTGAGTACATCCAAAAGAAAATGTTAGCGGCCCTTCGTATCCCAAAAGCATTCTTAGGATTTGAAGAGGTCGTTGGTGATGGTAAGACTCTTGCATTAATGGATATACGTTTTGCGAGAACAATCAATAGAATTCAAAAATCTATAATTCAAGAATTAAATAAGATTGCATTAATCCATCTTTATTTACTTGGTTTAGAAGATGAATTGGATAACTTCACATTATCGTTAACCAATCCATCAGCACAATCTGATTTATTAAGAATTGAACAGTGGAAAGAGAAAATTACTCTATATAAAGATGCAACATCAGACCAATCTCAAATAGGTATCCTCCCTGTTTCTCACACATGGGCTAAGAAAAACATTCTTGGTATGAGTGATAGTGAAGTTGTGTTGGATTTACAACAACAAAGACTTGAAAGGGCGATAGGATTTGAATTAACAAATACCCAAAATGTAATTAAACGTTCAGGAGTATTTGATGATGTAGATTCTAAGTATGGTGTACCTGAAGAAGAGAGACAAGAAGGTGGTGAAGCACCTGAAGGAGGAGGAGAAATGGGTGGAGACATGGGAGCATCCGCACCACCACCGCCACCACCAGCTGGAGGTGAAGCGCCATTGAGTGAAAATGAAACAAAAAAACATAATATATTGAGCATGTTAGGTGAAGATGAAAATTTAAAAGATTTATTTAACATGGATAAAGCTCAACAGAATATTTATGAAATAGAAAATAAACTAAAAGACTTCTTAAACGAATAACTAAAATGACAAACTTTGGTGAATTAAAAACAAAACTGTTAACAAAATTAACCGAATCGTACACCTCTAATAATAAAGGTGAAATTAAAGATTTGGTAAAAAAATTAAAATCAAATAAATCTTTGGTTGAGATGTATATGTTTTATGAAAACATAGAAAATCTCAATATTAAAAGTAAGGATAAAGCAAAATTGTATGTGGAATCTATTGAACCTATTTTGATTGATAAGATGAAATCTTTGAAAAAAGAAATGAAAGAGTTCGGTAAATCTCTCAAAGATGTTGTTGTGGAGAATAGTTCGGTTTACAATGATTTAGATGTTTTATCTGAAGAATCAAACATGCATAACATTGCATCTAAAATTGACGCGAGAGAAAACTTAATAAATCACTTAGTTTCTGAAAAGAAACAAGAAGTTGTTGAACCTTCCCCAATTCAAATTGAAAACCATTCTTTATTAAATGCCGTCTTGGTAAATAATTTCAATATCAAATACGCAGATTTTTTAAATGAAGAGCAAAAAGGAATTTTTAATAAGATTGTTTCCATGACAAATGAAGAACTGGTTCTTGAAATGGAAAGTATTAAAAAAGAATTGAATAATAAACTTGATTCACTTTTAAAAGAATCGACCGAGGATTCGGTGGTAAGTAAACTTAATAATGTAAAATCTGAAGTAGATAAATCAGAGAATACTAAATACAATTACTACAAATTGATTGAATTGAAAAACGGTCTAATTTGATTTTTCTTGATTCGTGAATAATTGTTGTTTGTAGATGGCTTTTAACTTTTTACTTCTTTTAGCAACTGAGGGTTTGGTATATTCCTGTTTCTCCCTCAATTTATCATTTTGTTTAGTCTTTTGAACCTTGTATTTGTATTTTTTTAATGCAGATTCAAGGTTCTTCTCTTTACTGACGTTTACGATTATCATAAGTTTTTTTTAAATATAATTGAAATATTTTGATTTGTTAAGTTTATTCTGTATATTTTAAATACACCATAAAATATATAAGTATGATAAATTTAAATGAAAAAAGGAAAGTTTATTTCAATCGGTGTACACAATAATGTAAAGATTGGGTACGGCACTGTTGATTACAAGAACTTAAAAACGGTCTACATTCAACTAAACTCATGGACCCAACCCACAATAATCGACCATGACTTTGATAAACTAATATCAAAAACCAGAAGACAGATTAAGGAGAAAATCTATTCTCTAAATTCTGAACTATTCAAGAGAGAATCAATAGTCGATTTAGATATTAAAACCAATGGTATAAAAGAAAACAAAAGGTCATTCATGGACCTTGAAATAACTTTATATGTAGAAAAATTTTTTGATGTAAGGTCAAAAGAGGTTAGAAACATTATATCCAACTTATCAGAATCTATAGTAGATACCGTTTTAACGGACGAAACTTTATTTAATTTCTTTGAAAAGAAGAATTAATTCAGTATTCGGGGTATTTATTATAAAAAAGTTGGATGAAAATACTCGGCCCAAACGAAACCGGTAAAGGTATACTAATAGAATACGATGCCGGTTATATATCACCATTAGAGAATCAGAAAATAATTTCTGAAATGAAGGATGTGGATTATTCACAAGATATAATCCTTTACGCAGTTTTGCAAAAATATGATACCCCAAATAAAAACGGTAGAATATATCCTGAAAGCATTTTAAAAAGAGAAAACGAAAAATATCAAACCTTAATTAAAAAAGGTAGTGCGTTAAATGAATTAAATCACCCAACATCTTCCCTTATCGATTTAGATAGAGTTTCACATTCCATATTAGAAACATGGTGGGATGGAAAAATCTTGATGGGTAAGATTAAATTATTTACTTCTCCCGCTTGGAAGAAAATGGGTATAGTTAGTACCAAAGGGGACCAAGCTGCAATGTTATTAATGAATGGTGCAACTCTTGGTATTTCTTCAAGAGGTGTGGGTTCATTAAAAAACATCAAAGGTCAAAACATAGTTCAAGAAGATTTTGAATTAGTTTGTTTTGACTTAGTATCATCCCCAAGTACGCCAGGTGCGTATGTTTTTGCCGATTTAAAGGACAGAGACCAATATCAAGAATCAATTCAAGAAAAACCCGTAGACTCGGATAGGATGAAAAATCTAATGTCCAAGTTAGATACTTATTTGGGTAAATAATAATTTATTATAGTTTATCACGCTATAAACCGTATTTTTTTACATTATCGACATATTTATAGGAAAATATATTTAATAAAATGAGCGAAAAATCCATTCTAGAACAAGCATTACTTCAAGTACAGACTCTTGAAGAGGCAGTTAAGGCAAACGCAAAAGGTATACTTGCATCTACCATGAAGCAAGAACTAGGTGATTTGTTGAAAGAATCAATGGAAGATGAGGAGAAGGAAGTTAAAGAACAACCTACTCCTGACGAAGACCCCACAGATGATGTGTCAGCCGTTGCTGATGATGAAATAGGGGACGATAACTCAGACGAAGATGATGACGATTCATCTGATGAGCCAGCTAAAGGTATTGAGGACAAAGATTCATCTGAAGAAGACGATGACAACATGCTTGACATGGGTGGATTCGGAAACGATGATGATGATGTTGTTGATATGACAGGTGCTGATGAAGACGAAATTTTAAAAGTTTTCAAAGCAATGAGTCCTGAAGATGGTGTAATCGTGAAAAAAGATGATGACCACATTGAATTGTCTGACGGTGATGATGAGTATATCATTAAGTTAGGTGAAGAAGACTTAGATGAAACTATGATGTCTGAAGAAGATTTAGAAGAAGGTGATGAATCAGAATATTCCGATGAAAATTTGGGAGAAGGTGATGAATCAGAATATTCAGATGAATCTTTAGAAGAAATGATGGATGACACTGAAGAAACTGTTTACGAAATCGAACTTGATGATACAAACGAAGACATGTCATATGAAGATGATGATGAAACCTTAGGAGGTGAATCATTAGAAGAATATGTTGATGAAACTTACGAAGAAGGTGATGATTCTATCGAAGGTGATGTTGAGGAATCTGCTCGTACTATGGGTAATGGATATCATGGAGGAATTAAATCCAAAAAGAAATTCCAAGCTGGTAATAAGAGAGAAGAAATCAACGAAGAAGTTAGCAAACTTAAAAAACAAAATGATGAGTACAAGAAAGCTCTTGTATTATTCAAAGAAAAGTTGAATGAAGTTGCTGTCTTTAACGCCAACTTAGCTTACGCCACTCGTTTGTTTACTGAACACTCAACCACCAAACAAGAGAAGTTAAACATCTTAAAGAGATTCGATTCAATTTCAACCTTGAAAGAGTCTAAGAACTTATATAGTTCTATAAAAACTGAATTAGACACTAAAAAACCTGTGACTGAATCAGTGGTTGATAAAATAACTACGGCACCAACTTCTTCTTCATCTCAAAAAGTATTGTCGGAATCTAAAGCATATGAGAATCCACAATTCAAGAGAATGAAAGATTTGATGTCGAAATTAAAATAAACAATAAACTTAAAAATTAAAAATCAATACTAAAATGGGAGCATTATTAGAATCAGGTATGGTTGGTAACATCGGTCTTAAGCACCTTCGTGTTATCAAAGAAGATACCATCAAAAAATGGGACGACTTAGGATTCCTTGAGGGTCTTAACGGTCACCAAAAAGACAACATCGCACAATTGTATGAAAACCAAGCTTCATACCTAATCAACGAAGCGGCTGTAGCCGATGCTTCAGGTTCTTTCGAAACTGTAGTATTCCCTATCATCCGTCGTGTATTCTCTAAATTATTAGCGAATGACATCGTTTCAGTACAAGCAATGAACTTACCTATCGGTAAATTGTTCTACTTCGTACCTAAAATCCAAGACAGAAGCGACAACGCTCACCGTCAACCTTACGGATTCCCAAGTGCTGAGACTGACCCAGCTGCTGGTTACACAGGTAATAACTTGTACGACCGTTTCTATGAGTCAAGTGATTCAGTAGATTCAGGTTTGTTCGATTATTCAAAAGGTACCTATTCAACTATCACAGGTACTTCTATTGAATTCGTAACATTCAGTAACGGTGTTGCTAGTACACAATCAGCAATCGCTTCAGGTACTTCAGTTTCAAGTGTAATCTTAAAACTTTCAGGTTTCACAACTTACGATGGTGCGGCTAAACTTGCAGGTCCTAACGGTCAAGTTATGGACACTGAAGAATTCTTGGCTTCATTAACAGTATTTACTCAATCAGGAATTGATAGTGGTCTATATAGTCACTTAGGTGCAACTGTAGCCGCTAACATCCCTTTCAACGTTGTAACTCAAAAATACGGTAAAGGTATTGTTGAATACGGAAGCAAAGGTACTGGTAGAACAGGTAAATATGACAACATTTGTGACGCTGAAGGTGTTATCTACCTTCAAGTTGACTTACAAAAATATAACGGTGTAACAACTGGTTACACAGACTACGTAGTTGCAGGTTCTACATTGGCAGCAACTGACCTTAAAGTTTCTTGGAGAGAATACAGTTCACTTGAATTCGAAGAAGAAATCGGTGAAGTATCTTTCGACCTTCAATCAGTAACAGTTTCTGTAACTGAAAGAAAGTTAAGAGCTAGCTGGTCTCCTGAATTGGCTCAAGACGTAAGTGCATTCCACAACATCGATGCTGAAGCAGAATTGACAGCTTTATTGTCTGAGCAAATCGCAGCAGAAATCGACCGTGAAATCCTTCGTGACATCCGTAAAGGTGCCGCTTGGTCAGCTAAATGGGACTACAATGAGTGGAGATACGGTAATGGTGGTTCATCATTCGCTGGTTACACTCAAAAAGACTGGAACCAAACTTTGGTTACCAAGATTAACCAAATCTCAGCTCAAATCCACAAAACTACCTTAAGAGGTGGAGCTAACTGGATTGTTGTATCTTCTGAGGTATCTGCAGTATTTGATGACTTGGAATACTTCCACGTATCAAACGCAAACCCTGAGCAAGACCAATACAACATGGGTATCGAGAAAATCGGTTCATTAGCAGGTCGTTACCAAGTTTACCGTGACCCTTATTTACCATCAGGTAAAATCATCATCGGTCACAAAGGTAAATCATTGTTGGACGCTGGTTACATTTACGCACCATACGTTCCATTACAATTGACACCTACAATGTACAACCCATTCAACTTTACACCAATCAAAGGTATCATGACAAGATACGCTAAGAAAATGGTTAACAACCGTTACTTTGGTGTGATTAACGTTGGTGGTTTGACTACATTCAGTCTTGACACCTTGAGATAATCATTTCAATCTCATAATAGAAAGGGGGACATTAGTCCCCCTTTTTTATTGCCAAATATTTTAATTATATTTATATTCTATGGGTAAAATGACTAAAAAACAAATTGCAAATAGTTTAAAATCCGATGAACCAATTGACTATAATAAATTACGGTTAGATGTTTTAAAGAATTTGGTTGATACTAGAAATATTGAATGTAAACAAACCAAAGAAGAAATGATAAAATATCTTATCATGGATGATAATGAAAAATATATCAGACCTGTAACATATCAAAAACAATCAGATGGTAAGTTTATTGTTGGTATTGATACAAGAGATTCAAATAGTTGTAGGGAAATGGGTAAATTGGTTGAAAAAGGTATTGCTCAAAGTATGTCAATTTACTCTAACAATAGAATTCATTATATTTCAAATCAAAAACTAATATGAACTGGACAGAATATTTTTTAAACATTGCAGAACAAGTAAAACTTAAATCAAAAGATAAATCTACACAGATTGGTGCGGTAATCGTTGGTATTGATAATGAGGTACTTTCTACGGGTTATAATTCATTCCCGAGGGGATTAGACGATACTAAAGAAGAACGTCAGGAAAGACCTGAGAAATACTTTTGGTTTGAACACGCTGAACGTAATGCAATCTATAACGCCGCACGTATTGGTGTTTCTCTGAAAAATTCCACAATATACCTTACTTCGGGATTACCGTGTATGGATTGTGCTAGAGGTATTGTTAATTCGGGAATTAAAGTGGTTTGGTGTAAAACAGAGTGTACCACTAAAAACAAAGAGAAATGGGTGGAATCACAGATGAAAAGTCAACAACTTCTCAATGAGTGTGGTGTTCAGGTGTATTATTATTAAGTTTTTTAACTTTAATAATTAAGTTACCCGTTCCTTTAATAAGTCTATGATAAGTACCCTCATGTATAAAAATGGGGGTATTTTTTTTAATTTGTGTGGGTAATTCATCATCCATTTGAAACATCCAATCAGTTTCATGTTCACAAATAACAATCCTATCTTCTTCGTCAAAATGCCACTTCAATTCCATCTCAGTTAAATCTGAGGTGAATGTTCTAACATGAAATCCTTCTTTTAATTCTTCTTTGAATGGGAAATCCATTACCAAGGGTTTGATGATTTGATACCGAGAGCCTTTCTATATCTTGAGATGTTACAACTCCAATATCCAGCCGTTGTTCTATCTTTCTTTTGGTCACATTTGTGACGTGCTCTAAAAGATTTTGCCGCTGCTCTATTATTGTTTCTGACTCTAAGATTTGGGTCACCGAAAGTTACTTTAACAATATTACCACTGTTGTTTTTAACGTATACCGCGAATTTTTTAGGTCCACCCGAAGTTCTAAATGGTCTATTTAATTTTACGTTTTTACCTCTATGTTTAGCCTCAACAAGATATTCTTCTTCATTTAAGATGAAAGGAATATCTAAATAAACCTCCTCACCTTCATAGATACCCGTTAAACCAATATCAGTCTTGACTAATTCTAAGTCATCACCGTCAAGTACGAGAACACCTTTGTTATATAAATCTCTTGATTCGTTAAATAAACTAAAAAAGTTTTCAGAATAAATTCTGTATATATTTTCAATTAACGGTTTTTCTTTTTCAATATGATACTTTAAACCTTCACTTAATAAGTTGGTTGATTCAGATACTAACCATAATTTAGGTGGATTGTATGTATCAATTATTTCATCTACGTTTATTGTTATGTTCTTAATCATATTTTCATCAAATCTTGTAAATGTCGGGGCGTTACCCTTACCAATTTTTGGGTCTTTCTTTTCAGCCCTCCTTTTTTGTTGTGTCATTGCTTTCTTTTCTTTTTTATCATATGAAGAAGCGACTTTGGGTGTTTCTTTGGAAACTTTTTTAGATGGCCTACATTTTGGATATGCCTTACCATCAGCATCTTTTCTACCACAAGGTGGGTGTTTACCGTCAACCTTACGACTTACGTCCACCCATTTTTCTTTGAACCATCTTCTAAGGTCTTCTTTTAAAACCTCACCTGATTCAAGACATTCTTGGATGTATTTTTTATCCTCTTCGTTGACTGTAATTTTCATGGGTTATTTTTTACATTTTTTCCATCTACCGCCTTTAGATTTATAATTCTTTGCCGCCCAACCATTTGCATATGCACTTGGGTATACATCAAATTTAGCTTTAGCAGCTGATTTTGATGCTGACCATTTAGCGGGGTCAGTAGGACAATTTTTACTTTCGTCTATTTGATATTCTTCATTCAAAAGGTCATCATCGACATTATTTTCTTGGTCATCACCTTTGGTTTGATTCATCAGAAAATCAAATACTTGGTCCAATAAACTCTTAGCTTCAGCAATGTGGTCTTGCGCCCAATCGTGTTGTTTAAGAATTGAATCGATTTGATTTTTATCTTCTTGCATCAACAACTCACATTGTCTCTTCATTTGTTCGATATTACCAAAGAACATGTAGTTTTCTTGTGGCATTTGACCCTCAGTTAGTGTCTTCAGGTGTTTTTTGATGATTCCATCTAAATTATTCATAATAATAAATATTTTTATATTTCAGATAATATTTCAAACTTTATATAGTCATTATAAAATATTTCTTCTGTGTATGTTTTAGCTTTAAATTCAATAAAATATTCTCTCGGTATCAAATAAGATGTGTCCAAATAAAATGAATTTTCATTGGTGACATCGGTCTTAGTCCAATCATAGATTATTACATTTGTTTTTCCTTCCTTTATGAAAATTCTATAGTAAACATCATCAAATAATATGGTTCGTGATTGTTCAATTGATTTTAAATAAAGTACAATCTTTTTCAATTCACCTCTGATAATTTTTTCATTTTGTTTTATGCCAGAGAATTGAATTTTATAGTTTTGTGTTTCTGTTGGATTTGCACCAATACTGTATCCCGATGTGAACGGTTTGGGTACAAATTTCTGAGTCACATTACTTATTGATATACCATCTAAAGATAATCCTTTCCATTTATCATAAAAGAATCTTTTACCGTCACATAACTGACCTGTCAAACCAAATCTAACTTTATAGACACCTTTTTTAATCCTTGTGGTAGTCAGACCTGTCAAACCCGAAATTGCAACACTACTTGAGTTTAAAATATCAACCGTAGGGTTACTATCTAAATTATAAAAATTGGAACCCTTAGTGACATACAGGTATAAATTATTATATCTTTCTTCAATGAAATTATGTCTATTATCGTCTATTCTATCATCAAATACAGATTCAACGAATGGTTCAAAAAAAGTTTGTGTGTATTTTGAGAAAAACGCAACTGATTGTTGAGTCTCTCCCGTGGTAATTGTTTCAAAAGCAGATGTAAATGCTAAACCTAATCCATGGTCTGTGTTACCTGAAACAATAATACCATTAACATAGTTGGTGATGTTTACATTGATGTCTTCATTACCATTATCAAAATGTATTGTTTGTAGTATTGTTGCGCCTGTGTAAATTCCCGGATATGTCCAACCTGATGTTGTTGTTCTATCATACCAATTTGACGCTCGGGTATCGTATAATTTATTACCCAAATTATCATCATAAGTGGTGAACTCATAATCATAACCAACACCCTCATCCCATGATTGTGGTATCGTAAAAAGAATTAAATCAAATGACGTGGCACGGTATTTTCCGTTAGATTTACCGTCTCCTACCAATTTAGGGTCACCGGTTACCGTATTAGTCATTTTCAGGTAGTGTGTCGTTCCTGATGTGATTACTAAATCACCATTAGTCACTTTGGATTGTAAATCAGTAAAATCAACTTTAAAAATATATCTTGAATATCCATCGCCATAATAAATCTCAGTTGTTGGATTTTTTGCGGTGTTGACCCTACTATTTTCAATTATAGTATTGTTTTTAGAAAAATATGAGCGATAGTATGACATTCCTTTTATAGTATAAATATCATTTTAGTTGATTTTAATTGATTTATTTATCAATTCATCTCTTAATTTGTTGTATAATAAATCCAATTTGGTGTGAGCGTCGTAATCCGATTTAACATATGGTTTGTTGATATTGTGTACATGTGTTGTGAGCACATTGTACATGGCATCTATAAAATCCAATAAAATTTCCCCCCTAACTAATGAATAGGTATTTGGGTCTATTTTTTCGATGTAATCAGATTGTTCATATTCATATGAATTAAGTGTTGGGAAATCTATCTTTTTGTCTGTGAAATTTGTATCTGTTGACAAAAGGAAAATTTTATCCGCGGTAACATTCCCAAAAGTTTGTTCCACCGATGTACTGTCATTTTTTAAAACTTTTACAGATTTCTCAACCCGTCTTGTGTTGGGGTTCACCTTATCTTTACTATAGACTAAGCTAGATTTTGAAGTGGAGCCAGGTAGTTTAACGTTATTAAATATTTTTAATCTATTATCACTTTCTGTTGTTGTTACAGTTCGATTTTGAAACTCATCTGTGGGTCTAAAGAAGAATGGATACACGTTTGAATCACTTTGTGTGACTATTAGGTCGGTTAAAATTTTAAACGATACTATACCTGTGAACCCATTACTCTGAATTGTACTTAATTTATTTCTAATTTCTTGATAGATTAATTGAACTTTCTTTGTTAATGTAGAACCACTATAATCTGTAATTGAGTTTAAGTCACTTCTAAAAGTATATGTGTTACCCGATTCGGTTAAAAAAATTGTTTCCCCTGATACGGTTTGTGTTGATTCAGTGAAATTACTTGAGTTATATTTTTTAGAAACATTTGGTTTTATTTGGTAAACATAAAAATTGACATAATTAGGATTACTTAAATCATTAATATCATACTCAATGATAAATTTAAGATTTGAGTTTTCTGTTATGTCTTCTGTTTTTGTTTCTTCAGAAATAAACTGTTTAGGACCAAATTTTTTCAAATGAAGTTTAGCAACTTTATCGGAAGCAATTGGGAACCCTTTGGTTAATAGTTCTCTATTTTGATTACTTGTGACATCTTTTTGAACGAGTTTACCACCCCTCAATACTAAACCGTCCTGAGTAAAAATAGCATCTGACCCATATTTACCTCCAACAGAATAGTCTTTATATTTTGACAAGGCATCTTTACAATTTTCGGGTAAATTTCCTTGTTCATTTTTTATTATATCAACCTTATCTTCAACCGAAACCCCATAAGATGTTTGAGATATTTGTGTGTTAAATTCTTGAGAATTAAAATCATATCTAGTTGAAAACGGGCCCGCAATATATTCTTGGTTTACCGTAGTTTTTTCGGTATCATAACGGATTATTTTTACCGCCTGTTTAAGTTCGGGAATAAAGTTTATGTTATTTGGTAAAAATGGGGAAGCTAAAAAGGGGTCATCTTTACTCCAGTGTTGTATGTTTTCTTTTATATTAGATTTACCACCAATATAATCATCATAATCAACCACACGAATTCTACCTAATCCTTTTGGGTCATTATTATCAATACAAACACCTAAATCAATTATTTTCATTATACTTTCCTATTTTCAATTTCAGTAATTATTACTTGATGTAAATTTTCAATAGATTCCAATTTACGAGTCAAATCAATTATGTGTGTTTTAAGTTCTTCGTGTTGTTTAAACAAAAATTCTTCCGCCTCAAATAAATCTTTATTTGATTTGTCTTTAGCGTTCTCTATAATATTTTTAAGTCTATTTGATTCCATTTTAAAATTCTTTACCTACACCTGATATTAAACCCGGTGGAATTACCGCACCTCCCGCTAATGGTGGTCCCGGTAAAACCCCACCTTTTAATACAATTTTTACAAACGCATTTGCATCTTTTTCTTCTGTATATCCATCGATTACGGATTTTACCAAATTACCAATGTCATTTGATTCACCATAAAGTGGACCTGTTGGTACTCCTGAAGCTTCTAATTTATTCATCACATTCATAAACGCCCTATCTTGACTAAAACCTGGAAGGGATTCTGAAAACAATAGTAATATAGAAGGGACTGTTATTGGTGCCCTTTGAGAAAGTGCCGCGTTTATAGTCGATAAAATTGTTTGGAATAAATCGTAACAATTGTTTATCTCATTTTGTAATAATTTCTTTAATAAGACTATTAATGATGTTATGATTAGGAGGTATCTTTTGTATTTGTTTTTAATAATTCTTTGTACAATTGTTTGTACAAATGATAAAACATCAATTTTAATTAATTTCCAAAATTCTCTGATGAATAACCAAAATAAATCTTTTATAATATTACCCAAAGCTTTATAGAATTTCTTAGCCAGTTCTTTACTATTCAAATAGACATTAGTTAAACCTGTTTTAAATATTTTATATAAAATTATTATTGGTAAAAATATTTTGGCTGATAGTATGGACATTACCAAAGCTTTCGGTAGATTTAAAATGAAGTTGTTTAATAAATTATTTAAAAACGCACTAATATCAAATGAGGAATCTGATTTTGATAAGGCATCTTTAGATACATTTTCTAAAGTATCATCAACCGCCTGTTCGATATTTTTATTGTTAGTTAAATAAATAAAATCTTCAATGTGCATATCATCAACAGGAACCTCAAAATTGTAACAATCTTTGAATTTTAATACTCTTCTAAATCTGTTTTGTTCGTCATCTAAATCAATACCCTCCACGTCGTCGAAATCAAAATAAAACTCAATATCTTGGTCGTTTTCACTGAACATATCAACCGGAGTTTGATTTTTTAATTCATCTTTTTGAGTGCTTGAACCACAAACTTTGAATAATTTATCAATAAGTCTTAATGATTTATTCAGTGAAATTGTGAATTTACTTGAATCACTACAACTTGACCCACCTTGTATTGTTAACATCATGGATGTCTTTATGATTTCTTCAATATCGGGGAATTCTAAAGATTCATAATAGTCTTGAATAAAATCTTGAACTTTTGTCACACCTGTGGTTCCTTGAGTCAAACCTGTGATTAGGAATTGTTGTGTTGATGCGCTCCATTGGGATGTGAATAGATTTTTACCATTATTAGATGAGTAGGTGTATAACCCACCTGACGACATTAAATCGTAGAGTTTTCTATTTGTTTTTTGTTTGTTCTTGTCAGGTGATTTTTTCTCATAAACCAAATTACCACAATCAGAGTCGGGGTCAAGTGTGAATATATCTAAAAAATCAAATTCATCTGGTTTTAAAGCAATAGAATCGATGTTGAATACGGATTGACTACCACAAATACCGTCACCCATAAAAAGAGCTTCGGAAAAATGTTTTACCGCAATTTGTTTTGCTGATTTTAAAGTGGTCTTAGCAGAAGATACCGCATATCTTTTTATTTTTCCCTTTACAAGATTTTTATCTACGTTTACAGGAACACTTTCTTTTTGAGTTGAGGTTGTATCAGATTTTGTCTTTTTGTTGCTTGTAATAAATTGCTCAGCAACATCCAATAAATCTTTAAAGATGTCTTTGTTATTTTCTACTTTAGATTTTAATTTATTTTTTAAATCATCACTTTTTTTAGAAAATAATTCGTTTGGGTCAGGTATATTATTTTGATATAAATCGGCAATAGAGTTCGAGGCACCTTTTGGGTCATCGTTAATTTTTTTGATTGACTCAATCTGTGCCTGAAGTTTTTTTTTCGTTTCTTTTGAATTACTCATTAGTCTCTATATATTCCTGACGATTCACCTTCTGAATCATTCATCAGTTTTTCTAACAAGACTCTATCTTCATCTGTAAGTTGTAGTTTACCACCAGCTGAGTTAGGACCACTTCCTTGAGTTTGTTTTAATAGAGCACTTTGTAACTTAACTAACGAAATCTTTTTTTCAGTACAATCGTTTAGTATTTTTTGTTGTTCTTTAATGACGGGACCAATTACACTCATATCCTCAGCATCCTTCATGAATGTTAACATTTTTTTTGTTATCATGGATGCGGTGTTTTTTTGTTCAACGATATCGTTATAAATCTCTTGCATTAATGCTAATGCAGAATCAGTATCTAACGAGATAATGTTTTTCTTTTCCCTCATAATATATAAATAGAGAAATTATTAATTTATGAATCCAATCATGATACCTTCATAAACTTTTTTATATCTTTTCAATGATATTCTTATTTCTTTAGTTGAAAGTGATGTCATTTCACGTAATGACAATAAAATCAGGTTCTTATTAAATTTATTACCTTCACCAACTTGGAAGATTTTTTCAAAGTTGCTAAAAATCTCAATTAACGCATATCCTAATTTTTGTTCATTTTCGTTTAGTTCTTCCTCCTCCATAAACGTCTCCAACTCAATAATGAATTTTATTATCACATCTTTATAATCAATATGATATTCGTCTATAGAATAAGAATGTTCCGTACTCTCTTCTAAATCGGATGAAATGTCGTCATAGGACACATTTCTGTTCATTTCCTTAGCATCCTTTTGAATCGCACCCATTAAGTAATTTTTACAAATGGTTCCGAAATAAGAATAAGCTTTATGGTTTTTTGTATGGTCGAATTTGTTAATCTTAGTCATAAGAAAAGACATCGTATCCGCATGTATATCTACGAATTCAAAGTCTTTTCTATATAATTTATAACGTCGAATAATACTTTCGACCATTATTGTGAGAGGTTCTCTTAAATATTCATTGAATATCTTATTCTTTTCGCTATCGGAGTCGGATTCTAAATATCTTACAACCGCTTGTTCTTGTTCCTCCCCAAAATAAATTTTTTGGGTTCGTTTACGCGGCATATTTAATTTTCTACATAGTTTATGTCTCTATTATTTTTAAAGAAAAATTCTTTTTTTGCTGTATCCAACCAAAATTTAACCTCTTCAGGAGATAGTTTCATACTATCGGAATTTTTGTAACTCCAAAATAACGAGTCTTCTCTGAAATTGACGTGTTGGTATCCTAATCTTGGGATAGTCATTACGATAACATTATTGTGGGTTAATCTCAGTAAGAATTCATACCCAAAAGTTAACTTAATGTTTGATTTTAACTTACCATATTCGGTAATAACCGATGTTTTATAAAGACCACCATTGATTTGGAAATTTTGATATTCTAAAAGAGCTTCATTATCTAAAAACCCTTGTTTATCTGTAAATCCGTATGCCCAAGTTGCTTCGTTGGTATAACTTAAGAAATTACCCTCGACGTTAATGTCTTTAACTAAACTCAAAAACGCACTAACTTCTGGGTTTTCTTTTCTATATGAATTTACTAACGTCAACCAGTTTTTGTGATATTCATCATCAACCTCCAAAATTGAAAACCATTCTGTTTCACATTTTTCAATTCCCAAATTTACTTGTGAACAAAAATCATGATTACCTGTGTTTTCGATAATGTGGTATTCTAAATTGGTTTCGTCTATTTTTATTTTGGAAACGATATTAGATGGTCCAACAATTAATAATTTAACGTCATTATAAAATTGCTCTACCGAACTAAATGCGTTCTTAAACATTGTTTCATATTCCTCATCCCATTTATGGATTGGTAAAATTATTGATATGTCTTTCATGCGATTTCTTCTTTTGTTTCTTCTTTTATTTTATTTAATGCCTTTTCGATTGCCTCAATTCTTTTATTAATGAATGAGTCGAAAATATTCAAAATGTTATTTTTTGTGATTTCCGTTTCGTATGGTAAAAGGGTATCTTTCATTTTCTGTTTTACTTCATCATTAATCTCCACACCTTCTAACCATGCATTGATGTATGTACCAAGAATTTCAACAATTTTTGAATCGTCGTATGTCCACATACCATTTTCACTTAACCAATCAGGTTCGTTTTTAGGAATCTTTCCAATAACAGGTACACCCGATTTCATGGATTCTAATGGGAACGTACCAAAGGTTGAGTCATCATCTACCCAAACTGAAACAACACATTCTCTCAAATTATCCGCAAATTCTTGATAGGACATATTAACCATGTCTCTAAATGTTAACCATCTTAAATGTGGATAACGAACATAAAATTCTGAGATAATTCTTTTATTTGTTGACCTATCTTTACACAGAATAGCAATAATAGGTTTTGTATTTTTTTCAGTTACCTTAAACTCGTCGCTAATGATTGGTGGAATTATATGAACTAAAGATTCGTTAAAAATTTCACCTATGTATTTCTTTGAAAACTCAGTAGTTGTGATTACTCTATCAAATCCATAATCAGACCATCTACTTCCAATTGGTAAGGTCTCAAATATATATTCTTTTTGTTGAACTAACATGACTTTCACACATCTTATGTTTGCCATGGATTCCAAAACATTTGAATAATATTCAGGAACAACAATTACGTCCTCAATTTTAATTTCAACACGGTCATCCTTAATGGTGACAACTTCTAATTCAGTGTATGTATCACCTAACCAAGAATTTACTCCGGTGTAAGTTTTGTCCTCAACAAGTAATTTAGCGTTATACCCATTTTGTTTCAATGTTAATGCCATATCATAGATATGTTTAACCGAAGCTCTTGGATTGTTTTTTGTGTCATATACCAAAAAGTATATGTTATTAGTCTTAGTGGTTAGGTTTTCTAAAGCCACTGACAGTTTTTCTATGTTTTCTTTGTTATTCATCTTCTGATATTAATATTTCGTATTTTATTAATGTGTTATATGCTATTTTAAATGATATTGATAGGTTTGAATCACCAAATTCACCCAATGTTTCATCTGATTCTTCAAATTCATTTAATACCCTCTCAATGCAAGTTTTTATTATTTCATATTTGAATATGTTTATCTCTAGTGTTGTGGTCCCGTCTTCATTTTGGATTTGATTCCCTGTTTGACATTTTTGACTGATTCCATCAACATCGATATAGTAGTTTTTACCGAAAATTTCAACCATGTTTTATCTATTTCTGATAATTTATTTATTTGTAGTTTATTTGTAAAGTTATTATTGTAAAACGTATTAAACTTTATAACTTTTTTGTAAAATGGACATTGGGATACAACATTAATATCGTCTGTAATCCAAACATCACATTTCTTCCATAATTTTTTGATGTCATTTGGCGATGAAAAAATCACATTATCCGCCATAATACCGTTCTTGGATAAGAAGAAGAGTGTTGCGGGTTTGGCTTTACCCTTTTCACTAAGACCAACCAATGTAACTTTCACATCCTTATTCTCGAAAATAAAGCTGTTCAATTCAGTTGCAGCATGACTATAACTTAATCCTGCGTGACCATATATTTCGATTGGGAAATCAAAATATAGAAATTTATTAAATTCATCGATTGATTGAAAATTATACGTACTTAATAAATTTTCAATAGAAATAGGGGTACCATTAACACCGTATTCAAATTTCTCCTCTTCATCCGATTCGGTGTTGAGGAAGTAATCTTTATAATGGTAGTCAAATTTTTGAATCGTGTTTCGTAAAACACCATCTATACTTACAAATATTTCCATAAAGGAAATATAACTTATAATACTTTATAAGTAAAGTTTAATCGTATCTTTTTAGGATTTGTGTAATTATAGGATTTCTGACAATATCCTCACTACCAAATTCAAAAACACCGACATTCTTTAAATCACCAAGTCTTACTTTAGCGTCGTATAAACCTGTTTTTGTCTTATCTTTAAATTTGTCTGATTGTTCTAAGTCTCCCGAAATAAAGAATTTAGAATTAAATCCGATACGTGTGAGTAATAACTTCATTTGAGATGGTGTAGTATTTTGAGCTTCCTCAAATACCAATATCGTATTGTCAACATTCCAACCTCTCATGTAAGCCAGTGCGGCAATTTCAATAAAACCCTCCTCTTTTAATTTTTCTCTAGACTCTTTACCAATTATCTTATTCAAAAGATAATATGATGGGTAAATGTATGGGTCGAGCTTTTCTTCTAAACCTCCCGGTAATGAACCTAATTTTTCTTCAGCTTCCACCGCAGGTCTAACAATAATAATTTTTTCATATTTGTTATTGTCATCCCATAGTAAATCTATCGCTCTTTTCATTGCGATGTATGATTTACCAACACCAGCTGGACCAAAACAAAGTGTTATTTCATTATCGCCCAATATTCTCCAATACTCTTCTTGATTTTTGGTGAGAAATTTTTCTTTTGGTTGTTTTATAATTTCTCTAATTCTTTGTTTTTTAGCGATTTTCTTATCTTCTATAAGATTGGCGGTTTTTGTTGTTGACTTTCTCAAGTATGTATTTTTATTAATATAATTATTATTTTCCGGTAGAACCAAATCCACCATCACCTCTTTCTGTTTCTGATAATTCATCTACCTCAACAAATGTGATTGAAGGGTATGGGATAATCATAATCTGCCCTACTCTATCTGAGATATTATAAATTGAAGTGGTTCCTCCTTTTCTATCATTTAAAATTCTTTTATACCTAATTTCAATTTCTCCCCTATACCCACTATCGATAACCCCAACGCTATTTGTTAATAGTAAATCCTTTTTAGAATTACTACTTCTTGGGAAAACTAAACCAACATAACCTTTGGGTATTTCGATTGCAATGCCTGTCTTGTATGAAATATAATCGTCAGTAAATTCAACATCTACCGCGGTTAAATCCATAGCGGCATCACCCTCTTTTGAATATGAGGGGATGACCGCATTTGGGTTTAATTTTTTTATCTTTACTTCAAATCGATTAACTTGTTCTTCGACTTGATTTTTAATATCATCCCCGAGACTAAATAATAATTTATTTAAGTCCCCCATAATTGATTCGTCATTAGAATCATCATTTAGGATTTCTTTTTCTAATTCTTGAAGTCGTTTAATGTACGACTCAATTTCATTTTTGTCCATTTTTTTCTTCTAATATTGATAGTTCAAAACCGACTCTTATTACATTAGATAACGTTCCTGAACGATACTTAACCATTTTGTCATCCGATTCTTTATCTGAATTCATGATAGATTGGAATTCATCTTCAGAAAGTTTAACACCATTTGTGGTTGCGTAGTAGACAGCTCTTTCACCAGCTTTCATTGAAACCTCTTGTTCGGTGAATTCATACAACTTACCCAAATTTTTTCTATGCCATTCACTTGGGTTAGGTTTGAACATAAAGGTCTTACCAATTTGTGAAAGGAAGATACATTTGAGAATTGATGATGTTTGAACTCTCATCGTCTCAGGTAACAATTCATTCGTTTTAACGGAATACTTTGCAGCTTTAAAACAATGACTAAGTAATCCACCCGGATAACATCCGTACATGTCTAAAGATGTAGATGCGGGGGCGATGAAAAAATCATCACCTAAAAAATCTAACAATTCATCCGTAAAGATTTTGTATTTTGAATTTGTTTCAAGAAACTTTTTCTTGTTAGATTCTATTTGTTCGGCGGTTATCATGATTATTTGTTTTTAAAGTACTCAGGAGTGTTTTGTGGGTCAATGATACATTCGATTGGCATTTTAACAATAGCCAAACTTTCTGATGAACGCATATCACCTGCTCGGTATTTTGAAACAACTAATGTCGCCTCTTCAACTGACTCAGCTTCTACGATGTACTTAACTTTTTGTAATCTTGGATTACCATTTCTGTCTAAATTTTCGGTTTCATAACCTACTGTAACTAAGTAATGCATGTTTTTTTTGTTTTAAATTATTGATTTGAAAAATTGTGTTCTGTTTTCTGATACCGTAACTAACGAATATTTGTCTTTCACGGTTTCATAAAGTTTATTACCTAAATCTTCAACCATGTTGGGGTTTTCGATGAGTAATTTCATGTACTTCGCCCAAAGTTTATGATTTTTGTTTTCATGTACTAACAATGCGTTACCATCATCTAATAGTTTACCCTCTTTGTAGGCATTTTTTAAATCAATAGTATACGGCATCGTTTCACTCGCGATAATTGGTTTTTTGTGGAAACCCGACTCAATTATTTTTAATTGTGACTTATACGAGTTGAATTCTGAAGGTATCACGGGTGCTAAAGATACATCAAATAAGTTGTAATTTGCACCATATCTACCAATTGGTTGAGTCCATACTCTTCTATATTTTTTATTACTTACATCAATTTCAGGTGTTGGCGAGAAATTCATCAAATATGATTTATAATCCTCATCAACAGTTTTGTAATTATCGGTGAAAATTTGTTCATACTTGTACCAAACCGTTTCCATTGGTTGAATTGGTCTTGTTTTTCTCTCATTCGTTTGTGGATTCACTTCGGTAATTGAACCTCTTAAGTCATAACCACAAAGAACAAATTGAACGTTATTGTATTGATTAGCAATCATTGAGACTCCACCTCTAATTTGTTCTAAGTCATGTAAGTGTGTTGAACCACCTAACCATCCGAATCTAAGTCTATCAGATAGTGTTGGTTTTGGTTGAAATTGACTTTCGTTTGGGTCAATTGCATTTGGAAACACCACGACATTTTTTAAATTGAGTTTTTTTCTAAGACCATTTGCAAAATGTTCAGTGGTACATGAGACATAATCGGATTCCTTCATCATATCCACCTTCTTTTTTGGTAACTCGTTTTCCTTAATATGGAAATACATTGGGTGTCTATGGTCGGGAGACCAATGGTCATCAATATCCATAACGGTCTTAATCCCTTGAGATTTTAACCATTTGATTCTTGAAATATTTTCTTCGTGGGTTGTTTGATGGATAAAACTATGGAAAACAACGATGTCATAGTTTTTAAAGAAGTTATCATTGTTCTCAACTGATAGTGCGATATCAATATGGAACTCATCTGAGTAATGGTCACCAATAAATTTATATGGGTCTAATATTCTATATTTACCTACACCATGTGTATCGGGTGGTATTGCTAAAATTCTAATCTTTGACATTCAAATTCTTTCCTTTTTATAAAGTATAAGAAAAAAATTCGAAAAGTCAAACTTACTTTGATTTATTTACACCTGTAATTTTTCCTTTGAAGACAGAGTCACCCACTTTTAAAACCAAGTTTTCATTGATGGACATGGTTTGTTGTGCGGTTAATATTTGATTCAGTTTACTATCCATAATTTCAACAACAGTCTTTCTTACAATGTTCTCAATTATTGGAGTTAATTGTTTTACTAAATCAGAACTATCAACTGAAGAACTTCTTTGTGTCGACGATTTTTTAGTTGCAACACCTTCATTCTCCATTAGTTTCTTTGTTTTCTCAACAAAATTTAAATCTAAGGAATCTGATAAACTAATTTGAGGTATTGGATTTTCAATCATCGCTCTTTTAATCGCTTCAGGTAATTTAGATTCCTGTATTTTTTGAAGATTTGGTTGTTGTGGTTGTCTGATTGGTGCGGAATTTTCGGTTGACATGAGTTCTTCAGGATTAGACCTTAATATTTCTTCATTAACATTACCTTTTTCGTAATTACCGTTTTCTACTTTGTTTAAAACTTTTTTTGCTTGTACCAATCTTTGCATTAAGTCATTTTGTGATAGTACTCCAGTTCCTGTGTTTTCCATATTGATTTTTTTATAAAATAAGTATTTTTAAAAGAAAATTAAAGTCTTGATTCTGTTTAATTGTTCTTGTAATTCCACCGTTTCTTCTGAAGATGGTTCAATTATCTTGATATTGTCTTGTTTTAATAATCTATCTAAATCAGATTCAGAATCTTTTTCAATTCTTCTTCTTGTCCCCTCACCAGCATTGGTGTTACCCCCAATATCGACTTGTGATTTTTTCCAATCATCCATCTTCCTTTTATACAAATCGTCAATCGCATTTTTAAAATCCTCGGGACTAATTTGTTTAATATTATCAACAACTTTGATTTTAGTTTTTAAATCATTGAAAACCTCAATTTCTCTTTTTGGTACTTCAACAGGGGATGCTGATGGTTTTTCCTTTGGTTTCGGTTCAGGTAATTTTTGTTTTTCGGGTTCTTGTTTTGGTGTTGGCGTTTTACTTGGTTTTTTCTCTTGTGGTGTTGGTAATGTTGTACCCCAATCACTTGTCACATAAGTTGTTGAAAAACTACTATCGTCACCTTCTTTGTAACCAGGTCTTTTATTATCAAATTGTTCATCTTCATAGACTTGAATTGAACCTGAGGATATTCTATCTAATAAAAAGGTTCTCCATCCATGTTCGGTAAATCCTTTTTTGGATACCGACGGTGGTTGGACCCATCCTCTAAATGCTAAGTTTCCTTTTTTTGTTAGACCTGATGCGACTAATTCTGTTTTAATTCTTCTTCCCGGTAATACTTCACCTCTTGGACCTCTGTAGTCAAAAGAAACTGGCATTCTATTTTTAATAGCGTATTCAAGAGTTTTTTGAGTTCCCCTTGAAGGTGCTTCAGATAAAATGTTTATTAATATTGACTCGAAATTAATCATTAAAAATCGGGATAAGTTTTTGTGCTACCGTATTTATTTTTTGCACTCAAAACAGTTCTTTCGTTTATATCGGTTACGGTACCAACTCCACCGGAATTGTTTTCACCTCGACCTCTTTCATCACCATCTGATAGTGCGTTAGGATTTACTGATGAATACGCAAAATTATTATTGTAAATATTTTTAGCGATAAGAGTTGTTCTTTCATTGATATCAGTTAAAGTACCAATACCGCCAGAGTTGTTTTCACCTCTTCCTCTTTCGTCACCGTCTGATAATGCGTTAGGGTTACCTGAAGAGTACTGAAACGAATTATTGTAGACGTTTTTCGCCATCAAAGTGTTTCTTTCTGTGATATCAGTCTTAGAACCTACGTTACCACTTAACTCTCCTTTACCTTTTTCATCACCGTCTGAAAGTGCGTTGGCATTACCACTTCCATACTGATTAGTTGGTCCATAAATGTTTTTAGCTTGTAATGAGGTTCTTTCACCGATATCGGTTTTTGAACCAATATTACCACTTAACTCACCCTTACCTCTTTCGTCACCGTCTGATAACGCACCTGTGTTACTTGAACTATATAAGTCCCCGTAGTTGTATTCATTTCTTGATACAAGAAGGTTTCTTTCTCTGTCTCCGATTATTTCTAATTGTGTTGGCATATTAATAATTAATTAATTTTTTTATTTTGTCCATTTCTTCAAATAATTTCATGGAAGTTAAAGGTGAAATACTGGTTTTGTGTGAATTACTTTTAACTAAATTTGTTGGAATTTTGAAACTAAAATTTTTTTTATGTGATTTGAGGTGACTATTTTTTCTTTCTCCGGTCATTGATGTAATATCGTCAGCTCTTTTTTTGGAATCTTTTCTATTACTTATCAAATCTCTTTCACCCTGTAAAAATTGTTTAGCCCATTTTTCCATCAAATCTCCACCACATAAGTCATATTTAACTTTTTCATTCATTTTATCCATGTTTTGGATATCGTGAATTATCCTTTTAAGTTGACCGTATTTTACTTTTTTATCAATTAAAAGTTTTTTAGCTCTTTGAATACCACGCACATTTTCACCATTTAAACCAACGACTGTATGATTTATTTTGTCTAAAATGTCTTGTGGGATATCAAAAATCCTTCCTTTTAATTCTTTATTCATCGGTTTCGTCCTCTGATTTAAGAATGTTAATTACATCCTCAACTGATAAATTATTTTTTACCAACGTATTTTTTAGAGACATTACCTGTCTTTTAATAATTGGGTTTAATTCGGTTTTAATATCTTCAGTTTGGTCTTTTTTTACCAAATCTTCTGATGACGATTTCTTTTTAATTACACTTTCAACGTAGTCTTTTACGAATTTTTTAGGGTTTTCAATTAATCTAACTTTATCACCCTTTAAATTCTCATCATATCCATAAGATGATAATCTTTCTTTACTTTCATCATCATCCATACCAAGGTCATCTTCAAAATATTCATAAGCATTTTCGATATCCTCGTCCTGACCTAAAGTTTTTTCATAACCTAAAGCTTTACTCAAATCTGATTCAGCCCAATATCTTAAAGATGTGTGAGTACCATGAACACCATGTATACCCATTGAACCCGCACCCGTCTTAACCACCTTATCTGTCATTGACTTTGACGCTCCCTTACTTGATTTTGTTTCAGGGGTCTTTTTTCTAGCAATATTACCTTTTTCGTCAACTATCTCATCTACTTCAGTTTCAACCTTTTCTGGTATTTTTTCAAAATCAGTATCATCCGAATACTCTTTAGCCCATTTAGACCATTTATTTCTTTCTTTTTTTGAAATTGACTTGTCATTTGCTTTTGCATAGAAGTATCTCTGTTGTTTTTTAGACGCAAAAGTTTCCTCAATTATATTTTTAATGTATTTATCCATGCAATTATCTTTTTAAATATAAATATCAAAAGAAAGGAAAGATATTTATAGAATAGCATGAATAGTCAAAACATACTTAAATTTTGGGGAAGTAAATTAGATTTACAACTCGATTCTTCGGAATATTACGATTACGAAATTTCTAAAACTGAATTAGATTATGACAGTTTGGTTTTGGATTTAGATAATAGTATACCATATACCGGATTGACTATTAACACAACAGGTATGACTGGGACTGATTGTGTAAGAGATACTATATCTTTAATTGAAGTGAATTTAACTACTTATATAACAGGTTCACTGTTCTCAGGTTGGTCTTGGATTTTACCCTACAGTGGATTCACGACTCAACTACAAAATTCAGATTTAATTTTAGAGAATGATGTTTATGAATACATCGATGGAAGTGGTTATAAACATTATTTTGTTCATAATGGGAACATTTATAATGACCCCACGTCCAATCCTTATTCTTTAAATGTTGCAAATTTTAATGGGATTGGTGCCAAGTATCCTTGTGTCACAGAAATCATCAGTGATAATTGTTGCCCACAAGACCCAATTCCAACCGCAAAGCCGTGGGCGTATCAAATAAATCATGGTGCTGGAACCGATAATTGTTCTTACAAAGTACAGAGAAGAAATGAAAAGGGTTGGACAATTGATTTAGTACTTAATAAAGATGGTTCTGATTGGACAAGTGGTAGAACAATTTATTATTTAGGTGTTAGAAATGAGAGTTCAATATCAAATTACGCCGATAATAATCTATCATTTTCATTTACAAATGATGGTAGAATACAATGGAGAGCAATTCGATATTCAGGTGTTTGTGTGACCGATAGTGGTTATACAGAATCATATTACACCTCATCAGGTCAAACACCAGTATTGTGTGTTAGTGGTACGTCAAGAGATTTTAATGTTACAATTACTTTTGAACGAGATAAGTATTATACAGATTGTAATTTAGAAAATGATGGTGGGTGGAATGATTTAATACCGGGAATAAAAACGATACCATATACCGATACTGTCGTCACCGCGGTAACCTCAACACAAACAACTATTTACACGACCGCGGAAGAATTAAATAAAAAATGGGCATCGGAAAGAAATAGAAGATTGGGTACTTTAAAAATTTATTTAAATGGTAGAACAATCTATAAATTAAAAGGATGGGAAGAAGTCATACCATCAACACGAGGTGACCAACCATTTATACAATCATGGGCTGGTGGTACTCAATATTCGGGTGGTATTCATAATATGGGTACTTCTTGTTTTAATTTTAAAAGAGTCCAATATTATCAAGAACCATTAAACTACGTAAGGGTAAGACATCATTATTTGGTTGATATTAAACCAAATTACGATATAATTGAATGTGTTGAAGATTGTGTAGATAGTATGGTAGGACTTTAAAAATACTAAACAAAATATTATATTTTAAATAAATGGATACTTTAAAAATAGTCTCAACAAATTATACTGGTCAATCGGCGGTTATTACATACTATCCCGATACGGGTGGGACTATTAATTTGGGTACACAAGTTTTACCATACGATTATGTTGCGCCTTATTTTTATGGGACATATTCATTGTTTTTTCCGGCTTTTGGTAGTACATGTACTTTATATGTTGAGGACCTTTCGGGTAATTTCTTATTACAAGAAAATGGTGATTATATTTTCCAAGAAAATTATTCTAAAATAATAATTGAAACGGGACCTTCACCGACACCGACTGTTACACCAACTATGTCGGTAACACCTTCATTAACGTCAACTCCATCTATCACACCATCACTTACACCAAGTAAAACACCTTCCGTAACACCAACATCGAGTGTTACACCATCTGTTACTAGCTCTGTTACCCCATCAGTAACTCCATCTGTAACGCCAAGTGTAACTCCTTCTGTAACACCAACACCATCAGTAACACCAAGTAGAACACCATCTCTAACCCCATCGGTCACTCCAAGTAGGACACCATCGGTTACACCAACATCATCAGTAACTCCATCAATTACTCCAACACCATCAAGACCCGCATTTACGTATTATAGATGGCAAATCACAGAAACCAAGATAATGCCACCTAACGCTAACGCGGTTCAATCATCCGAATTTGCATTTCAAATAGGTGGTGTGGACCAATCTTGGGGTACTGTAACTGTGACAAATCCAGGTGGTAATAATCCCGTGGGTGAGGAACCATCAAAATTAGTTGATGGTAGTTTATCACTGAAAGCTCTAGATTTAAATTTTGTGTCAAATGGAAATGTAACCAACTTTATATTCCAATTTTCAACTGCAAGGGCGTTTACGGGATATAGATGGGCTACCGCTAATGATGAAGAAGGTAGGGACCCAAAATCTTGGACAATAGCTGGAAGTAACAATGGTACGACATGGACAACATTACATACGGTGTCCGGTTTTAGTGCGACTGTTGCGAGAAACACATGGCAAACATCACAGACTTATTAATAATTAAATAATGAAGTATTTATAGAATATGGCGAATCTACCAATATCACAATTACCAGAAATAACGGGTTTAACCGCAAACGCGGAATTCGCTGTTTCTCAAGGTGGAACAACATATAAAATTAAAAATGGTAATTTAGCACCGTTCCCAACGGTTTATGGTTTATTTGCTCAAACAGGAAATAGTATCACAGTTAGTGGTACTACTTTGGAAACCACAATAATAAATGGGGGAAAAGGTACGATTACTGTACCCGCTAATGGTTTTTCTATTGGTGATTCTTTTAGAGCCGATTTTGGTGGTTTACTATCGGCAAAAAATAATGATACCATAAGAATTAGAATTAAAACAGGTTCTGTTATATTGGCGGATAGTGGTGCCCAAACTATGACAACTTCGGTTGATGATGTATTTCAATTGTCTGTTAACTTTACAGTTAGACAAATTGGTGTTGCGGGTGTGGCAAGTATTGTTGCTCTTGGTGTTTTTCATACAACAAAACAATCAAACGGTTCTCAAACAGGATTCGCGTTTAACACAGTTAATAACACAACGTTTGATACAACCATTAATAATGTACTGGATGTTACTGCGGAATTTAGTTCTAATAGTCCTTTGAATAGTATCATGAGTGATATTTTTGTGTTAAATAAAATTTATTAATCAATATGGAATTTTTTATACGACAAGGAGCATCTGACCCAATACTTAAAATGAGGTTAATTGATGATGGTAAAAATGATAAATCGGGATTTAACGATTTATTAGAAAGTTGTGACATTACATTTGACATGTACGATTCAAAAACAGGTGAACCTGAAATATTGAATTCAGATTGTTTAATAACAACGAGAGATAAGAAATACAATCAAACCACTGACGAGTATTATATAACTCACAGATTTACAGAATCTCAAACATCAAAAATTGGTAAATATGAAGGTAAGATAACTATTCAATTCCTTGATACCAATCTAAATCCCACAACAAAACTGATTCTTCCCGTAAAAGAAAAATTATTTATCACTGTATTTTGATTTGTGATAAGTATTTCGTATACTTTGTGTAAGGCGAACTACAACAAGGTGTTGTAAGCTAATATGTCAAAACAAAATATACGATATGTCAGAAGTAATTTCTCAAGAGGTAATCGAGAACTTTTTAAATGGTTGGGACCCCGAAGAATTCATTGTTGGGGTTGAATATGATTACCCGAACAACAAAATCTACAAAATTATTCAAGACCCTGTAAGGGGTAAGGTGATTAAACCTGATTCATTAACCCCATTTCTTTGGGTGGGTGATTTAAGTTCTTGCAATTTTTATCAAGGAAGTAAATCCATTCAAAAGAAAAAAATGGGTGAATACGGGATTATCATTGATAAACTCGAGACCCATGGGAATGATAGACTTGAGAATGGTCAATGTTATTTAGTCAAGAGCCTAAAAGGTTATAGAGAGTTAATAAACTTTTTTAAACAAGGAGGAATTGACCCTTGGGGTGATAAATTTAGACACTTGTTTACCATATTATCACCTGTTGAACAGTATCTCATTCAAAAGAAAAAAAGATTATTCAAAGGTATTGATGATTACTCAGGTGTTCATCGATTTGTATTCGATATTGAGACCACGGGTCTTGAACCCGAAACCAACGAGATAATACTCATTGGGGTAAAGGACAACCGTGGTTTACAAAAAACAATTCCCGCTTTTGGTCCTGACGGTGAAAAAAAATGTATTGAACAGTTTTTTGAAATAATAAAAGAATTGAAACCAACAATCATTGGTGGGTATAACTCAGCATCATTTGACTTTCCGTTTATTCTTAAAAGAGCCGAAATATTAGGTGTAGACATTGTTGAGTGTACTGCAATCCTAACATCTGATGGTATCAAACAAAAAGAAGGGGTTCTTAAATTGGCTAATGAGGTTGAGCCATATACTCAACATGTGATATGGGGACACAACATTGTTGACATTGCACACGCGGTGAGGAGAGCTCAAGCAATCAATTCAGAAATTAAATCTTGGGGATTGAAATACATTACACAGTATTTGGAAAAAGAAAAACCAAATCGTGTATATGTGGATGGGGCGTTTATTTCAAAAATTTATTTAGAGAACGATAGTTACTATGTGAATCCTAAAACGGGTAAATACAAAAAAATAGGTGAACCTGGTACTGAAAATTTATTGGATAAATACCCGAATAAATATGAGATATGGCCAGGTCAAAGAATTGTAGAACAATATCTTGACGATGACTTGTATGAAACGATGGTTGTTGACGATTCATTCTCCCAATCGACTTTCTTACTTTCTAAATTAGTACCAACAACATATGAAAGGATTGCCACCATGGGTACCGCGACTCTTTGGAAAATCATCATGTTGGCTTGGTCTTATGAAAATGGGTTGGCAATACCCGCTAAAGATGAAAAAAGAGCAATTACAGGTGGTTTATCGAGATTGTTAAATGTTGGTTATTCTAAAAACATCGTAAAATTTGACTACGCGTCTCTATACCCATCAATTCAATTGGTGTATGATGTTTTCCCTGAATGTGATGTTATGGGTGTTCAGAAATCAATGTTAAAGTATTTCCGAAACATTCGTATCAAATACAAAAGACTCGCTGGTGAACTTTCAAAAACAAACCCTGTTGAAGCCGAAATGTACGACCGCAAACAGTTACCGATTAAGATTTTCATCAACGCATATTTTGGTTCACTTTCCGCACCTCAAGTATTCCCATGGGGAGATATGAACATGGGTGAAACAATCACTTGTACGGGAAGACAATGTCTTCGTATGATGATTATGTTCTTTGAGAAAAAAGGGTATGTACCTTTGGTAATGGATACGGATGGTGTTAACTTCTCAACTCCTGATGACATTAATACTCACATTTATATTGGTAAAGGTTTAAATGAGTTAGTTGAGGAGGGTAAAGAATATATTGGAATTGAAGCAGATACTGCGGAATTTAATGATACCTTCATGAGAAATGAAATGGGTCTTGATATTGACTATACCGCACCTGCTTGTATTAACGTATCAAGAAAGAACTACATCATTAAACTTCTGAAGAAGGGAAAAGAAAAGATTAAATTAACCGGTAATACTATTAAATCTAAAAAACTCCAACAATATATTGTTGAATTTTTAGACGAGGGTTTGAAACATTTATTAAATGGTGATGGGTTATCTTTTGTTGAACTTTATTATAGGTATGTCCAACAAATTTATGATAAACAAATACCATTGTCTAAGATTGCAAATAAATCTCGTGTGAAACAATCTGTTGAGGATTATAAGAAACACATTAAAAAGACCACAAAAGCGGGTTCTTTGATGTCACGACAAGCTCACATGGAATTGGTTATGCAAAATAATTATCCTGCAAGTCTTGGTGAAACAATCTACTACATCAATAATGGTACAAAAAAATCAGATGGTGATGTTCAAAAGATAAGTAAACCAACTAAAAAATACCAAGAAGAATTTTTATTAAAATACAATAAACCAGTACCGCCTGATTATATTGAAATTAATTGTTACATGATATCAGAAAAAGAATTAACTAATAATCCCGATATGACAGGGGATTATAATGTTGCAAGATATCTGACAAATTTCAATAAAAGAATTGAACCTCTTTTGGTAGTGTTTAGTCCTGAAATACGTCACGATATTTTGGTTGAAAAACCTGAAGATAGACAATACTTTACAAGAACTCAATGTGAGCTAGTTAGCGGTTTCCCTCTCAAAGAAGATGGTCAAGATAAATACGATGAGGTAATGACTTTATCAGACAGTGAGGTTCTCTTTTGGAATAGGGTAAATAGAGACCCATTCTACATGTATGTTGAGGATAGTTTAAATTTGGCCGACCCTTATTGGGTTGATTTAAATAGAAAAGTTGTTTCCCTTCAAGCTGAAAGTATTAAAAGTAATGAAGATGAAATAATTCAAACAAATGGTAATGATTACGCTTACCACGCAACCAATATTTAAATTACGTTAAATGGGGATTGGAACGGTCTATATTTTAATGCCTTATTAAGATTTTCTGCTTCCATCCCTTTTCTTTCTAATATTTTTTCAGGTCTTAGACGTTCTAATCTGGCCATTAATTCTTCAATGAGCTTTAATTTTTCATCTTTTCCTTCTTGTAGTAAAGATGAATAATCAAGTTTTACTGAACTATCAGGAACTTGTAAATCCCCTGAGAACTTACCCCATATTCTACCTAAACCTTCTTTTGAATATGCGATAAGATATTTTCTAACCCAATTCTGTGCGGGTTTATTTAACATGTCCCATGTTAACTCCTCAGTATCAACATCAGATGGTAATTTAACAATACCACTATTTTTATCTAAACAAGTATCAAGAGACGTGGTATCATAATACCAATACCAAACTTTCGCATTGTTGTTTTGTATTGAACCAAAATCAAATCTACCGCCAGGAACGTTATATAAATGAACTATTTTAGTTTCATTTGGGCCTGCGGTTATTCTATAAGTCAAATCTCCACCTATTAATCGGTTTTTAATATTTCTATCACCCATTCTTAATAGTAAGTCGTAAGCTGGTAACATAAAATACGAACCTGATGAACCTTGTTGAGCAAATCCACCAACACCCCCGAATCCAACACCACCTAATCCACCAAATCCACCCAAAAATGGGTCAACTATTGAATCGGTTAGTTCCGCTCTCGTAAACCATAATAATTCGTTTATTTCTCTACCGGCTGGTATTGTATATGTTTGAGTGTTTGCAGATAACGTAATGTAATCTTTTTTTAGTTCACTATTACCACCTGTTTGTAGACCAACAATTTTAGAATATGAATGTGTATATTGAGTTTCATAATCTAAACTTCTCGTTGTAAACGCCCTTGTTAACGATTGAGTATCCACATTTAAACCAGCTAAAGCCGACCATTGGGATTCTATTAACCAATCACTAACATATTGTTCATATTCAGATACTGAAAGTTCTAAAAATGTGTCCATTTGTTCTTCAGTAAGTTCAACACCTCTTACGGGTAAACCCAACAAATGAAATACCTGTGTATACAGTTTTTGTTTTTCCGAATTTGAAATGACTGTTGTGGACATTAACTTTGATTTTATAATAAATATCACTATATTTGTTTTAATATTCCAAATATTGATGTATTCTACCGCTAACCAATTAAACATTGAGAATCATATAAAAAGGATTTGTACTTTAAAAGGCACAATAAAAAACCTTTTTATGGATGAGTGGAGAGACGTTTTTAGAGAATGTTATCGCCCATTTAATCAGTATGGATTTTGTGAAAAGAATAGAACATATGGTGTCCTCACATCGAATGGTTCATGGTCACCAATAAATCAATTCAATACCAACTATTTTGTTAATATTAAAATCGTAGAAAAATTAAATGAATGGATTTTTCAAGATTATTTTTTAAGGGGTATTAATGATTTCAATGGTCAACCATTAACTGAAATAGTTTTTGAAAATAACTCACCTGACTATATTGAAAAGGAAATAAAAAATTATTTCAAATGGTTAAGACATTATAAAGATAGAATATTTGTTGACCATGGATTATTAGGTCCAAGTGATTTTCTATATGAACTTTTTCATGTTGCATCCAGAACAATTGGTTCAGGGACGTATGGTGAACTTTGTATTGAATACCATTTTAAGAAAAACATTAAGACCGCCAAAATATTCAGAACCTCTTTAATTAGAGGTTCATCGATTGATATGATTAATGGTTGTGATTTATTTACGGTCAATAATGACGATGAAAGTAAAATAAAAAAAATCCAAAGTAAAGTTGTAAAGTTTCAAGGGGAAAGTTTTAAAAATATTATAGATGTAAGAGATTATATCGGTAAGGGTATTGACTTTTTGGTTTTAGTATCATTAAACTACAATTTCAATTCCAACACGGTTAATCCCGATAAAATGATTTTTCTATATTTAAAAGATAACACCATAGTACCCCAATCCAATGGTTGGTACACCTACAATAAAAATAACATACTTATGCAAGAAAAAATTGACGACATGTTTAATTCAAAAGTATTCTTTGAATTTTTTATGTATTGTTCAAAAAATGAAATTGAATTTGCTCTCGAAGTTTCTGAAGAAACCAATCTTATCTTTAATAGAGATGAAAATAAGGTTATTGTTAATCTACCATCAAATAGTGAAGATTTTGATATTGAAAAGATTCGTGAAGTTTGGGTGGAGATAATTAAATCTATTTCTAAAAAACAAGAAGATATTGATTTTATGATGAATTTTTTAGAGAATCTCTTTGAGAAGTGATTGAGCAAAACTTTCTGAGAAATCTCCGTCACCCATAACTTGGTCAATAATATTCTTTTTCTTTTGTAACATATTGTACACTATTTTCTCAATAGTGTTTTCGAATATTGGGTAATAAACCAACACATTTTTCTTTTGACCATATCTAAAAGCTCTATCCTCAGCTTGACTGTGGTGAGCGGGTACAAATGATAAATCGTTCATAATTACAACTTCGGCCGCGGTTAATGTGATTCCCACTCCACCCGCTACGATGTTTGATATGAATATCTTCACCTTGTCTTCATTTTGAAAACGGTCTACAGATTGTTGTCTTTTTTCTTTGGACATTCTACCATCTAACACCACAGAATTTTTCTTATATTTTTCATGTAACATGTCTAAGGACATTGTAAAATTTGTAAACACAATTATCTTCTTTCCTTGTTCCAAACACTTATCAATTAGTTCACAGGTATAACTAATTTTTTCTTGTGAAATAATTTGTCTCACTTTCATCAAACGATTTATGGTGATACTTAAAGATTCTTTATTTTTTGCCTCACTTGTGATTCTTAAAAAATCTTCCAATTCTTCATCGTAATATGTACTTTTTAAATCCAAAAATATTGGGGTGATAATTTTATCAGGTAAATCCAATATATCAGTCTTCATACGTCTCAGTACAAGATTTTTAGTTCTCAACCTAAGTTCATCTAAATTAGTTGCACCACCCGTATTCCAAATCTTCTTCTTATTTACGGTAAACTGATATCCACCACAATATCTTCTGACGTAACCCTGCCAATTTAAAGTAACGTTTGAATTAACTATTCTTAGTAGGTTATAATAGTTAATTGGTTTTGAAGTCATTGGGGTGCCAGTAAGTAACCAAACTTTTGGTATGTTCTTTAAAATATCGTTAATTAGTTTAGTTCTTTGAGCGGTCGTATTTGAAATATAATGTGCTTCATCGACAATGGCTAAATCAAATTTTTCATTAACAATTGAATTATTATTTTCCTGTCCAATTTCAGGTGTTTCTGTTGAATGATAGTTTTTTACGATATCATAGTTAATAATGTAATAATCAAAAGTGGAACCCCACTTACGACCTTCAACTATTAATGTTTTTCTATTTGAGTAATTTTCAATTTCTCTTTGCCAATTTATTTTCAATGACGCAGGACAAATTATTAAAATCTTTTTTGCACCACTTTCCAAAGAAGCAATAATTGCGGATGTGGTCTTACCTAATCCCATATCATCCGCCAGGATAAACTTATCGTTAGCCAATAATTTTTCAATTGCGGTTTTTTGATGTGGTAATGGTGGTCGTTTGTCATAAGGAGAATAATCAACCTCTCTATTCAATTTCTTTTCTTCTTGAATAATCGCAGATTTTGGGACCCACATTGAATAGTTCTTTTCTGACTCAAATACTTTACCCCATATATGATAAGCCATCTCACTTTCACACAACAACTTTTCACACCAAATTTTTTCAGGTGGTTTTGTTAGGTGTTTAGATTCCATGAGTTTATCACCAAATCCTTCAACAATGTGAATATACTTTTTAGCAACACGAGGAACTACTTCGTGGTACTTTAAAACATACTCGGCTTGAGGTCTTGTTAATTGAAAACCTTTAAGTTCAATTAATTTTCTTTTCCACTCAATTAGTTGGTTATTAAACCCCTCATAAGTGGAAAGAATATTCCTCGCATCTATTTCAGGAATCTTACTCTGCATACAATAACTTAAATATATCAAAATAGAATCAATAAATGAACTATTTATAATAAATGAGTAACAAACTACCGATAACAAGATTAAGTAAATTTTTCTCTCAAACTGATTTTGATTTAAATGTTCAGTTGGGGGAAGAATACTTACATGGTGATTTAGGTATGAAATTAGTTCTGTTCAGGGTCGATAGACAAAGAACCGATACTGACGATGTATATGGTGAGGTAGGTAAGGACCAAATTAAATTTTTACCTCCTACCGAATTTTTCGGTTTGGTTAAAATTGATGAACCGAAGAATACTTCATATACAAAAGGTGTGAATAGGTATTTGGAACCTGGTAATATGACTATTTCTGTCTACATCAAACATTTAGAAGAAATGGATATTGATATAAGATATGGTGATTTTATCGGTTATCCTGAATCTGAAGATAAAGTTAGATACTATACGGTTGTAAACGATGGTAAAATAACATCAGATAATAAACACAATATGTTTGGATTTAGACCTCATTACAGAACAATTACTTGTGCCATTGCTCAAGAATCCGAATTTAGAGGAATTTAATTATGGGATTACCTAAAAGAAAAAATGATATCAAAGTATACGGTGTTAACCAAAACACCGATGGTCCTGCAATAACAGGTAGGAGAAAAGAATTGTTGGAAGAAATTATAAAATCTGACACCTTTCTTCCTGACTCAATATTACATGATGACCTTGACTTGGGTATGTTAGAATTTGTTAAAGAAAACTTTAAAGTGATTTCCGATGGAGAACAAATTCCCACAATTCCAAAAATATTAACAATCCAAAGATGGGCGGAATATACCAATAATTGGTCTTTTAGTGATGACGATGGTAATTTAAAATTACCCTTTATTGCGGTTGTTAGAAAACCTGATGTGCAATTAGGCACAAACCCGTCAATACAAAGAACCATACCCGATAGAAGAGACTTTTTTTACGCATCGGTACCTACTTGGGATGGGAATCAAATGGGTGCTGACATTTATAAAATACCACAACCCATTGCAGTGGATATTAGTTTTGATGTGACAATTGTGTGTACAAAATTTAGAGATATAAATAAATTCAACCAAAGAGTCTTACAAAAATTCTCATCAAGACAAGCATATACCCGAGTTAAAGGTCATTACATTCCTATTGTAATGGATAGAATAGAGGACAACACACCAATGGATACCCTTGATGGTAGAAGGTTTTATATTCAAAATTATGGATTTACCATGTTGGGATTTTTAATTGATGACGAGGAATTTGAAGTTTCGCCGGCAATTAATAGAAGTATCACCATGGTTGAACCTGATTTAAGAACAATTTATCCTATTAAAAGAAAAACCAATAACATCACAATACAAAGTGAATACACTAATGGGTCGATTATTGCAAACTACACCGCAACATCTCAGTATAAAGTCGACAAGACTGTGGAAATTACTTTTACCGATTCTTTGGTTACAACAGGAACTCCGATTACACAATCTGTAAGATTATTCATTGAGAGAAATCAGTTGTCGGGAACAACTGAATATACGATTACTGAAAATTACAATCAGTTGTCGGGTACAACATCATTTAAAGATGTAAATATTGACACGATAGGTAGGTCAAAATACGAATACACTTTTACAACGGGTTCGACTTTTAATTAATCCCCGTAGATATCCTTTTTTTTTGTACCATCATTTTGTTTTGGGGATTTACAATTCTCATCAATCCACTTATGAATTAATTTATAAATCTTCAATCCATTTTTATCACAATACTCTTTTAAAATTTCGTGGTGTTTTTCACCTACCTTAATGTTTTTGAAGGGTTTTTCCATGATAAAGATAAATATTGATACTAAAAGATAAATTAGTATCTATAAGTATCATTTTTAAAAAAATCAAGGAAATCTTTCCCAAAAACAAAGATATTTATTGATAAAGAAATAAAATTAATTAACCAAACAAATTAAAAATGGCAAATTCAAATAGAGTTTTTGTATCTCCGGGTGTGTATACATCTGAAAAAGACTTAACATTCGTAGCACAAAGTGTTGGGGTGAGCACGTTAGGTTTGGTGGGTGAAACCTTAAAAGGTCCCGCTTTTGAACCTGTATTAATAACAAATTTTGACGAATTCAAGTCATATTTTGGGGGAACAAGTCCACTAAAGGACAACAATAACAACCCAAGATATGAGTTACCATATTTCGCAAAATCTTATTTAGAAGAATCCAACCAATTATTCGTCACTAGAATTTTAGGTTTAACGGGTTACAAACCTGTTAAGACATTTGGTGTACAAACATTAGGTGGTGTGACTTTGGGAACATTCAGTGGAACAACAACTGGATTGACAATGTCTGCAACAACCACAACAATTACCGCTAGTACAATTTATAGTGAATTATCTAATAAGATATCGGTTGATGGTAACTATATTACTGAATACATTGTTTCAAATTTCAGTGGTAACACTTCTGCAAACCATGGTCAATGGTTTGTTATGGGTGAAGTACCGACATCGGGAACAAGTGGTCAAACGGCTTCAATTGAAGAAGTTTCACCTTTGACAGGTTTAGATAACGCAAGTAACAACAATAATAAAGAATGGTACAACGTACTTTGTAACACAAGTGGTTCAGAAGTTTATTCTTACTTATTTGTTTACAATAGTGGTACAAGTGTATTTGATGTAACGAAATACACATACAATGGTACATTAAACACCGCGTATGATGGACAAGTGGTATTGGCCTTCAGGTCAAGAGGTTCATATAATGGTCAAACATTGAATTTAGAAACAACCACAGACGTTAATTTCCAAATTACTGGTACAGGTATCACAACAAATCCATTAGCGGAATTTACGGTAGGTGTGACGGGTTCAACAAGTGGTGCTAAATCATTCACTTGTAGTATGGATACCACATCTTCAAAATATGTAACTAAAGTATTTGGAGTTGATGTATACGATAAATTAAAGAGTGAGGTTCCAATTTATGTATACGAAGCATATCCAAATTATCTTGTAAGAGCATTCGAACAAGGATATATTAGAGGTTTGAGTTTAACCGAGGTATACGAAACTGAAGGTAATAACTTCTTAACCGCATGGGATACACCAATGACACCAACTGTTGTTTCTGAAGTAAGAGGTGGTGAAGTTGATGATTTATTTGATGTTATCACCGTATCTGATGGTGAAAGCGCAAACTTTGAGGTAAAAGTTTCAATCATCAACATAGATGTAAACACTGGTGATTTCGATTTAATTGTTCGTGACTTTAACGATACTGACGACAATATTGTGGTTCTTGAAAAATATTCAAGATGTAATATGAATCCTGACCTACCAGGTTATGTGGCTAAAAAAGTTGGTACATCTGATGGTGAATACGAATTACGTTCAAGATACATCATGTTAGCAATGGCTAACGACCACCCTGTGGACGCTTACCCTGGCGGTTTCAAAGGATTTGTAAATAACACTTCCTTTGGAACTAAAACTTTAGGTTCTGTAATGTATAAAACAGAATTCTACGACGCTGGTGATACAACAGGATACGAAGCGGACGGAACACCTATTTTATCTTCAGGAGATAAAGTGAGAAAAGTTTACTTTGGTTTATCAAGTCCAACAAATAAATCAACTTACGATAGAGATTTATTTAAATTCAAAGGAACAGGAGCAGCGGGAACAACTAAAGGTTTCCACTTATCAACAAACGCATCTACTATTACAGGTACTACCTTCTTAACTACATCATATGATTTAGAAGGTCAAACAGGTGGAGCAACTAACGTTATGACAAATATCAATTACCGTAAATTCACATTCGCCGCAGGTGGTGGATTTGATGGATGGGATATCTACAGAAACGTAAGAACTTATGGTGATGGTTATATCTTTGGTAAACCTACCTATACGAGTGGTAATACCACAAATAGTGGTGTGTTTAGTACAGTATCAGGAAACTCTGACTACTACGCATATACTCAAGGTATAGACACCTTCGCAAACCCTGAAGCTGTTGACATTAATATATTCGCAACACCGGGTATTAACTTCTACGACCATAGTTCTTTAACATCATACGCAATCGATATGATTGAAGAAGATAGAGCGGATTCACTTTATGTGATATCACCACCAAACTATGGTACATCTGATGAAATTATCGACGCGTTAGATGGGGTTGCAATTGATAGTAACTATTCAGCAACCTACTGGCCTTGGATTCAAGTTAGAGACGTAGACAACGCAGTACAACTATATCTTCCACCAACAGGTGAAGTATTAAGAAATATCGCGTTAACTGATAACGTATCCTTCCCTTGGTTCGCAGTAGCGGGTTATTCAAGAGGTTTGGTTAACTCAATCAAAGCTTACAAGAAATTGACTTTGGATGAAAGAGATGACCTATACAAAGCTAGAATCAACCCTATCGCAACATTCGCAGATACAGGAACAATAATTTGGGGTAACAAAACTCTTCAAGTTCGTGAATCAGCATTGGATAGAATTAACGTAAGAAGATTGTTATTAAGAGCAAGAAAGTTAATTTCAGCGGTAGCAGTTAGATTACTATTTGAACAAAACGATGAACAAGTTCGTAATGAGTTCTTGAGATTGGTAAACCCAATATTAGACGCAATCAAGAGAGAAAGAGGTCTATATGAATTCCGTGTAACGGTTTCAAATGACCCTGAGGACATTGATGCTAATACTTTGAGAGGTAAAATTTATATTAAACCAACAAGAGCTCTTGAATTCATTGATGTTGAATTCATAATCACACCAACAGGAGCATCATTTGACAATATCTAATAAAAAGGGGAGGGGAAACCCTCCCTATTTTATGTTTCACGTGAAACGTTGATATTAGTTGTTCCACACAGAAATACTAAATATAAAAAAAATAAAATTATAAATTACCCAGTATATGCACCAGTATTCTAGTTCTAGTTTATTTGCTTCTAGTTATTCTAGTTTCTTTTATCTAGTTCTTTATTTACTAGCATCTAGTACTAGTATGGAAAAAATACGAAATAATTTTGACATAATCAAGGGATGAACAAGATTTTTTTTGTTTTTTCAGATACAGGATATTTATAAGAAAGATTAACAATAAAAAAAATAAAAAACAAATATTGACATGGCAGATTTATTAATGAAAATGCCGGTTCCTTACGAACCGAAGAGAGTTAACCGATTCATACTAAGATTTCCTTCATCATTAGGTATCAATGAATGGTATGTAACCTCAAGTGCTAGACCAAGTGCAAAAATTAATTCAGTTGCGATTCCGTTCATCAACACATCAACATATGTTGCAGGTAGATTTGAATGGAACGAAATAAGAGTAACTTTCAAAGACCCAATTGGACCTTCAGCCGCGCAGGCGTTAATGGAATGGTTCCGTTTACACGCAGAATCAGTTACAGGTCGTATGGGTTACGCGGCTGGCTATAAAAAAGATATTGAATTGGAAATGTTAGACCCAACGGGGGTTGTGGTTGAAAAATGGATACTTCAAGGTACCTTTATTACCGACTTAAACTTCAATGAACTAGATTATTCAAGAGATGATATTGCATCTATTACTTGTTCATTAAGAATGGATAGATGTATATTAGTTTACTAATCAAATAATAAAAAATCTGTCAATAAAAGGTCTCTCAAAAGGAGACCTTTACTTTTTTTATAAGTTTTTGTAAATTATACTAGTTATAAAATAAAAAAATATGGATGAATTTAGAGTAGACCCAACAATTGCGTATGATGTTGTTGAATTACCTTCAAGAGGTATACACTATCAAAATAAAAAGAAATCATTAAAAGTTGCGTATCTAACCGCTGCAGATGAAAATATCTTATCAGCACAAAACTTAATTGCAACCAATGGTGTGATTGAAGAACTATTAAAAAGAAAAGTTTTAGATAAGGATATCCAAATTGATGATATTGTTGAAGAAGATAGACAAGCGATTTTAATTTTTTTAAGAAATACCGCTTTCGGTCCAGAATATAAATTATATCTACAAGACCCGAAAACAGAAAAAGAATACACGGCAAGTGTTGATATGAGTGAATTAAAATTCAAAGATTTTAATTTAGAATCAGATGCAAATGGTGAATACCCATATTTTATGGAAAAATCTAAAGTTCACATTACTTTCAAGTTTTTAACACCAAAACAAGAAAAAGATTTGGAGGATTTAAAACGAAGTTGGAATGGACAAGGTGTTGCACCTGTTGTTACCAAACAATTGGAAATGATGATTAAATCTGTTGAGGGTAATAGGGATATGATGAATATTCACAACTTTGTAGAAAGACTTCCAATAAAAGATTCACAGGATTTCAAAAAATTTGTCAAAGAAAATAAACCAGGATTAGATTTAGTAAAAAAAGTAAAAACCCCGTCAGGAGAAGATGTCGATGTTGAAATCGGCTTCGGGGTGGAGTTTTTTCGTCCTTTCTATGGATTATAAGAAAGGTCAATTAGACGAAATTTTATTTTTAATCAAAAAAGGTTTTAGTTATGGTGATATTTTGACGATGCCAATTTTTATACGTAGATATTATGTGGAATATATTCTTGAATTGGAAAACAGTCCTAAATAGTATTTATAAGTATGGCAGCACCAAGAATTAGTGATATTAAACAAGGACTTTCTTATAGTAATTTTAAGAAAGAGTTCATGGATTGTGATGAGGTAAAAAATAATCCCAGTCTATTAGGTCAAATCGATAACTATTGGACCGCCTATAGTGCGACAGAACAATCTAGAACACAAACAACGGGAGGTACTGGTAAGGTCACATCAGCCACACAATCAACAGTTACAGGATTACTCGGCACCCAAGATATTAGTAGGTCGGGTGCTGGATATCAGATGTCATCATTGGAAAGTGGTCAAGATACTATATTTCAATTAAGTTCAATTTCTAAGGGTTTATTTGATGTAATGAATCAATCAAAAAATGTTGGTGATGTGGTTATGAATTTAGCCGGTGCTGGTATATCGGAAGTAATGACAGGAGTCCAACAGATATTAACACAAGAAGTTAATTTACGAAATAAAATAAATTCACAACTTGGTTTAACGGGTGAATTATCAAGGGAAGCTCGAAATAACATAATTGAGACCTTACCCGCAGCAACCGCAATGGCGTTTGGTTTTGAGGACGTTAGTAATTATGCTGTTTCATTAGTAGAAAATACAGGTAAAATGACCACATTTGGTGCGGATGTTTTACAGGAATCCCAAAAAACGGCAAGAGCTTTCTATGGTGATTTGGACAAGTTAGCCGGTGCTATCGATGGTTTTGAAAAAGTTGGTATTGGTGCGAAGGACGCAATAAAAGAAATTGATAAAGCGGGTAAAAGTTCATTAGCTTTAGGTTTAAATGCAAGAAAAGTCGTATCTGAGTTAGACCAAAATATGTCTAAATTAAATTCATACGGATTTAAAAATGGTGTGGAAGGTTTAACAAGAATGGTTCAAAAATCTATTGAGTTTAACTTGAATATGTCAACAGTATTAAAACTTGCTGATGACGCTATGGACCCTGATAAAGCAATTGCGTTATCTGCCGAATTACAAGCAATAGGTGGTGCAATTGGAGATTTTAATGACCCACTTAAATTGATGTATATGGCTACAAATGATGCCGGTGGATTACAAGACGCGTTAATTGGTGTTGCAGGTTCTTTAACGACATATAATAGTGAGTTAGGGAAATTTGAAATCTCAGGTGCCAATTTGAGAAAAGCTAAAGCGTTGGCCAGTGAACTCGGTATGAACTATGAAGAATTAGCTAATACTGCAATAAAGGCATCTGAAAGGTCTTCAGCGGCTACTGCTCTTTTATCTTCAGGTTTACAAATCGACGAAAAAGAAAAAGAATTCCTTACCAACATTTCTAAAATGGAAGGGGGTCAAATGGTAATTGATGTACCAAAATCTTTAGCAAAAGAATTAGGTTTAGAAGACACAAAAGTTGCCCTTGATGAATTAAGTCCCGCTATTGCTAAAGGTTTAATAGAAAATCAACAAGCATTTGAAAAAATGAGTGTTGAGGATATTGCAAGAGACCAATACACAACCACACAAAATATACAAAAAGATGTTAGTGCATTATTGACTTTAGCAAAGGTTAGAGTTGCGGGTGGATTAAGAGAACCCTTATCTCAAGTTGATAAATATTTAGAAGAAAAACTTGGAAGTAATTTAAAAAAGACAACAACAGCCGAACTACAAGGAAAAGAAGAACTTGGTGCGTTTTGGAAAGAGGTTGGTAAAAATGCACAAGGACCTATGGTTAAATCATTTGAAGAACTACAAAAAAGTGGAATGATTAGTCAAGATGCATTAAAGGGTGTAAAAAGTATTGGGGGAGGTGAACAACAGGTGACCACAAAAAACATTAACCTAAATATTAAATCAAACGATGCGGTCGTTGACGCAACAACACGAGCAATAGTTAATAACCCTTCAATCGCTAATGATATTGCAAATACTGTTTTGCCAAATGAACTTGATTACACCTCAACTACATTACCAACAAAATTCTATTAAAAATAAAAAGTTTCTATTTATAATATAAATGCCAACATATTTAGATTTTAACAGTACGAAAACTTTTAGAGATTTTTTAATATCAAAAACTCTAAACAGACCTAATGGACCTCAAACGTTCACTAACGCGAATTATGCTGTTCAAAGTCTGAGTAATTATGCAAATGTTGACCCAGGTGATGTTAAAACAAACTGGGCAGTTTATTTTGGTCAAAATTTTATTAATTTATATTTACCACCAAACAGTACAATTGAAGAATATACCGATACATCATTACCAAATTTGGCATTGTTAAATGGTGGTATTTTATATGACGGGTATTTTAATTCATTTGAACCACAAACAACTAATTTAGTTAGTATTATGGCAGGACAAAACTTCGATGACGATTCGAGGTTAATGAAATTTGCAACAACTAATATTAGAGAAAATAGATTAGGTCCCGTTTTTGCTAGATTACAACAAAACTTAGAATCTGCTACCTTAGGTAGAGTTAGGGCTCTTGATGCTTTGGGTGGTAACGTCGCAACCGCAATCAATATTGTAACAGGTAGAGAACCTTTAGTTGAAAAAAATTATAAAATCACCGTTGCCAAAAGTTTATTAGGAAAGGGTGTTGATTTTATTCAAACAGTTGCGGGTATCGAGTCACCATTTAGTGAAATACCGGGTGATTATTTAAGTAACCCTAAAAACCCAATCATTAACAGACCATCACCTAAAACTGAAGCTGGTGCAATATTACAAGATGTTACAGGTGTTTTAGGTAGTTTAGTCGGAATACAAAGAAGACCAAAATTAGGAAGAAAACCTTCTGATTTGATGATTGAGTATATGGGCGAGGGTCAAAAACAAATATTATTTGACCAATTAAGTTATTCAACATATGCACCAAATTACACAACAACCGCAAGGTCTCAACAATCATCAAAATTATTCAATTTCGCAAACAACGTTGCGGGTGGAATTAAAAATGTTTTAGGTTTAGAAGCACCAAAAGGTGTTGCATACATTGGGGACGATAGAAGCGAAGACGTTAAATATACAATGTCCGACTTTAATGACAATATGGTCAAGAGTAGTTATTTCTTGAGTGTGATGTTTGACCCAACGCAAGCCGCTTTATTTGAAAGACAAAGAAACATATCTCAAGGCGGACCAATAAGTAGTAAGTTAACTTGGATTAGTAAAAATTCACAAAACAAAATCGGATTATGGAACCAAGAGTTTCAATCAAGAGAAAGTGATGCTTACAATAATTCAATTTCAACAAAATATGGATTTAGAGAAGATTCTATTTTAGGTAAAACCCAAGAAATATTGGACTCAATGCCTAAGGATGGTCAAGCGACGAGAACACACGTAGGTAACGTTATTGACCAAACAAGTAGAATCTTCAAAGAGGGTGAATCAATGTTGTCAAGAGGTTCTGCAATTAAGTTTGTTGATAAATACAAACAAGAAACAGGTGCAGAATATTGTAGAGTTTGGACAAAAGATAGGTCTTATATGAATTATTCTGACACCATGAAAAGAACTGCTAACATCAGAAAATTTGATGACAGTATATTAGGTGGTGACAGTAGACCTTGGAACATTAATATTGCTCCGATGTCAAGTGGAAACTATGACGCAAAAAATAGTTTCAAAAATTCATTCGGTGCTAAAAACTCAACAAACATATTTGAATCACCAACAGGTGACGGATTCTATGCTAAAAAATATATGTTCTCAATTGAAAACTTGGCTTGGAGAACATCAAACACACCTGGTTTTACGTACAATGACTTACCATTCTGTGAAAGAGGACCTAATGGTGGTAGAGTTATGTGGTTCCCACCATATGATTTAAAAGTTAGTGAAAACAACCAAGCAAGATGGCAAGACAATACTTTCTTAGGTAGACCCGAACCGATATACACATATCAGGATACATCAAGAAGCGGACAACTTTCATTTAAAGTAGTTGTTGACCACCCAAGTATTTTAAACCTATTAGTTAGAGAATACTTCAAAGGAATGTCAGATGAAGAATCTGAAAACTACATTAATGCATTTTTTGCGGGATGTGAAGAATTAGATTTCTACTCATTAATTAGAAGATATGCACAATTAGATACAAACGACATTAAGTTGATTCAATCGTTTTTAAATAAAGGACAAAATCCTGAGATTATAAAACAATATAAAGTTACCACAGAGTACCCTGTAGAATCAACACCAACAAATACAACACCTCAAGGTAATGATGCCGATTCAAAACCAGTTGATGAGGTTGTGATTAAATTAAAATACGAAAACGATAGACCGGGTCCAAGTTTAGACCTTGATACGACCAAAAACTACACAGAACTTTACAACACATATAAAGTTAGAAAACAAGATTATATTACAAAATTGGGTTCCGCTTTAAATACTTTAACTGGTTTAACACAGACAGACCCACAAGTAAAGAAAGAAAAATCATTTATTTTTGGTGACGAAAATAAGGTTGTAACTCAAGATGATATTAACTTCCAAGTTACAAAAATTGGTCAATATTTTGATGATGCTCAGACTTCATTCAATACATATGAAACCACACTAAATAATTTAATTACGGATATTTCGGGTAAGACTGCCGACACTATTAAATTTCAGATTCTATCTTCTTGTTCCTCAGTTGCTACAACTGATTATAATGAAAGATTGGCCTTAAGAAGAAGTCACTCAGTTATCCAAGATATTTTTGATAGATTGACTGCTAGTGGTGGAAAAAAAGAATGGCAAATTAAATGGCCAACAAATTTGAATTTAGTAAATAAAAATAATTCCGAAAATGATAAGGAAGTTATACAAAGGGGACAACCTATAGTGGTTGTTAAAGAATATAGTACCAAAGATTTTGGTTTTGAACATGATACTAAAATAGTTATTGAATCAGTAAACTATGGTGAATCACTAACAGGACCAAATCCTGATGTTGATTGTTTAAATAAAGATTTCGTTAAAGTACCCGATTTAAAAGTGTACTCACCAATTGCTTTTTATTGTAGACAAACCGCGTTTTCTTTGAAGTACAATAAAAAATCGGAAAAACCAAAACCAACCACACCACCACCACCCCCACCTGTTACAAAAATTGAAGAAAACGGTGAAGTTGTTGTTAACCCACCAACACGTAGACCCGCTATTGACCCTTTAAAAAGAATCATCGCAAAAACATTATCAGAATGTTTTTACTTTAAAAAGTTGGAAGAAACAGACCCAATAGTTTTCTCATCTTTAAAAGAAAAATTAAAATATTTTCATCCTGGTTTCCACTCAACAACCCCTGAAGGATTGAACGCTCGATTAACCTTCTTACAACAATGTATTAGACCGGGTGATACTATTCCAATAAAGGGAATATCTGAAGATTCAGACGTTAGGGCTCGAAACACATCATTTGGACCACCACCTGTCTGTGTATTGAGGGTTGGAGACTTTTACCACTCAAAAATTGTTATTAGAGATGTAAACATTTCTTTTGATGATGGTGGTCAAATACTATGGGATTTAAATCCTGAAGGAATAGGTGTACAACCTATGATTGCGTCTGTATCGTTATCGATAAACTTTATCGGTGGACAAGGTTTGTCAAAACCAGTGGAAAGATTGCAAAACGCACTTTCATCTAATTTCTTTGCTAATACTGAAATGTATGATGAAAGGTCTATTGCAACAAACGAAACTATTGGTGGTAAAAAAGCCGAAGAATTTACGAGAGAATTTTTAGAAGACTTGAATAAAACTTACAATAACTCAATAAATAAAAATTCACAAACTGAGAACACAAATAATATAAAAAATGGTAAGTACATGGGCTCCTTTAAAAACGGAAATACCATGAATTATACAGAATTAATTGGTTCTGTTTTTACTTCAACCGAGAACTATTTCACCAAATTTACATCCACATACAATAAAGTTTATACTAAATATGGTAAGGATATAACTACCATGTTATTAAAAGGTGATTATAGACCAATAAACAAATACGATGTGTATACATTACCATTACCAACACCTGGTAAAACATTGACATTGTTTGGACTACACAAAAAAACACAAGAATTAACTGTTTATGCCTCTGGTTTAAAAACTGCTTTGGCGACATTTGTAAATAATTCATCTCCAACATATTTGGCTACCATGTTAGGATTCGATAAAGAAATACCTGCGAACTCATCATCATTAATAGAAGCCAATAAAATAGTTCAAAAATTTATAACAGAAAAAATTATAGAAAACAAAATAAATGAACTAACAGATTCTACAGCTCTTTTATCAGATTTAGAGAATTCAAGAAACCAATTAATTACATCATTGGATAAAGTAAATTTTGTAGTTAAAAACGCTAAAGACGCGACAGTTACTGATGGGGTTGTAAAGTCCATAACCATGAGCGGTTTTACATCTGATTTATTATACAATGAATACGAAACATGTATTAGTTACATTGAGACAAATACACCAAAATTATTTGAAGATTTATCAACAAATATTACTTTTTTAAATCCAACTATTACATCTTCGGATTTTGATTTTATAATGAAAGAATTATTGTCAGATAGTGTAGATAGTCTAATGTCTGAATTTAAAGACCCTAGTTTATATAAAACTCCATTAAAGAACCAATTAAAAAGGAGACTAGAAAAATTTGTTGAGAAACCAAAAGAGAAGAATTTTAAATTGACGAAATTCAAAAGTAGAAAAAGTGGTAAAACAATAGAATTTGGTATTTCATCTACAGTAGATGAAACGAACTCAACCATAATTAGTGAAGTGAATCAAACATTTTCAACGTCAAATAGTGTTGATGATAAATTAAATTTTTATAGAGCAGAATAACAAATGAGTAGACAATATTTTGATAGGTATCAGTTTTTTGTGGAAGATGGTAAATTTAGAATTGTACCCGGTATTGAGATACCCATAAAACCATCCGACAGATATATGTTCTTTAAAAGAGGTAAAGATAGGTTAGATAAACTATCACAAGATTATTATGGTTCACCAGTTTTTGGTTGGTTGATATTACAAGCTAATCCAACAGCGGGAAGTATTGAATTTGAAATACCCGATAATTTTGTTATTAGAATTCCATTTCCATTGGTAACGTCTTTACAAGATTATAAAAGAAGTGTAGAATTGTATAACCTATATTATGG